TTTCTTATGATGAAAAATAAAAAAAAAAAATAAATTCCATATAGAGACATTGCTAATATGGGGGTTCTTTTTGTATGTAAACTGATTTACAATTGCATACTATAAATGTGTATGGTAGATACAGCTATCGCAAGTAGCTGTATCTAAATTTACCCATACACTTGTAGACATATAGTCTACAAGCCATAAGGAGGTGAACCCTTATGTCTGGTTGTATTATGAATTACCATAATACGTTAGTAGAAAGATCTACCAATTTAGATTGGAAGATTAGAACTGCTATAGGGCTTGTATTAGATCGTTATGCTGATATTAACAATGTTAGTCATCATGACGCTATAGCAGCCTTTAGATTCCTCAAATCTGAAGGAATCAAATTACCTATAACTGAAAATCACTTATAGGTAAGATATACATGGGTAAGGATATAATATAGACCCTCCTTACCCATGTATTATTTTTTGTGTTGTTATGGTAAATAATAACCTTCATTCTTTAGAGTATCAGCTATAATGGCTAGCTCTCTATAATCATCTAAAGGTAAGTTTACCATTGTCCATTTCACATCATCTAGTTTAAGCTGTCTAGCTACACAGACTTCACTGTATTTGAGTAAAGTATCCTTGATGATGTGTTTAGGCATAGCATTTACTATTCTATATAAAGCAAATGTAGTATCTTCTTCAGCAGCTTTATAACGATAGTTGTACCATTGCTCATTTCTATGAGTATCAAGCATATTGATAATAAACAATGGTGTCATTTCTCCATAGAATAAGGCTTCTAAGATAACCCGAATATCATCTACGGTAGTTGTATTGTATTCGTAAGTAATCATAAGCAAGAATAAGATACGTCTGATATTGATTTCTTCACGTACATCAGAGAATCTTGCTATTACAGCCATATTATAGAATTGTCTAGGAAGATAGTATATTCCATCTAAGATTTCACATACGTCTTTATTGATTGTCTTACCTAGATCTAATAAGATTTCTGTAACCATACTAGGTACTTCATCATTCTGATGTACTACGTTATGGTTATAGATTACACCGTTTATATAGATACGGTCTAGTTTATTGAAACTAAACCCTGGTGTATATTTAGTAAGCAGTTGTTTAATTAACTTAGGAACCATAGGTCGTTCTTCCCAAAGCTTAGCTACTTCAGGAACCTCATAAGAGTACTTAACGAACTCATGGAAGTTATTAAAGATGAACAGTTTAAGTTCATCTTCATTATAACCCTTAGACATAACCTCATTAACAAAGTTATCTCTAATCTCTGCTTTCTCTGACTCTGAAGGATCATCTAATAGCATATTCAATTCCATTGTATCTACAATAGGATCTAATGCTGGATTCTTCAGGTTATTAAAGTAAATTCCCTTCATAAGTCACCTCGTGTACATGGTAGGATTAATAGTCTTTTGTGATACCATTATTAGTAATGATTACACGTCTAGGTTTAGCTGGTTCTTCTGGAACTTCAACTGTAGGTGCTACAGTAACTTTTTCTGTAGATTGATTGAAGAAATCATCTTTAGCAGATACGGTTACACGTGGTTTAACTACAGGTTTAACGTCAGCAAAGAATGCATCTTTATCAGCTTTAGTGATATTTTGTGGACCAGTCTTATCAAAGTTAAACATACCATCTTCTTTATTGATAGTCATAGAAGAAGCTTCATCAAAGAAAGAGTCTTTAGATTTATCAACTTTGGAAGTACGTTCTAAGTAAGTTTGGTAAGCTTTATTAACTTCATCGATTGGCATTTTGATACCAGAAGCGATGAATTCAATGAATTCTTTACCAGGTTCAGCATCTTGGATATGAGTGAAGAATTCATATGGTTCACCAAGACGTTCACGTAATACATCAGTATTCAAGTCCATGTTTTGAGCTGCAGGAACTAGACCAAAGATTACACCAATACGTTTAGCTGTAGGTTTGAATTCCAAAGATTTGCTATAGTCTAACATTTTACGAAGTTCTTTATACAAGTCTTCTGTATTCTTAATGCTAGTAACTTTAGCTTTTTCGATAGTCATGAAACCAGGAGTAGTAGACAATTTATACAAGTCAGTATCATCAATATTTTGATCAGATTCTACTAAGTCTTGACCAAGAAGAACTGCCATACGTTGAGTGAATTCTTGGTTAGCCGCACGTTCAGCATCTTGTTTGCTACGGATACCATCTAAGAATTTCTTATTACTGATAGCTTGTACCGTGTATTCATCAGACAATTCTTGGAAGTATTCTACAGTGTTTTGGATACCACGAGCATCTTGTTCGAAACCAGTGAATACAAACATGTGTACATTCATTTTCAATACTTGTTTGCAGTACTTAGCTACAATAGTAGAAGCACCACATCCAGTACCACCTTCAGAAGAAGATACAATGATAATAGCTTCATCTTGAGGATCTGGGAAAGAGTCTAATTTGAATAAGTCTGCACGTAAAGCTTCCATAGCTAAACCTTTAGCCATATCACGTTCTTTACCACAGCCACCACGGTTATCGCCGAATACGATATTAATATCGTTGAATTCGTCTTTCATATCTTTTTGAGTGGTATTCAAAAGTAAAACATCTTTACGATCAAATACACCTTGGTTAATAGCATGCATAGCTGCTTTATTACCAGCAGCTCCAATACCAATAAGTTTTGCTTTCATAATAATTACCTCGTGTTAAAAATAAGTAACCTATAACAGCCCATATTAGGCTTGATTAATATACAGTTACCGTGAGTGTAAAAAATAATATGTAGTAGAACCATAAGTGGCCCTACTACATATATTAAGACAATTATTGTTTATCTTTGTCTTGTTCTTGCTTCAATTGTTCTTGAAGCACTTTTTGGTCATCATCATTAAGTTCGTTGAAACCTAAACCTAGGTCACCAACTTCATTAATTACGCCGTATTTATTATCTGCCATAATTTTTTCCTCCATAAAAAGAATCATTTAACCTTATGTTCGGCTAAGCTATTTAAATAGACTGACAAATCGTATAAGTTATCAAATACTTTTACACCATTAGCTTCTACTAAGTCCATGAAAGCATTAATAGAATCAGTTTGGTGTTTAGTGAATGTATAAGAACCACCAAGATCACTATATAGTACACATAGTACAGTAGAATCTGGTCTCTTATTACTATCATCTACAACTTCAGCTATAGAGTATATACCAGACATAGCTGGAGTAATACAGTATAGTCTAACATCGTCATGCTCACGATGATATTTCTCTTCAAACTTAGCACGTTCATCCCATACAGATACTACAGGATTGAATGCTTTTACCTTATCGGATAATAACCGTAATAGATCATTTCTCCATACAGAACCATTACATGTACCACCTAAGAATACAGTAAGCTGATTGCCTACATCTCCACGGAATGGAGCACTAATCTTTCTAGATGATACATCACTAGTTCCAAAATGTGTTAGATCTTTTTCTTCCATAATAAAATCCTCCTTATACGATTATATTATATAATTGTGCTCACCGTTAGACACAAGAATACCCCATACAGGCAATGCCTATATGGAGCAGTCTTGCTGTGTTTTGATAGTGAGTTATTATTTCGATAACTCTTTTTGGAAGAAGCGTACTTCTTATATAGTATAGCATTTTGAAGGGAAGTATAGTGTAGGTAAAACAATGAACGGTAAAATCGCTTACTATACCGAAGGAAGCTATACTATATAAGAAACCAGATAGGTGGAATTTTGTTATAGATTACGAGGTGCCACCTATCACTATATTGTTTATCTTGTTTTATTTTTTACAAGAGACAAATAAAACCCTAGTACAGAGTGTATCCGTACTAGGGTTCTATGGGGGTTAAGTACATTTAATCTTTAGGAGTCAAATGAAAAAATTTGTAGCTACTTATATGTTAGGATCTAGACGAAGCCATTCTATATAAGTTTAGTAATTGCTGATAGGATTCAACGTTACGGTTATTATTGAACTTAGTATGGTATAAGAATAAGATCTTATTATACACAAATGCTAGCTTAACGTAACCAGTCTTCTTGAATAGAGTTTGTTTAGCTTCAAGATAAGTTTCATAGTCTTTAGTAATGTCTATGATGTCTTGCTGAATACGTTTACGTTGCTTAGGTGTAAGATTAGCTGTCTTAAGCTCTTGGTTAAGTACTGCTAATGCTGCTAATGTACGTTTACTGGAATCAATATGTGCCATAGAGTCAATGAAGAACTCGAATACACCAATGATACCAAATGTGATATAGAATTTTAAGATCCATTCTAATACATTAGACTTAGTTGTACTGTGTCTAGTGTCCAATCTATCTGATTCTATTTTAGTTATAGCGGTAGATAGAGCTGGGCCATAACCATAGATAGTGGCAAATGCATCGGACTTCTCTTCTTCGGAATCATATTCAGAGATGAGATTCTTTACTGGTTGGTCAAACTTAGTATTCATAACTTTATTGACTACTGTCTTATCACCAGTTAAGAATTTGAATGCATCGGATACATTACCATTTAGGATAGCATCTTTAACTAAGACTACACCGTTATTAATATAAGCCAAAGCAGATCTACAATCTAAACCATCGAATGCTTGTTGGATACCAGCCATAATTCGAGTGTCATCGATATTACGGATATCCTCTTTAGCACCATTAGTAAGATTATATATAGCCTTATTCATATCAGTCATACCACGAACCAAGTTCTTAATGCTAGGTAGATTATATTCATACATAGCAGCCTTAGCACTGAAATGATGACCGATCTCATGTAATAGGATAGCAGCTAATTCTTCATTACTGAAGTTTGTATCACATAATAAGCCATAAGTGAAATATACATTTAGTTCATAACCATCTTTAGGGTTGAATTGGTATGTACCATTCTTAAAGACTGGTTTACCCATACCATCTAGTTTGTCTCTAAATACTAATGTATAAGCATTCTTTGCTGTAGTAAAGTCTACTAAGAAATTAGTATTAGAGAATCCAAACTGAGCTTTCATTACTTTAGCTAAGTCTTTAGATTCGACTACTGTATCGTTTTTGTACTTTTGTTTACGGATATTTCCGATAATAGATTCTAACTTGATGAGATTCGGTGTCTTACCGAAATATTGCTCATTATAAATAAACATTGCTTATTCCTCCTTTGGCTTATTAAAGTGTTTCACGGAAACATCTTAATAAAATCAAGGAGGATAATGATGAAGCAAGATAACGAAGTTATACTTAAAAAGATATACCCTATCATAGAGCATGCTATCTCTAGAAGGGTTTCCCAATATAAACAATACATCAGTAAATTCATTGCAGCTAGAGCTGAAGACTTATATGCTATTGCACCATATAGACGTATTTACTTTACTGATAATGATAGAGATGAATTCTTCAGAATGCTAGGTATTCAACGTTCAGTCATCCAAAGAGAATTACGGAATACTTTCTATTTTAGTATTCCGTCTTTTAACCCGGCTGCTGCTAAAGATGAGACTACGATAACTATGCTATGTATAGTTAGATTCTTCTTATTGAATAGAAAGAAATATTATAAAGAATTAGACTTATCCCTAATCAATATAGCTTTCTCTGGGTCTTTCTATCCATCTATTCACTATGGTTCATTCCAAGTTGTACAACCTATTGAGTATAAACACATAATGGACTATGTAGTTAATAATAAGATGTCTGCTAAGTACGATCTTAAAGTCAAAGGTAATGTATTTGGTGCAGTACGTTCTATTGCTACGACATGGGCTGAGACATATCAAGATAAGTTTGAAGACTTTGATGATGAGGATATCAAAGATATTGTACAGCAATTGCATACACGTATCAAATCATTCATGAAGAATATCGCTACGTTGTACTATGAAGCATTTGAAAATCGTAATGAATATCTTAACTATGCTAGTGATGACTATAGTGAAGATAACTATAGATTGGCCGATACTGATAGTCTTATGGCTGAACGTGTAATTGATAAGACCGTACAAGCTATTAGTACTATGGGTGTAAACTATTCTTACTGTAAGATGGCTGCTGACGTCAATGTAAGTACAGATGAAATCAAAGCTATCATAGAATGGGTATTGAAGAATGACACTAAGTCTCTTACTGAAGTTAAAGAGTTCATTAGTCTTCTAGTATATCTATTCTTCCAAAGCACAGATAAGAAAGATGTCAAACGTGTTGAGTTTGTAAGATTTACTACAGCACCTAGACCTAATAGTAAAGTCAAAGAAGTAATCAGATCCAAGGAAATCTTAGAACGATGGTTGATGAATGGTTCTAGACGTTATCATGTACGTAAGAACCGTGCTGCTACAAAAGCTAGTTACCAACGTTCCATTCTTATGTATTTCGCTTTAATGATTCACTTCTCTAATCTATAGGAGGAACTAAATGACACCACAAAGAAAGAAAGCTGAGAAGCTAGTATTTGACGTAATGTCAGCTATGGATCCATCTGGTAAAGTTACTGACTACTATAAGAAGATATTTGCAGATATGAGTGATAAAGAGTTTACTAAGTTCGTATCTGGTAAATATCCATTCAGATTTATCACTCGAGTATTTGAGATTGAACCAACTATGGACCAAGTAGAGAAAGCTGCTAATGTAATGGGAGTACCTATCCTAGAGAAAGTATCTATGCCATATATCTATGAAGATGAAAATGGTCGAGGAGTAACTTCCCATGAAGCTTTAGTAGGATACTTACATTTAAAACGTATGAAGCAATTCTTGACTAAGAAGAATGCTATCTCTACTAATATCTCTATGCGTGATAATAAGACTGGTATGCTTATCTCTCATGATAAGAACGGTATTACATCTGATAGGGAAATGGAGTCTCTTGTAGTTAGTGGTATGGATGCTACTATTAAAGAGTTATCTAGAGCACGTGCAGATTCCATGGAAGCTAAACAAGCTATGTATAATACTATCTCCACTATGGGTTATATCTCTCAAGATGATATCCCTGATGATCCTAGTGATCCTATGAGTAAGAACTTACTTAATGTATATATGCTAGGTGCACATCTATCTACTAACCTAATCAATATTGGTAATGTAACACCATTGACTTTAAGTGGTAAGAAAATATCCCGTCGTGAATAAAAAAAAATAAAAATAGATTAAGGCTAGAGGAATTTCCTCTAGCCTTATTTTTAATCTTCACAAGATCTTAAAACATTTTCCAAACGGTCTAAGAATCTATCTTTGATGTATTCTACTTCGGATACATCTTTTTTAGCTATAGTAGCCCAAAATACTAAACTACCATAAGCTTCGTTGATTCTCTTTTTGAAATAGCCAATAGCCCATCCGCTATTAACTTTTTCATTGAGTTTGTGTTCTGGGAAGTCCCAGATGCCAAGTACATTAGCTACTACTTGACATGTAAGCTCATTCTTCATTTCTTGAAGACGAGCGATATCACGATCAGCCTCTTCAGCTAAACCGCGATATATACGTTCACAGTCGTCGTAATTAATACCAACTTTTTCAATTCCAACGCTAATGTGTAAACCTGTATTCATGATAATATTTCCTTTCTGTTTAATAATATAAATAATATAACCATGATATTACCATTATAGTATATAACTGAAAATACTGAGTTTTACGAAACGGCAAATACCCAGTATAGACAATGTCTATACTGGGCAAAGCTGTTTAATTTTAAGTAAGGAGTTTATTATACCACACGGTATCACGTAAATTGGAGTAATGGTATTAGGGTAGGTTATGGACTACCCTAATCCATCAAGAGGAAACTTTGTCTATTATTGCAACAAGGAAAACAATAATAAACCTGCAAACACTGCAACGAGTATCTAACATGGCCGTTTGTTAAGATACTGGCACCTGTATAATCTACGGTATTAAGAAGTACACAATCTGATTTGGTTACCGTTAACCCAAATAAGACTGTAATAGACAGCTGTCACTGCTATTACACTAGTGTTAGGTTAAATGAGAGTATGATGAGAAAAAAAATAAACAGGTACTGGAACTTCCAGTACCTGTATTTGAATCTTACTCAGCTCTAAAGTCTAACTCTGTATCGTTAGGTATTTGTGATTTATTAGAGATTACAGATTCTAGAGTGCTTATAGCTCTCCATTCTTCTGCACCATCATATTCATGTCTATATATGATATAGTCTCTAGTGTATATGAATATCTTATCTGATACTTCCATAATACCTAAACCACTGTCATATCTAAAGTCTGCATTCTTAGCAAATGCTTCCCAAGACATATATACATCACCATAGGCAACACATATCACATCTTTAGTGTCTATCTTAAGACGGTTTAAGCAATCTAAAGTTTCTTCTAAGAAGTTAGTATCACCAGTACTAGTATCTGATTTAGCTTCATCGTATAAATACTTTACATGTAATAATACATCGTCTAAATCAACAAAAGTTCCTTCATGGATTCTAGTAAATGATCTAGGCACTAAGTCTTTATTTAATGATAGTTGATAAGTGTATTCACCATATCCAGCTTGCTGTGCTGATATATGATACTTACTATCTCTACTTATAGACTCCCACTCAAACTCATAGCCATCATTATGTATATATAGAGTATACTCCTTATTCTTAAAGTAGTAAGTATACTGTCTATTCTCATCAGTATTTAGAGATAGAGTGTGCTTCAGTACTATATCATGTACACTAGCTAAAAAATGATTGAATACTTTGGTTCTTATTGGGTATATACCATCTCCACCCATAGTATGAGTAGTAAACGATGGCATATCTCTATCTAACTCTGGTGTTAGTTTTACTTTTGTTAGATTCTTCTCACTATCAAAGTTTAATATAAGAGCATATGGTATACCACTAATACAAACACCTATGCCAATTTCTCTTTTTACATTATCCATTAGCTCTTTTTTGTCATCTGGACGTAATAGTCCACACATAGACAAGCTATCAATTACTTTATTCTGTTTCATTGTTACCATCCTTGTCTATAAGATCTAGAAGATCGTCAAGATATGCATAAGAACCTAGTAGTTGGCTCATACAGTTACCCGAATTAGGTTTTGGTATATCATATAGTTTATATAGGAGCTGACCATAACCGACTTGGTCAGCATATATAATATAATCACCTTTCTTAGCTCTAGCTTCCCAGTTTAGTTCAGTACCATCACTACCAATATATAAAGTGTAGATTCTTTGATTGAATAGTTTATAGAATCTATTTTCCTTACCATTAAGCATCTTGATCTTATGCTTTATAAGAGTGCTGTATACTTTGGATAGAAAGATTCTAAATGATCTAGTACTAATAACCCTACTAGAGCTGTCGGTTGCGGTTATAAAAGATGGTACTAGAGATCCTGCTTTAGGTGCTAATTTTACACTAGTTAGATTAGATAGATCATCAAAGTCTAGACTTAGAAGATACTCTATACCCAATATCTCAATATCGGCATATATACCTTCTTGCTTATCATTATATGTAGAATCTTCAGTAACCGTAATGATACTAAGTTCTTCTAGTATTTTGATAACTTTCTTCTGTTTCATTTTTATCACCTCGATAAAAAATTATAGGATGGGATATTACTCCCATCCTATAAAACAATTAGATTCTTTTTACTACACGGATAAGATTAGGAACTCTATTACCTTTAGAGATAGAAGAGCCTAATGGGATATCACGTACAGCTACATCTTCTTTACCTGTAGCTGATTCAATCATAACTACATCTGTATCTCTTACGATTAAGATGTCTCTGATTGCATCACCACGACCAAGCTTGATTACATTATTACCAGCTCTTGCTCTAGAAGACATAGGTAATGCACTAATATCAATCTTATTGATATAGCCATTGTGAGTTGTAATGATAGCATTAGTGCATCCACCAAAGACTACAGACATACCATCGACATGGTCGTTAGTATTCATAGCCTTAACGCCTCGAGTAGCACGTTTCAATACTGGAATATCATCAGCTTTGAATCGTAATGCTTTCTTATCAGAGTAAGTGATGATTTGGTTATTACCATTTTGAGTGATAAGAATAGATTGTACTTTATCACCATTCTCTAGCTTACTATAGATAAGACCACCAGATGCTACTGTACAGAAATCATCTAATTCAAGACGTTTAATATAACCAGCTTGTGTCAATACCACCATAGTATAAGCTTTAGACTTAGCTAACTCTTTTACTTTAGATTCACTAATGATATTAGTAATGATCGATGTCATCTTCTTATTCAAAGATAATGCATCAGTACCGTTTTGTCCTTTACCAGTTAATGGAATCTTATGTACAGGCATACTGAATACTCTACCGAATCCATCAAACATCAATAGATTATCTCTATTATCAGCATTCAAGATAAATGCGGAACATGGTTCACCACGGTTAAGATTCAATGGTTCATTTACACCGTATTTCTTAATCTTATTAGATTCAGATACAACGATATTGAACTTACCCTCAGGGATATTATTGATATCATCTTTAGAGATTACACGACAACGTCTAGGAACACCATACTTCTTCTTGAAATATAGTAGCTCATTACGAATCTCTTCATTGAGAGCTTCTTCACTATGAATCTTAGTTAAGCATTCATCCATCTTAGCTTTAAGCTCTTTAGCTTCTTCAATATATCTATTCAAGTTACCCATAGATAGGTTCTTGATTTGAGTATTGATGATTGTCTTAGCTTGTAATGGAGTAATCTTAAACTTAGTTACAAGATAATCAATGATAGGTTGATCTTCACGGTCTTTACGTTTCTTGATCATATTGATAATCTTGTCAATCTCACCAGACTTCAATAGAGTGATGTATGCTTCACGTTCATGGAACTTAGTCTTAGCTCTTTGTAGAAGATTATAGTACAAACGTAGCTTAGTAATCTTTCTGAATTGTAAGAACTCTAGTAAGTATTGCTTATAAGTAAGCTTATGGATATTACCATTGAACTGTACTTGGAAGTTTACACGATAAGAGCATTCCAAACTAGTATTAGCAAACAAAGTATCTCTAACAAAGTTAGGGTCAGAACCTGGTTTTAATACCAAGATATGCTCTAACTTAGTTGGTGTATGGTTTTCTAAACTATTGATAATCTGTGGTAGTTTACCCTCAGATACTAACGTATCGATATTATCAGTTATAGTACCCAAGTATACTGAGTTAGGTACACTATGAATGAATAATGCAGGCTTCTTATCATAAGTACCAATGTCAATATGGCCACGTACACGATAAGAGCCAAAACCATTATCACCAATCTTCTTGAAATCGGTTTCGATAATATCACATGGCATATTATGGTCAGGAATCAATGTAATACGTGCATTAGGATTATCTAATAGCTTAATCGTAGCATCAATAACCTCACCTAAGTTATGTGGCGGAACTTCAGGTCTAAAGCCTACAGCAATACCGAAGATACCATTTATTAATAACAATGGAACTTTAGCTGGTAGAAAGTCTGGTTCCACTTTACTATTATCAAATGTCGGACTCCAGTCAACGATATTAGGAGAACCGTTAACACCATCCAATTCATCTAATAATGCTTCTTTAGCAAAGTCAGCTAATGCCACTTCTGTATAACGAGCAGCAGCTGGTCCATCACCTTGGAAGTTACCAAAGTTACCTTGCTTTCTGATTAACGGTACATTACATTCGAACCAGTTAACCATTGGTTTAATAGATTGATAAATTGCACTGTCACCATGAGGATGATATGATTTCATTACCTCACCTACGACACCTGCAGATTTAAAAGTTCTATTTGAGTTTTGTGGGAAGTCTGCATACATCGAATATAGAATCTTACGTTGTACATCTTTAAGACCATCCCGGAAGTCAGGTACAGATCTGTGTTTGGCTATATAGATAGCATATAATTGCAGATCATCTTTAAATTTATCTAGCGTATTTACTTTAATATCTTGTGCCAAGTATATCCCTCCAGTCTATATGTATGTTTTTCGTTTGGTAAATTTTTAGTTTCCCAGTTTGACATATTGGGATATGAATAGGAAGCCACTATGGTCTTAATTTACCATAGTGGCTTTTCATATAGACTATTATTGGATTTCGTTAATGTTAATCTTAGTGATTTTGTAACTACCTTTGTTATTAGGACGTACGAATACGAAAGCATCTACTTGTTTCATATTCTTAATGATTTCATAGTTACGTTCACCAGTTAAGATAGTAATACTTAGCATATTATCTTTGAATCCAGATTCTTTTACAGAACCAACGATTACAGAGCCTAGAGCTTCTTTGTTTTGAGTGAATACATTACGTTTACCGAATACATTCACTTCGACCATATCAAAGATTTCACCAGACTCTAATACATTAACCAACCAATCAGTTACTTCATCAGATAACTTACCACTGTAAGTTACAGGAAGAGTGATTTCGAATAGTTTAGTTTTTTGTGCTGCAGGTTTGCGATTGTTTGGTTTATTATTGTTTCTCATTTTCTTTACCTTTCAATTAATTCTTAGTAGTGCTACCGATACCACCAGCACGCACTTCAGTTACATCATCATCGTCTGTAGTCAAATACTTAACAAAGATACCTTGAGCAAATGCTTCATCTTTAACCAAGTACATAGGTTCAGTACCATTGTTTTTAATCTTGATACTGATATTGCCTTCATTGGACTCATTGTTATAAAAATCTGCATCGATGACACTCAAAGTCGTAACCAAAGACATTTGATACTTATAACCGTAGCTACTGCGTGGTAAGATAAGTAATACTTCATCTTCATTCATTTCAACTTTAATATCTGTACGGATATTAAGAGTTGCACCTGGCATGATTTCTGCATCTACAGGAGAGAAGAAGTCATAACCAGCAGAATGTTTAGTTGAACGTTTTGGTAGTAATGTGCCCTCAGGTGCTGTGGACACTAAGTGGAATTTTCTCGCCATCAGTTCCTCCGAGATCTATGCGGGTATAGCAATAAGTCATCCGATCTGAACACCCCATAGTGTTTCGTTCCAATACCGTTGTACTTAGCTGCAAATTCCGCACAATTAAAATCATCAAAATCAGCATAAACTTTATATAGATAGCTATCGCCATCGTATATCCAGTTTATGGTAACTAAAGATTTATGATATAAGACAGATGGAATATACTCAGCATCTTGAATGCTCATACATCTTACTTTAAGATCTCCTATGTATGAATAGTATACGCCACGATCAATATCAATCTGTAGTCGTTGTTTCATATAATCATAAGCATATGCAATAGTTTTATATCGATACTCAGCTTCACTATCAGTTTCGTTCATGAGATTATCCCATACAACGTCTTGAGGGTCACTGAATAAGGTAGCTATGTACATCTTCTGATAAATAGCTTTGATATCAGGAATAGGTTTATGAATGTATTGGTTAATACCATTGATGAGTGGAATGCTTTCATTCTTACCCATAATGATATACCATACAATACTAGATAAGCACTCATACTCATAATAGTAGAAGTCTATGTCTTCTTTATACTTATCCATTAACTTTTTAGCATTAGGAAGATAGTCTATCCAAATAACTCGTCTAGACTTCTCCACTAGTACTTTAAACCGTTTTAAAGATACTTCATCCTTTATATTAAAACCTATACCGATACATACTACAGCTTCGTTTTCATTAACTCTGTCTAGTATAGCAGCATTAGGTTTAAACGTATAAGGTAGAAGCTTGATATCCCTAGCATCCTGAATATCGTTCAATAAGCAATATTCAGGATCTTCTCTTTTTTCGTCATCTATCAAAACCTTTTCTGGGTTTTGAAGTATCAGATGGGCAGCTAACCGCCCATCCTGTGTATCTGCATAGTATATGATCATGGCAGTTCTCTCCTAGAAAATGTAATTGGAGATATCTAAGCCTTCGATAAGATCCATCTTATTGGATTCAATTTCACGAATCTTAGCTATTTCATACTTGATATCTTCCACTGTGTATTGTTCGAGAACCCTTTCTTTGTCTTTGCCGATTACTGTATCATACAACTGGTCTTCATTCATTTCACCTAGACCTTTGAATCGTGTGATATTCTTTGGAGCTAGTTCTTTAAACTTATTCAATAAGCCATATAAGGACATAGTCTCACCGTCTACCACATAATGGCTAGGTTGAGAATTGATGATATCAGTTACTAGTTTATAATGAATCGCATCGAAGAAACTCAACAAGCGGTCATTGATAAAGATAGTCTGATACTTATTATCTTCATATAAACCAGAGATGGTCCAGCCACCTTTTTCATTCTTACATTCCAAATACTTATGATTCTTAGTAATCTTAGATTTGAACTGACTGAATGATAATCCTTTACCTACATATAACAAAATTTCTTCTAATAAGTACGGGTTGATGGCGAATGAATTCGCTGCAGATTCTAAACGTTCAATATAGAATTCTGTAGAATTCAATAGCTTGATTAATTGATTATTGGTAAAGTTCACCTTACCAGGTAAGGTTACTTTATGGTTCTTTGAGAATTGCTTTTGCAAGTATGCATTGTATTCCGTACGGTCAGTAAAGTACTTAAAGTTCTTACCGTCAATACGTCCACCATATAACGGTGGTACAGATGCATATACACGACCATCTAATACCAATGGTTCCATGTACAATAAGAAGAACGATAATAGCAATGTACGGATATGAGCACCATCTGGGTCAGCATCTGTACAGATTACTACACGTTCCCAATTACATTTATTGATATCAAAGTTTTTACCATAACCTGCACCAATAATAGATATAATAGCTGCAACTTCTTCATTCTTAAGTACGTCTTCTCTCTTCTTGGTCAAAGCACTAATGATTTTACCACGAATAGGGAAGATACCTTGAGAGTCATTGTCACGTCTATTACGAGCATTACCAGCAGCAGAGTCACCTTCCACGATGAATAGTTCATTATGCTTCTTACTTTTAGGTCTTACAAATTTAGCTGGAAGACCAGTAATAGCTGAAGCATTCTTAACCTGAATACGGACACGTCCTGCTTCATTTTTCGTACGAAGTTCTGCTACTTCTTTAAAGTATTTACAAAGTTTTTGTAGATCCGACGAAGAGGTCTTAGCCCATTGGTCTAAACCTTCTATCGTGATATCTTTAACAAAAGGAACTAGGTCTTCATTAGAAATGATTTCCTTTGCTTGTCCTGTAAATTCTGGATATAAGTGATATACAGAGTTTACACAGCATAGTCCACTGAGAATATCAGCATTTGTAATCTTTAGTTTTGAATTCTTCCCTAAGAAGTATTTATTCATATAGTCTCTAAAGAATTTAGTAAGCCCTTCAACGAAACCCTTAATATGAGTTCCGCTAGGTGTAGGACAGAAGTTTGCATAACCTGCAAAGATATCATCAGGTTTACTACTATCGAAAGTAAATAAGATATCAGCTTTCATCTGTCCATCTTCTTTAAGCTTGGAGATATGGATTGGAGCAATCATAGGTTTTGGTGCTAATGTATCTAAGATACCAGCAATACCTTTATCGTTCACAATACGAACGTTGTGTTGCTTACCATTAGCATCAGTACCATAGAAATTAACCTTGGCACCGATATCCAATAAAGGTATTAGACTCTCTAATAAGTCTAATACATCTTTCCAAGTTGTAGTGATTTCACCCATAATAACTTTACCAGCTTGGTATCCATGATATCCTTGCTTCTTAGTTGGCATAGTATGAATTGGGTTAAATGTAATGATTGTACCTTGGTAGTTATCCTTATTGGGGATAGACTTAACCTTGGCTGTTTCAGGGTCACCTAAGTATAAAGACATCTCTTGTCCTTTACCTAGACGATAAGATTTAACTACAAAGTGTTCACTACATGCACTCGTAGCTTTAGAACCTAAACCATGTCGGCCAGAAGAGAATGCTCCTGGTTTCTTTTCATAGTTGGTTGACGTATTCTGACTAGTAAATGCAGTAACCATGATATCAAATGGAATACCACGACCGTTATCTTGTATGGTAACTTCGTGATTTCTCTCATCATAGTATACCCAAATCTCATCACATGGAGAATCTTTCTTCATCAACTCATCGGCTGAGTTCTGGAAGATCTCTCGAATCATATTAATAAAACCTCGGTTACCAGAATAACCTAGGTAAGTACCAATATTTTGTCGTACGCCTTCAGTTGGAGTAAGAGTCAAAAAGTCATCACCATAATTGGCGATATTGTCTTGCATTTCTTTAGTAATTTTGGCCATTGATTTATCACCTCTCACTTAACTGTTGATCTACATTTAAAAAATACATATTGTAAAAGCCCCAATATTGGGGCTTTCTGGATTAGTCTACATACCTGAAAGGTTGTATATTACACCACTCAATGGTACCCCCAAGCTCGTCTTCAATATAGCTTATAAAGCTATCTTCTAGACTTTCATTTGGACCACAGAACATGGATGGTACGAATGGCTTAACGTCTTTCATACCGAACTCGTCTCTAATGACTTCATTCAAGTATTTAGGTACGTCTTTATACTCTTGAGGGTAAAACATATTATCATATAGACTATGGTATTGTTTTTTCTCTTCACCTTTTATATACCAGCCTAAGTCTATAGCTACTGTATCATCAAAGATAATATGATCTTTATCATTACTATCATAAATACAACAACCAGGCTCTTCTGCATAGAAGACAAACTTAATACTACTATTAGGAACTATAGTATCTATTAGCATATTGAATCCCGTAGTAATATAAGTCCACTTACAGTCGTACTCAGTTTGGAAATACCATACTAGAGTACCATCAGGTAAAGTAGCAGACCAGATTTCTGACTCACCAGGTGGCCATGTCATTTCGCCACGTAATGTAGTTCCATCTTCACAATGGTCTGCTAGTTTAGCATATTCTTCTTCTGTTTCCCATAACCCTAATTCTTTAAGAGTATATGGTAACCAGTATTTCTTATCATTATAAAGAGCTATCAAAGCATCTCTAAGTTTCTCTATCTCCTCTTTGACAGGGGAATAGAATGCTACACATTGGTAACAATAAATAGATAAACTAAACAACAAAAAAAAAAAAAAACGACCCCAAAAAGAATTTATCCTGTGGGGGGGTTGTCTTTATTTTAAAATTAACCAAGACTGATTGTATCAGTAGTGATTGTTTCTTTTTGTGGAGCTGCTACTGCAGGACCAGGTACTGTTGCTGCAACAGATGCATTAGCGTTGAATGGGTTAGCATTTGTAGCTACTGCTTGTTGGTTTTGCAATTGTTGTACTGGGGATACAGGAGCTTGTTGCATTTGAGCTTGTGGGTTGAAAGCTTGACCACCCATTACTTGACCTTGGTTAGGCATACCTTGCATAGGTGGTTGTGCATTGTAACCGAATGGTGCTTGGTTAGGTACTGGTTGACCAAATTGTTGTTGAGGCATTGGTTGTACAGGCATTTGACCATTTACAGTTTGTGCATTGAAGTAACCGCCATTGTTGGCTGCCATGTTGTAGAAGTTAGGGTTAGCTTGTGCACCCCAAGGGTTAGCATATGCTGGTTGTACATTACCATTCAAGATATTGTCGAAGCTAGTGAAAGCATCTGGACGAACAGCTTGAGTTGGTTGTTGTACAGTTTGTGCACGCATTACAGATTGAGATACATCTGTGAAGTTTTTGAATGCCAAATGATACAAGTCCAAAGATTTTTCAGCAATTGGCAAAGACATCATGAATTCAGTATTGATTTCAGCTGGTAATGTAATGCTGAACAATTTGATTTGTTGCCAAATGTGACGCATAGTGCGTACTGCGTTTTGAACTTCTTCATCAGAATATGGTGTTGTAGGAATACGTTCACCACATTGTGTGCATCGTACCCAACCTTGACCGTCGGCCACAGTCAAGAAACCAGTGTGGTCTTTGTGTGGACATTTAGCCCATGCTTCTTTTTCTGGTGGAATTTCCAAAGAGAAAGATGCTTTTTGTTGTGGTTTTAACAACTCACGATCAGCCTGTGTCATTGGATCTGTAGGTGTGATTGGTGCATAGTTACCTACAGGAGCTTGAGCAGTGTTGAAAGTTGGGTTGGCAAAGCCATAGTTAGGGTTTTGATTATACATATTAGTTTCCTCCTATAATCAAAATGGTTAGAATAATAAATGTATGAGTACCATACCGTGTATAGGGAATTTCCCTATACACAGATATAGTATATAATTATAGATTTGTTTCATTGATTTTAAAATTTACAAATCTAAATTATTTTACAATAGTGGTATCTTATAATACCATCGCTTTAACTGTAGCGATCAAATTATCTACTACTGTAGATTCAACTGGGTTAGCATCTTCAGCTACTGCAATAGCTGGTGCTGTACCACCATGAATATTAGCAAGAGTTGTGCTCAAAGCTCCTAATGACGTATTGAAGTCATGTTTGGAGATTTGATCACTTGCTGTAGTTGTATATTCAGGGGTAATAGTATCGAATTCGCTGGCTGCAATAGCTTGACCAGCTAATTTATCGCTAATGATCTTATTCAATTTAGAGAATAAGTCAATAGCACCATTAGCACTTAAACCATTAACTGGTGTAGGTGCTGGAGTTACTGGAACACTTGGAGCTGGAGCTGCAGGTGTTGGAGTAGTAGTTCCTGTTGTAGGAGCCGCTGGAGTAGGGCTTACAGGAGTTGCTGGAGTAGTTGTACCAGACTCACTACCTGTTGTAGTAGGGCTAGTAGTAGAACCAGCTGGTGTTGTTGGTGTAGCAACTGGAGTAGTAGGTGTTGGAGCTACAGGAGTTGTACCTGTGCTACCAGAACCAGAAGTGCTACCAGGAGTTGCTGGAGCAGTTGTACTAGAACCTGTACCTGTAGTAGGTGTAGTTGTACCTGGTGTAGCTGGTGCTGGTGTTACAGTAGTTGTACCAGAGCCAGGTGTAACAGGAACTGTTGTACCAATAGCAGGAGCTACAGGAGTTGTGCCACTACCAGCACCATGGGATGGTGTAGGAGTAGTACCGCCTGGAGTAGGAGCTGGTGCTGGTGTTACAGTTGTACCTGTACCAGAGCCAGAAGTGCTACCAGGAGTTACTGGTGTAGCTGTAGAACCTGTACCACTGCTGCTTGGAGTAGTAGGCGTAGGAGCTACAGGAGTTGCTGTACCACTAGTTCCATGACCAGGTGTTGGACTCACAGGTGGAGTAACAGGTGCTGGAGTAGGAGCTGGTGCTACAGGCAAGATTGTACCGGTATTAGTTTCATCTGCATGAACCCCTAAGTATGTCAAGTCAGGTACATTTGGTGTAGGGTATGGATAGGAATCATCAATACTACGAGTTACACGACGTACTGCTGTAGGGTCATATAGAGGATCATCCAATCTGTATTGAACTACAGGAACGTTATCACTAGTTGTATCCTCTACTGGAGCACTAGGTGTTGTTTGAGGACCAGCCATTGGAACGTCTTTTGGATTATTAGCCAAATCATAAGTAGGAACACCGATACCACGAGAACGTTGTTCATTACGTAAACGCATAAGAGCAGCTTCTGCTTGGCGTTCTTGTTCCTCTCTGAGTTTGTAGATTTCATCGAGCTCACCTTTACGTACTGCACCGAATGCATACATATCAGTTGTAGGAGCTTGTTCATTTAAGAATAGATTAATAATCTTTTCTTCAAAGCCAAACTCTTTCATTAGAGCACGAGCATTTTGTAAATCCATATTGATATGAAGATATTGAATCATTTCATAAGGTACTACTGTAAGCTGGAATGGCTCACGGTAAGTATCAGTCAATGGATCAGAATTTTGATGTGCTACAATAAGCACCTCATTGTTATCGTCCCAAATAGTTGGAACGAATCCTAAGTTATATTTGTGATTATTATCACCATAGACAAGCATACCGCTGACAGGAGTATCATGATTACTATTGACAGCTTTTCGTTTGTCCCGTACTAGTTTAACTGCAGTTTTTTCCATAACTAGTATATTCTCCTTTTCTCTTAAGAGTCTTTATAAAGTGATCGACAATGTCTTGAATCCAATCCGGCAGAATCAAGACAGTTACGCCCATATTGTCCTCAGTTGAGACAATTATATACCTGTTATAGATGGCACTTTTACAGCCTGGGTTGTACCTAACAACCCGTTTTAGGTGGTGATATAGTAGAGAATTGCCTTTCGTCTCCTCTACTGTAACACCACGTTCGAATGCTCGTCTAAGAAACGATAACTGTTTCTTTTTAGATTTGATATTCACTCTCTCTTTCATTCTCTTAGAGAAATGATGGGAGAGAGTGTAATCATTACCATTAAACTCGCATTTTTTCGTAAGGATCTCTTGCATGTAGACCCAACCGTTCTTGATAGATTTGCTCTTGCATTCTATTCAAGATTTCCGGTTGGAACACTCCTTGCTTGAGATAGTCTCTGAATGGTACTAATGCTTCATACACTAATTGGTTAATTCGTGCTAAAGCTCTATAGTAATTCAAGAAACCATCATCATAGTAGTTGAACTCCTCACCTGTTTCCATACATTTATGCTTGAATGTCTCAGCATATTGTACGACTCTACCGTAGTGGTATGCTTGTAAATGAGCAGCTTGTAATAGAGAATCTATAAAGCGTTCATTTGTAAATACCTCTACGTACATATTACAATCAATATTAGCATGAGCAAAGTCATTGATGATTTGCTTAGCTAATCTTGTGTATTCTTTAATGGCTTTATCGCCATAATATAATAAGAAGTTTTTGTTTTGTTTATTGTTATTGATCTCTCTATCAATACAATTCTTACGCTTCTTACCACCCTTTTTGCCTTTAGCTAATCTAGCATCAAATGGTTTAGTACCAGTCAATACTTGATTAGTTAGTCCTGTAACCTCTTTAAACTTATCCTCATAGCCTCTACGGAAATAGATTTCTGCTTCGCTAGTTGGTTCAGTTGTAAAGCTTGGAACCATTATAGGTTGATTGTTTTGTCTGAATATAGCTAAGTGCTCTTCAGCTCTTGCTTGACCCATCTTGTATGCTTCACTATTAGCAGTGATATTATACTTAGGGTCTACCTCGATATTAGGATTATACATATTAGATTTCTTCCCCTTCATTCAAAGATGTAACTGCTTGAAGTAGTCTAGACCCTGGTTGAGAGAGATGTACAGCATTCTCGTAATTTTGTCGTTCAGTCTCGCTCATGTTTTGGATCTCATGTAGACTATCCAAGTAGTCACCTAATCTAAATCCATCGTTGTAAATATAGTTTCCATCTTCATCACCTAAGTCTTCTAGATATAAGATGAAATCTTTCAACGATCTAAACCCATTAACTGGGTCTTCGGGTTTAATAGACCAGTTAGAGATAAGAGATTCTTCAAAGTCAATGATATCTACGTTTGCAATTACATACTCACGTACTACATCTTGACCTGTAATAAACTCAAATGTCTTCTCTTGGTCATAACCCTCAATAAAGTAAATAAATAGAGTATACTTTCTATCCTGTGGATCAATATACTCTTTCTCTTTTGGTTCGTCCTCAATTTTAACGAACATGGATCGGATCGGCTTGTCGCTGACCCCTTTAATATTATTATTATATGGCATAGTATACGCCTCCTTCCATATCTATAATATATAATTCTAGTAGAACTTAGGTTTGCGTTTTACGTATATCATATAATCAGAGAACCTGGTTATACCAGTATAGATTAAGTTAGGCATTACATCTTTACGTAACCACTCTTCGATGAATATCCCAGAGTAATACTGAGACCCTTGAGAGAGATGTGTTGTAATAGCATATGCCAATTCAATCTTATTCCCTGGAGAGTAAGGGCTATTACGTAGTCTATTCTTATCGTCATAGTCTGCATTGAAGTATTCATAGTCACACTTGACATCTCTGAATAGTAATCTGCCTTGTCTAAAGTCTATCTTAAAGATATTACGTTCACTACCACGAGAAGATACATCAGGGAAGTTCTCTACTGTACCACGTAGTCCATTAACTAAGTTAATACCATCACATTCTATACTCCAGTTATTCTTTCTACAGATAACTGGTTCACCATGCATAGGCAACTTAGACTTTACACCACGTAAGTCCCGTAAATAACTATTGATTGTTTCTCTTGTAGCATTCTTACATGTCAATATTATAGGAGACTGCACTAGTAAGTCATCAGTAAGCATATCCTCATCGATAACTACAGCATTATTATAAGTCCCATAATGTATAGGAAGTCCTTTGATAGCTCTATCTGCCAGATAGATGATACCAGAGTTCTCTCCTTGACGCATGATATCTGTTAAAAAATGAACCTTGCCATCTACTAAATAACCTGGGTCATCAGCTACAGGAGGTAACTGATTCAAATCGCCACAGGCTATAATCTTAATACCGAAAGATTCAATGTCTTTAACCATAGACCTAGGTGTCATAGACGCTTCATCAATCAAGATAAGCTTAACACCCTCTAGGAATTCTCTTTTAACAAACTTAGTTGTAACTTTAGGCTTGTTAAAGTATGGATCCATTATAGGTCTTCCTAATCCATCATATTGGATTTGCTCTACAGGTTCATATATAGATGCATGTATAGTCTTAGCTGTAAATAATCCTCTATTACGCATAACTATAGCAGCTGTACCAGTAAAGCTCATAGGAAGTAACTCATCTATAGATAGACCCAAACGATTAATAATTTCGAATAGTACCACAGTCTTACCAGTACCAGCGGCACCAGTATACTGGAATACTAATTCGGAACTATTATTGTACCAGTCGACAGCAGCGTCAACGACTGCTTGCTGTCCTGGATTTAGTTGGAATTTCATTATCTCACCCTCTTGAATACTACAAAGGTTTCATAATGACGATCATCCGTATATACTGTAAGTAATTGGTAACCACGAGCTGTCATATTGTCAATACCATATGAAGCATACTTAGTCTTATAAAGCATAGACTTAGTATCACCAACAGCTGGTGTATATTCTTTGAGAGATTGTACATTCTGCTCAAGAGCTACATTGAATTTTTGATCAGATGTCTCCTGTCTACCAAAATCAGTATAGTAATATACATAGGATCCAATAGCTACCAGTACGATAGCTATTAGTAATCCGATAAATGTCTTCTTACCCATATTATTTAATCCTTTCTTGCTAGTTTACTCTGGTATACACAACCACAGTCTTCCCGCTAAGATCATAGTTACGTACAGTAACACCTTTAGCTTTATAACCACGCTCTTTCATATCGGCGATACCATGATTAACTTCTTCGTCGTATCTATAACTTACAACCACTGTATCATTGATTGCTGGGTTTAGACCCTCTAATGCTCTAGTATTACGATTAACTGCAGCATCATGAGTAGAATCAAAAATACAACCAGTGGTCAAAACTAGGGAAATCATAACCATTATCAAAAGCACATATTTTTTCATTGTTTTTACCTCACTCTTTTATAAACAACGATAGCTTGGTCTTCAAGAGAATCACTGACAATAGCTTCTACTATATAACCTTGAGCTATCATTTCATTAATTGCATCACTTGTTGGATTCTCATAAGTTACCGCTACTTGACCACCAACTTCTGGCATATGCTCTGGTAATATAGGTCTTACATGAGCCGTTCTATCACTAGGGTGTGTTCTAAATATACCGAATGCTGCACCAGCTATAGATAAGCCTGCTATAACCAGTAATATGCCTACTGTAATATACATCAAGTAAGCATTTATCTTTTGCTGTCTTTCTAAGGTCTTCATTTGCTACCTCTCTTAGCTCTACTTCTCTCTTTTATAGCTTCCATTTCAGCTTGAGTAAAGTCTATTTCTTTTAAATTGGAATTATCATACCCACATAAGTAGTTTATACAATCCATATACTTAAGACTATCATTGTAATAGATTCCTGAAGAATAGATGCGTCCATCATCTAATACAATTTGAACTTGACCCTTAATATCTCTCTTCTTAGGGTTGACTTTAGCATAAGTAACTACAGTTGGGTATTCTTGAATCAAATCTAGATACATGTCAAATAGTGTCTTCATGATAGCGACATTATTCAACGGATCATAGATAACTGGGTTTTGTAACGTTAATGCTGGAGCATCTTGCTCAAAGCATAACGGTCTACCCTTAATAAACACAGGAATTAACTGTCCAGCATCTGTTTCAAACATGATTTGTAGAGACTTAGCAGGATTGTATACTAACCCACAGGTATAGAATACATCCTTTTCAAACTCTTGTCTCGTATACGTTGGAAAAGATGGAACACTAACAAACATGCTTCCCATAAAGAGTACCTTTCTACCTCTGAAACACTATTGTAATCAGGAGGATTTACGATATGAATGAATATAACACAAATACCGACTTCCAACACACCGAAATCGGCATCTTAACATCACCTTGTGATAAATATAAGCCAGGATTCCAAACCTTCTATTTACCTTCACTGAATCCTATGAATCTTAAGTCTAACACAAAGCAATCTATAAACGTACAACCTACAAATCTTATCAATAAAGAACCTATACAAGGTGGTAAGATTCAGGTTGGGTCTAATATTTTAGTGGAAATGCCTAAAGAAGTTGCTAGACAATATCCATATAAGTTTATCCCTCCAGGGACTAGATTTATAATCGGTTTTCCTAGTGGTGATATCACCAAACCAATTGTTATAGGGAGGGATTACGATGCTTACAGAGATAAGTAGTATTCAAGAATTTATTACCATGAAGCCTGTAAATAACTCAGACTTTCATGCCTACTCATACTATATGAAGTCATCTACATTGGGATCATTAGAAATCCCATTCAGAAACTTGATTACTACAGATTATCTTGATGATTTCAAGAAAGAAGCATACAAGATTAACTTAACTGCAGAAGAGTTTCGTAAATACAAGTATAAACCAAAGCTCTTAGCTAATGATGTATATGGTAATGGTGAATTCCATTACATTATCTTAGCTATCAATGGTCTATATAGTATCAAAGACTTTAATAGACAATCTATATACCTAATACCAAAGAAAGAACTACTCAAGTTACTTGAGTATGTGTATTCTTCTAATAAGCAGTATATAGATTCTTATAACTATTCACATGGAATCAAATAATATCAACCACGGAAGAGTACACTGTACTCTTCTGTGTTTTATTCTGCCACATAAACAGGTTCTTCTATAAACATAGGGATCGGTTCTGCACTTCTAAACATCGGTTTGATTTTATCTTTCATACCGTGTTGCTCAGCAAAGTACCCTACAGATAATAGACTTTGATTTGGTAACGCCACAAATATGGATGGAGCTTTAAACTCACCTTGACGTGGTGCCCATTTCTTAATAAGATTCAAATATTCTTTAGCTTGAGCCTTATCTAAAGCCTCATTAGCTCTACCCTTACGTACATATACCATCTCATCAAATTCTTCTGGTGGAATATATGGACAAAGCATAGTCTCTACAGCATTTATAGGAATCTCTAAGTTATACTTAATCATATCTAATGAACGATCAGTATACTCAGACTTCTTGAATCCATTAATCTTATCTTGATTGAACTTGTCAACTGTCATTTCTAGCTTAGCTATAGCAAATGGATTAACTCCTCGAGCAATAGCTTTAGTTCCACTAGGCAATGTACCAGAATACTCTGGTGTCATCTTTTTCTTTTGACGTTCTAATCTAGCTTGTTCTTTATCTAACTCTTTAGGTTCCTCTTTTGGTTCTTCTTTAACAGGAATCTTAGGGTCAGTAGAACGTAATTCACTTTCAGCACTCTTAACTTCTTCTGGTTTAGTAGTTCTTACAGAATCAGCATTTTGTGCTGCTAATGATAAATCAGTCATAGTTAATCTATGTACTGGATTTGTACATCCCTCATCACAGATTAACTCTACTGGTTTCTCTGGATTGAATGGATGATAGAATCTCTTAGGTGCATTAGTACCATAACGACTCTTAATAAGAGAGAAGCCCATATAAGGATTATCAGCAGCATCTCTCTCGGGAATAATGATAATACCACTATCGATATTTTCTAGAATCTTGATAGACTCACCGATATTATTACGACCAACACATTCTACCAAGTTATTACGACTAATCTTACGTCCCTCATCGATAGCTTTAGCTGCTTCACGGTTTAACTGTGATGCAGTTATCACTGGGATATCTTTGTCTATAGCGAATTGTTTAAACTCATCGACTACAGAACCTAATGCCATGTATGGGTCTTTACCCAATACTTCGAAGTCTCTACATTTAATACGTTTGATATAGTCTTGTACCATACAGATGACTTCTTTATTACTATCCGCTAGTTCATCATACAATGCATATACATAATCTGTATCTACAGTATTAGCTGGGATATACTTAATAACGATATCGATAGGGTCATCATCAGTTACAGCAAAACCATTATTCTTGAATTGTGCTGTCAATTCCTCTAATGATAGTTTTCTATCGAAGTCTTTAGCTACTAAGATACCATGTGCACGTTCAATAGTCTCTTCAAGAGAGTTTTCCATTGTAAGATATACGATACATGGTCTTTTGGCTGGGTCTTTAGGTTTATAATCCCTATTGAACTTCTTCAATTGCAATGCTAAGTTAAGCATTGTCATTGATTTACCCTCACCTGGTAGACCGAATAATAGATAGATACGTCCATTCTCGAAACCACCAGAGATGATATTATTAAATGCTTGCATACCAGTCTTAAGCTTAGTAGATGGGTTATGTAAGCGGTCATATACATTACTCATAGTTCTAATGAATACATCAGAATCTGTCAATGAGAATGTCTCTGAACCAGTTGCTGTATTAGCAGTTTGACGTAAAGTCGTACCGATATCACGTAATCTAAAACGCATATCTTTTAATACTGCTTCACGTTCTAGTTGGCTACCAGCTGTAGTCAACTCAATGAATTTGTCATGGGCTTGTGCCATGTATGTGATAACTGAATAGTTTTCATAGTCAGAATAGATACGTTGCTCTATAACTGCAAAGTCACTACTATTCAATGGGTTATCTATTTGATTCAATGGTAAGTGCTTCTTGATTAGACCCTCGGAACATACTTCAATGAGGAGATCTTTATCCTTATTACCATTAATTCTTCTTTCTAATAATGCCTTGAGAAACTTAAATACGTGAATATGCTTTTCTTGAGTCTTGATATCATAAACCTTTTCAGGTTCCATCTTATTCATAAGCTTTAACAACGTAGCTAAGATTTCTCGATTGTCTTGTCTGTATAGCGTTTGGAATACATACCTAACGTATATAACCAGATTAGGCCATTCAATCATGAATTTATTATTCAATTCATTACCTCTAGCCATTAATCCTACCTCACTTTACTCTTTTAACAAATCGATCAATTGGTCTGTAGTTATAAAAGTATAACCTTTATTATTATTGATGTATCTAGTGAGTATCTCATACTCTGATAGATTCTTATCAGTAATATAGTCATACTCTTTAAATTTTTCTGAGACTTCGTTGGCTTGTTGTCTTATGATATCATTCTTGAAATCACATTTGAATTTAATCGAGCCGTCGTTTCTAAACTTGTCTCTAAGTATATTAATATTTGGATGGTCTGCTGTAAGCTCAATACGGATATTATCAATACCCTGAGCTTTAAGATCCATCAAATAGTTGTAAATGGTTACTGGGTCACTAGCTATCATATCATCTATATTGATGGTATCATATCTAAATGACTTAATGTGCATATATTTCACATAATACTGTCTTGTGTAAGTATTATGGACTAAAATTATAAAGCCCTTAGGCTGTTCCTCACCAAAATTCCATCGAATTGGTGAACCACAATAGTACCAGTCTCTTTCATAGCAACCTGGCACATGAACATGACCAGCAATTACTGGTCCATTAGATAAAATAAAGTTATTCATACTAAATACTGGGGATGGTGCATCTAAATCTTCTGCATTTCTCCCATAAATAGCTCCACGGATAGTTCCGTGTGCACATACAGAATCGTATGTCTCAGTATATAATATATTCTCATAATATTCTTTACCTAGTCCAGGTATTTCAGGAATACAGAGAATCTTCTTACCATTTACATATTCAAACCGTATAGTCTCTATGACTCTAACGTCTACAGTTTCGTCGTTCATATATTGATAAAATAGCTTAGTTTGATTGGCATCATGAGATAGTGTACCATGTAAGATGAACAGAGTACATCCTTTATTACGACATACTGCTACTAGTTCATCTACAAATTTCAATGCATAGAAGATAGCATCAGAATTGCCCATAAACTTATGATGGAATAAGTCTCCGTTTATGGATACCAAATCTAAATCGTCTATATTTGCTATTACATTAGTGAATTGCTCACTAAGAATCTTATAAGTTATCTCAGGATTTATTACACCGAAATGTATATCGGATATATGCGCTTCTATAAATAAATTACTGTCTTTCATTGGTTCTCACCACCTCGTACTAAGCTTAATTTTGTCTTGTACTAGTACGTTGTGTATGTAATATTTTTCTACGTGAAAGACTCTTCATAAATGCCTATTTAGACAAAAAATAATCGGAATAGAGCCACTGGCCCTATTCCGTTTTTGTGTTGTAATAGTACTCTAAGATAGTACAGAAACCATCCATTAACGGACGAATGATATTGATAAACATTTGCTCATCTTCCAAGCACTCTATACTAGCATTACCATCAGAGAATGATACATTGGTCTGCTCTTTCTCTTCATCATAGTTGTAGATTCTGATATTGATATCCTCAAGATATGATAAAGTGATAGTAATCTTAATATGAGGTTTAGGGAAGTAAGAAATGATTACATCATCATCTTTGAACTGTGCGTCTAATCTATACTCAGATAAACCCATATCAGAACGATCAAGTTTATCACCTGGTGTATAGAAGAAGATTAACTTGGCTACTCTAATGAATGTAGCCATGTCTTTAAGTTCTTTATAAGATGGTGAATGTTTTCTTAGCTTACTTAAGTATCTTGTAAACTTAATATATGGGATAATCCCATACTTCTTATGAAGTATGAGATTTCCATATTCATTATCGCCAGAGATAGCTTTTAAGTTATCTGATACTTTTACATTAGAATATCTTTTCTTTGCCATATAGATATCCTTTCTTTAAAAGCATACTACAGTTCTACATTGTGGTATTTCATGATATCTAAAAGATGAGCATTGTTTCCATTCTCATCTTTCTCATCCATACCTGGAACCTTATGTGTATAGTCGGAGACATAGTCAAACATGATCTCCAATACTTTGATACAAAGATCTTTATTATCGTTGGTCATATTTGTTCATCTCCTTGATTACAGTATCTACAATATACTGACCAGCTATACCTAATTCAATAACCTCATCGAAAGCTTGTTTCATTTCCATTGGATTATTGAATAAGAATTTTTCATGTAATGCTGAATCAGATACTAAGATACCTAATGCCGTATATAATGGTAATTGATCCATATCAGTAGCTGGTTCAATACCCATTACATCTAGTTTAACTCTAAAGAATCCTTTGGCTATAATTAGGAATCTGATGAACTTAAGATATTCATCAAGTTCCATATTAATAGTCTCTAGATATCGTACAATGTAATCGACTATATCTTGGTCATCTCTATATACATAAGGATTACGTAAGATATAATCAACTTCATATGCTACGATAGTCTTTACATCAATAGGGATATGAATCCCATTGATAGCAGATAATACATCTTTATAGCATCTAGAGTTTCTAAATGCTTGGTATGTATCATTATTCTTTAGATTTAGTCTATCAATATAAGCCATACAAATCTTCGGAGATTCAAAGATAAGTTCTTCTGGTACGTTCTCATTGATGAATCGTTCAAAAGAATTAGCAATCTCATTAGAAGATTTTGTAGTGACAGAAGTGATTTGATTTGCTGCTTTGATAAGTAGCTTATTGTAATCCGTCATTAGTCACCTCGATATATTGGTTAGCATAATAGATTAACAATGCACAAGTAATAGCAGAGCAGAATAATTGCTTATAAGCTTCATTAAATAGCTCCACTGGATACTTGTTATTAAATATCATTGTCTGAACTTGTCCTTGCTTATCTGTGAAATTGATAGTCATTCTATCTAAGATAGTATCAGCATAGATACGTACTTTAAATTTATCATTCATATCAAAATCTAAGAAGCGATCGGACAAATGTTGGTTTCTAATCATATAGAAAACAAGCTCACTAGGATCAGTGATTGACACTAAATGGTATAAATCAGCAAATCCCTTAGTACTACCATTGATACTATAGAAAAACTCCGTATTATCATCATATACAGGTTCTCCATTAACTATAGCTTTAGGTTCTCCTTTAGTTACTAATACATCTAAATCTGATGTGGTCTTATAAAGACTTTTGATTAGTTCTTCGGAGTCTGTTAGAAATCTTTCTATATCCATGATTAAAAGCCTTTCGCATAAATCTTACCCATAGCGATGAATAAGATCTCTAAGTCTTTTTGAGTGTAACGTTCACGTTCAGCACTATACCAAGATACCACATAGTCAATACTTTCACATGAAGTACGTACGTATAAGTATCCATCATCTTCTTGTGCTGTAGCATTAAATACACCATAAGGTGTCTCAAAGGAATATGCATTAGCCTCATATAGCTGAGTATATTTCATCTTATTCAAGATATCTAATGCTAACTGTTTAATATCCTCAGTTACAGGATATAATAGTTCTCGTTCTTCCATACTTACCTCCATTAATAAATACAAGATTACCAGTAAGTTAGTTTAGTTTATCCTTATCTGCTGGGTTAGGGATATCATTACCGATAGCTACTCTACCTTGTAGACGGATAATATTTTGTGTATACATTACAGCTGTATCTTTATCTTCCATAGACTCTACAATAAGTCGTCCGAATGTAGCTTTAACGTCATCGTCATCACAATTGCTAACTAGTCTATCAACAGCGGCTACTGTTTTTTCATCATCAAGTGTATACTTATTGTTTTCACCAGTAATGAAGATATAGAAGTGCATTAATGTGGAGATTATATTAGCAAAGCTATTAAGCTCTTTATCTTCAGATAATCTCACTAGCTTGCCTTCTTCACCTGGTTTGTCGAATAGTAATACTACACGACTATTTACATGATCATATAATGTATAGATTATATTATGATCAAATGTAATGCGAACCATCATCATATCTGGACCAATAGCATCAGCTAAAGATACACCTAAGCTTTCAGACTTTCTTACATATTCAGCATATTCTTCATTAAGAATAAATCTGTCAATGTCAAAGCCGTTCAAATCTAGAACTTCTACACTGAAGTCTACTTCTTCACCTGTAGCTTTATTGATAGCTTTAGCCATACTATAAGTTTCAATAGCAGGCACTTTAGTTAGTTGAACTTTGCTTAGAGTTTCTCTATCCATGACTTGTAAGTCTTTAGTTATCCAGTTCATAGTTAGGTGGCCTCTAATACCACGTAATAGAATAGACATGATATGATAAGCACCATATCTATCTGTAGCTAATGTATTAAAGATAGCATCTACACCTGCAGTTGCTGTTAATAATTCATCAAGAATATCTTCTCGTATTACTTTTTCTTCTTCCATTTGTTTATACCTCGTAATTCTAAAATGTAACAGGTTCTCCTGTTAATCCTTTGTCTACCATAATAGATACCGTATCTCTAAGTACATGATTAATTGCACCTAGAATGAATTCTTCACGATCACCTAACTTACGTTTGATTTTTAAAGTATCTTCAAAATCTTTTAAGTCAGATGTGAAGTATTCTACATCTTTAGACCATACATCAGTAACAGTTCTTACTGTGTATGAGATATCACCAATAGTTAAGTTCTTAGAGAAGTATGTAAGTGGTCCGAAGATTATACTTACATTCTTTTCTAGATTTGGTGGTACGTAACTTACAGCTGCTATCTCCATAGCAGATTCAGATCGTACTCTAGTTACTGTACAGATTTCATATATAGTTCCATTACGTCTAGGTCTTCTTACTATACCAGAATACTTCAATGGTTTAAGATATGTGTATTCTAGATATAGTATAAGAGCGGCTGACACGTATGGTTTATCATATAGGAAATCTACACTATTATAGATATTAGCTATAATAGATTCGGTCTCTTTAAGAAACTTACGTTTACGAAATAGCTTTTTATACCAAGGAAGTTTATCAAACTCAGCTCTAGCTAATTCTAAAGATGTAAGCAGTACAAGGAGTTGGTTATAATGCTCGTAGTTGTCTTCCATTTTTTAAATCCTTACCAAACTTTATCAGGGTCTACTAATTTATTACATAGATCGATAATGATGCTACGGATACCATTATTAGTGAAATCATCGTCATCATCATGAGCATAACCGATTTCAGCAGATCCAGCAGAATCTAACTTAATAGTCTCTAATGGTTCTGCATCAGTTCCGACAGGGGAATCAATACCCTCACGTGCAATAATATATCTAATACTATCAGCATTCTTAGTATTATATTCCACTTTAGTTGTAGTGATAGAGCCAAATACTTTTCTACCCACATATCTTCTAGTAATGGATAGTTTAGTATCTTTAAGCTCAATAGCTATATTCATATTATTATATAGCTTAGTCACGTTGCCAGTAATCTTACATACTTCAGCTACGTTATCTAATACATCCATCATCAAAGCATCTCTACAGAAACGTTTGATTTGTGTATCAGTACTTCTTAATTTCCACCAGATGAATGGTGATTTAAAGATATTAGTATTTTCCTCGAAAAGATCTTCTAAATCAACACGTTTGATTAATAGGTCTAAGAGAAATGTATTGTTGCTTGCCATTATTTGTAAACTCCCTTCAATTCGTCTACATTAAACGCAACTTGCGTTAACTTAAAGAACGTATCTTGGAGAAGATTGTAAAGATATACATTATCACCATCAATGGAATCTAACGTATAGGTTGCATACTTAGATGGATTATCTCTGTTTAGCTGAATAACCATGAATCCAAATACTGGTTCATTACCAGCTTTAGACCACAGATATTCATAAGCAGCTAATTGCATAAAGTACTTATAACCTATATGACTAGATGTCTTGAAGTCTACTAAGTATAACTTACCATCTATTCTCATGATACAGTCAATAGTTCCTCTGAAGTATTTACCCTCAAAGGATTGCTCTAACCCTAAGATTTCAATATTCTTACCTAGCTTAGTTACTTGCTCATCATACCAAGATATGAAAGCATAGAAACCAGCTTGAGTATAATCATCAGGGTTAATAGTGGTTAAGTCTCTATCTCCAGATAGGAATTTCTCTATCTCAGAGTGGACTTTAGTGCCAATGGTAGCGTATCTTGATAACTCTTTCTTATAGCTTATGCCTTTAAAGCCTAAGCCATTAGCCCAGTACATCAGAGATTCTTCACCAATATAGCCAAGTATTTCTGTTACTCTTTTAGCCTCACTTTCTTTTGAATAATTAGATACACGTGATACGTGGTCTAAAGATAAATCTACTAGCATTATAACACCTCCATCTCTATAATATATAGTTGACTATACAGTTAAATTAAACTTTTACAACTATAACTTATTAGTAAATGCTACGACTAATGTAACTGTTTAGTTCAATGCGTTTATTTCTCCTATAATAAATATATACTACCAATTCTTATATGCCTTTATGTCACACTGTGGCATAGGGGCATATAAACCCTGGCTCGATACAAATAGCCTAGGGAAACATATTAGTAAAATCTCTTAATTTTTCAACGGAGGAGCTACTATTCATGGCACAAGAAATTAAAACATTGAATACTACTTTCCTTTTCCAGCAGCATAAACAAGAGTTCGAAAAAGAAATGATTGAATTTATCAATGCTGGTAAAGTGATTGATATATCTTCTAAAGAATTTGAAGATATCGCTTATGAAGTTCGTAAGCAACAAAAGTTATCTAGTACCTTAGTTGAGTTCTTAAACTTCAAAGGGCTTAAATTAGTTATCGGTAAGAAACCTATGCCTAGAATGATGAAAGTATTCATGGCTAGAGATCTTAAAGGTGATCGTAATAAGTATGCTATTTACATTGATGTGTATGGTCTTATTGAATTAGATGACAATGGTAAATATGTTTGTCATAATATCAGCGTATTGATTGCTAATCTTATCTATGCAGCTACTATTCATGCTTATCATTTAGATAAGATTAATAGCAATAGCACTATCGAAGATGCTGCACATGCATTCGCCAATCTATTCACTAATATCGTAAACTACTTATTCAAGATTAATAATGTAAATGGTCTACGTAACCGTTGCTTATTCTTATCTTCTTTATACTTCCTTAATACAGTATACAAGAAAGGTAAGTTCAGCAACAATGTAAACATGGCTAAGAAGATTGCTAATATCACTGAACGTGAGAAAGAACTTCTTGTAGCTTATCTTGAAGTAGAGTCCTTTGCTAATATTGACTTCTTCATGAAAACTTGTAATGAAATTCTTAAACTTAAAGAATTGGAATTACAACCATTCTTGGCTACATGGATTAAACTCTATACACCAGGAACTATGTTTGCATTAGAATACTTCCCAGCATTCAGTGCTATGCTTACTGATGCATACGTTGGTTGCTTCTTAAATAACCAATCCACTATTGAAAAAGTAGCTGGTAATGCAATGGTAGCATACTGTAATGACATTTTGAAAAAAGTAATCTAGTCGGAGGATAATACATGCGACATAATCACAATGAGATTAATATTGTAGAGCATGTAGATCTACTCAGGAATTATACTGTAAAGAATATTGAATCTATTCAAGCTGGTATGATTCCTGAGTTATTAGATATCTCTTGGTCTGTATCTCAATACTACTTGGAGAACGGTCAACGTAAGTATGTATTTGGTAAAGAGAAATACGTACTTAAAGTTAACGGTTTCCGATTCACTATTGATAGACCATCTAAAAAGAAACTAGTGTATGCTAAGAACTTAAAAGACGCAGTCAGTGAAGGGTTAGTTAATCCTTCATTGGTTTTCGTTAATGGTTTATTTATCAGATGGTCTGATATTACACTAGTTAGAGATCAACGATATACATATCTCTATATTAATAATAAAGTGGGTATTGACCCTGTACATATCGAAGATGTACAAATCATCAATATTCCATTCAATGTAGACTATTCTGAAAAACGTAATATCCCTTATGGTAATACTTCTATATTCAGATTTGGTGATAATGGTTTATTGTTAGACTATGGTGCTAATGTAATCTCAGTTAATACTGAACGTATTAATCTTATCTCTAAACAATGGTCTAACTTAGCTGGTGCATCTATTGAGAACTTAGATATCTTAGTAGATAAACGCCATAAGTCTACAGACGTTAACTTCATCTGTTTCACCGAGGGTAAACTAGATACTAAGATTAAACCTGAAGTTAAAAACCTTAACCTAGTATCCATCAACAATGGCGCTCCAATAGATAAAGACTTGGTTATGAAATACTTCTACAGAACTGTAGTTAATGATAACCAATCCAATATCGTTAGACCACCTAATGATGATATTATGAAATCTGCATTGGTAGACAATACCATTAAGGGTTTAGACTTACATACAATGCAAAAAGATTTCGACTATGAATATCGTAACGATACTGAGTATAATGATAACTTCTTACACGGTATCAGATATATCTCTCGGTATAATGGTGCTTTCTTTGATGAGCTGTACGAAAGACTATCTAATATCTATAGTGATACTTATACTGGTGATCAATTCAAATCCTATATTGGTAGCGACTTGATCTTTAGAATGCCACGTGGTCTACATGACCGTACTGAGACATTCGTAATGATTCATCATAATGGTGAACTATGGGAATTATATAACCGTATCAAATACATTGGTAGTGAATTCCAATTACAATTAACTCAAGAAGAGTATGATGCTATCCAAGAATATGATACTTTCGAGATTGTAAGATTCTCTAGAGTTAATAATAACTTCCTCAAAGTTCAAGTACCTAATACTGATACTATTGAGAATACTACTATTCCGTATGATGATTTGATTGTATTCTCTAACTATACAGACAATCATATCTACTATGACTGTCTTGAGTTCACTAAAGACTCTTTATATGATGCACCATTTACTATCGATAAAGAGGCTAAGACTATTAGCTTTACTGATGCTAACTGGTACGGTAAAGATATCTATATGGCTTCTAAACGTCAATTTAGATATGCGTATTATCCACCAGTAAACTATAAACGTTGCACATTCTATCTAACTAAGGACTTTGTAACTTGTAAAGACCCAGATAGATACTTAGTATTCCATAATGGACGTATGCTAACTAAAGACATGTATCGTTTCTTATTTGAAGAACCAGATAACTCTGTAGTTAGACCTGTAATACATACACGTATTATGGCAGACCCTGGTGATAGAGTAGAAATCTTCTATGTGCCAGATGCTTTGAACTACGTAGACATCGGTACTAATAATACAGCTCAAGTTACTCATGTCAAAGCTACTATTGATAATCAACCTATCTTTAGTATTCCATTCCCTACAAAGAGCTTCTTGAACGATAAGAATAGCTTCTTTGTAATGCGTGGTAGTGTAATCTTAGAGCAATCTAGATATGACGTAATTGGTGATAAGATTATCATGAAAGATCCTAGTGATTATTTACCATTAGGTCGTGAATTGACATTCGTATTCATCTTTAATAAGTCTCTTGACACTGATACATTCGGTGGTGTCAAGGAAGAAGATATCTTAACTGTAGATGCTAGATTCACTTATGCTGAATCTGTAGATGATATCTACTATGATATCCCTTATCCATATGAGGGTTATAATGGTTTCTTCTTCGTATCCTATAGAGGCTTATATGTAAACCCATCTCGATATACTATTGAAGATGGTGGTCGTACTATTAGATTCCGTACTAATGACTTACATCTAGATCCTAATACTGCTATGGTATTCGTATTCGTATACCCTACAAACAAGTATACTCTAGATGCTAGTGCTGTACGTGTAACTGCTAATATAGATAATCAAACTAAGTTTACTGTACCAGTACCTTATGCTGATTACTTTAAAGATGGTAATGAGTTCTTCGTTATCCGTAATGGTATCTTCTTAGATACAGATGACTATATCATTGATACTGATAATAATACTATGACATTGACTTCACCATATGGTTTAGACATTGGTCAAGAGCTAGTATTCAATTTCATGATTGGTAATAAAGTCAGCGTTAAGAACCATACTATTACTATTAGAGCTACTAAAGAAGACCAACAAGTCTTCAAGTTACCTGAAGTCTTCCATGACTATAATAAACGAGATAATAAGTTCTTCTTAGTTATTGGTGATACTCTTGTAGATAGACGTCGTTATGTAATCGATGGTGATGACTTACGATTCTTAAGTGATGATGATAAGATTCCTTATGGTCGTGAAATTGACTTTATCTTCGTATACTGTCAACCAATTGATGATGTAACTGGTACTATTGGTGATATGGTAGACACTTCTAAGTATGGTATCTTTACAAGCAAAGCTACAACTATCACTACTGATGGTCAAAGAGATATTAAGATTCCATTCGAAGAAACTCTATTATATGACCATAACTTCTTCGTTACTATTGGTAGTACATTTATTGATGCTTCTAACTATACCATCAATAATGCTACAGGATATATCAAACTTATCAATGATAATATCAAAACCATAGCTGGTAGAGAAGTCTTATTTACATTGATTGATTCTAAGTATGCTGTAGTCGAAAAAGATATTAGCATTACTAAGTCTACAATGGAAAACCAAATGGACTTTGATATTGTATTACCATTCGATAACTACTTCGAGCAAGGTAATAAGTGCTTAGTATTCATTGATAACGTATACCTAGATGAGTCTAGATATACTATTGATGAGAAGAAACGTAGATTATCCTTAGTTGATTTTGATGATGCTCTAACTAAAGGTAAAAACGTAGTCTTCATGTACTTATACGTGGCTAATAATACTAATAAGTCTTATACATCTGAAGAAGTTCAACATCCTAAACTTACTGAGTATGGTTATATTTACCTAGATAAGAAGAACGTTAGACATAATATGAACTCTAAGCTATTCTTCTTATACGTAAATGGTAAGAAAGTATCTGCTGATACTATCGTAACCCCAGCTAATAATATTATTAGACTTACTGAAGATCCTCAAACAAGATTCAATGCTGTAGTTCTAGACTATACACCTAGAATTGCCGACTTAGAACCTTATAAGAATATCAGATCTGATTACGATACTATCATTAACTCCGTAGATCTAGAAGATGTAGATAAGATGTGGGATATCTATACTAAAGTATCCGATATCGAAGGACATAAAGTTCCTAATATCAGTCAAGAAGCTATCGTTAACCATATCATTCGTGAACACTACATTGCTAGTGGTGTAAATAAAGGTTTACCATTCATTTACACTTATGATACGGCTACATTGAAGAATAAGCAAATCAATGAAGTTAAAGAAATTACTCATAGATTCGTATCTCCAGGTAGCTATAGCTTTACAGTACCTGATGGTATCACTAAGTTAAGCATTCAATCTATCTCTGGTTCTAGTAAGGTTAGTCCATTCAGTAATAGAACTACTAACCCATTATCTAATGCTAAAGTTGGTGAAGCATCTTACTTGATTCCTTTAGAAAAAGCTGATGAGTTCAATAAACTAATCAAATGTATCTTCTCTATTAGTCAACCTAGATCTAATAGTGGAGTTCCTCAAAAAGGTTGGGCTATTGGTCTTAACCCAGCAGAGGGTACATATGGTTTATCTACAGATACTAGTATCTTAGCTGGTAACTTAGTAATTCAAACTATTAAGACTATGCCTAAGATTCGCTATAAAGTAACTGCACCTAAGAATGGTTTCGTATGTATTGGCTTTGATAAGAATGATGGTAAATTACCTAAGTATATAGTAGACTTTAAGTCCTTTGCTAATGCTGGTTGGTTCCCTAAACGTCTTGATCCTAATACAAATACGTATGAAGAAATTCCATCTGGCGAAGATAAAACAATCTCCTTTGATAACGTATTCACATGGGGTGAAGGTGAGTCTATCTTCGAAGTACCAGAAGGTGTAACTAATATGACAGTTGCATTATGTAGTGGTTTCGATGCAGTACAATCATTAAGAGATACTACAACTCAAGTATCTAAGATGGCTGCTATCCAAATCGTAGGCTATGGTATTAATAGATTCAGTGTACCAGTATTACCTGACAGTGCTACTGTTGAACGTACTGACATCTATAGATACTATAATGCTTCTACAGGTCGTTATGGCACTTCTGCTAAGAATACTGTAAGTACTGGTCAAGAATTGACTAAGCAATCTGACTTCACTAAGTTCGGTAGCAGTACTTATACTGAAGCACCATATAATACATTCGACCAAGATACATTAGCCAACTACTCACCAGCTCAAATGGAAAATGATGAATACTCTAAAGCATTCACTAGACTTACTGATGAGGGTGTAGTTGTATCTGTATCTCGTGGTATTGATGGTGTATCTGAATATACAGATATGCGTGTAGAACCTGGTGATAAGTTCATGGTTGTTGTCGGTAAAGGTGCTACATCTAATGGTGCTTTAAGTATCACTTATGATAACTTAGTACCAGCTAGAGAGTCTAACTTGTACATCATGGATACATTCAATGCTAGTCGTGAAGTTATGGTTCATCCAGACTTAGACTATGCTACTAATAATGAATTAGTATTGGATGATTTACGTAATAGACAACTCACTGTAGTATCTGATGAGGATAAACTAAACTCCTTTAATACTCCTACATTTATTGGTAATAAACCTGAAGCATCTGCTGAAGAATATACTAATATTGAAGAAGTACAAACTGTATTTACTCATGATAATACTGAAGCTAAAGTATATAAAGAAAATACTTGGTGGGAACTTAAATACTAAAAATATCGAGGTAGGGGCCTTTAAGCTCCTACCTCAATTTTTGGTGTGCTTTAACATTTATATAATTTGACAACTTTTTTAAAGGAGGTTACGATATGCCTAATACTACTAGATACAACAGTGGTAGAGCACCCGTTATAGCCTTAGATTATGACTCCAGGTTTATAGCTCAGAAGAAAGAGCTTTTGGTTGACTATAAAAAAGGTAAGCTTTATGTAGTATCTGCAGATGACAAATCAGTTATCTTTGATATCACTGCTAATATCATCAATGAGTTTACTAACTCTGGTTCTGTTGCCGATAACTTCATTGTCAATATTGAAGGCGTTGGTGAGATTAATCTAACTAAGGCAATCAATAGAATCTATAAGAATAATATTACGTTGAAAGAGAATGATGAAGCTCATTACTTGTCTCCAACTCTAAGATTCGATAATAATTCTATTGTTGTACAAAACACTGAAGTTGGTATTGCTAACTTTAAAGTGGCTGGTAATAATACTTACCCAGTTAAAGATAATAATGTAATCAAATGGGTACCACGTATTGACGAAGATGTAGTTAGACGTGTTACTAGATTAGAGACTTTAGCTCCACCTGATGCTGAAGAGTTTAAACGTTTACGTAAACAAATCTCTGATATTCAATTAACTGCTGATTTGTATTCTACATTACCAGCATTGAAAACTTTAGCTGATTCCAATAGCAATCGTTTAGATGTATTGGATACTAAGATTCTTAAGACTGCTGAAATCGATCCTATGAAGACTGATATCTCTGGTCTTAAATCTGATACAGAAACTATGAATAATCGCTTAACTGTATTAGAAGCTAAAGAAGATACTGCACCTAAGTTTGCTGCTTTAGATCGTCGTATTACTACAATCGAAGGACAAGCTTCTGCTCTTACTAAGATTACTGATCTTCAAGTTAAAGTACAAACTTTATTAGGTAAACCAGACTTAGAACCTAAGGTTACTGAGCTGAATACTAAAGTTAATACTATCAGTAGTTCTTTTGAAACATTGAAGTCTACTACAGAATCTAAACTTGCAGCTATCGAAGGTAATACTAATCGTACTACATCTGAAGTATCTGCTATCTCTGGTCGTTTAAATACACTAGAGGGCTTAAACATTGCTAAGTTTAAAGCAGACTATGATAATCGTATTTCCACATTAGAAGCTGTACCTAACTTCACTTCTAATATTACTAACTTAGAATCTCAAAACTCTGTATTGACTAATACAGTTAATACACTTAAAGCTCAAGTTAGTGGTTTGATGTTAGCAGAAGACTTAGCTCCACGTGTTACTGCATTGGAACGTGCTAAGACTACAGCTAAAAATATTGCTATGCCTGGTGAGAAAGTACATCTTCCATCTGGTGATCCAGAAGCTAATAAGATTTACCCTTACACTATTCATAGCTTTGATAGCCAAGACTCTAACGTAGAATTCAAGATTCAACGTAGTGGTACTCGTGATACTACATTATGGATTGACGTATTTATTGACTTCAGTAACTCTAGTGCAACTACAAGAAAGATTCTTAAGTTCACTAAACCAGACAATAATAATCTATATGTATATATCCCAGCTACTAACAAGAAGATTCATATTAAGTTAACTTCCTATGATTCTGGTATCAGCTGGTTCTATAACTACGAATATGAAATGGGTATTGCCGATCAAGGCACAGTTTAACTTCCAGGAGGTATATAAATGGGAGCTTTAAAATATACAGAAAGCCTACGGAATAACCTCCACGAGGTTACCCGTTCTGCTGGTACAACTATTTATTGTACCGATACTCGAGAAGTCTTCTATGATGCTTCTGATGATATGCGTCTATTGACAGACTTTATCGTTATGCTTAATAACGATAATGAACGTACTCAGATTGTAAATAATAATACAGTTCTTGAAGCACGTATCTACTGTGTACGTGATGCTCGTACGTTCTATGCTTATACTCAAAATGATGGTTGGCAACAACTCTTATCTGTAGAAGAAGCTAGTAAATATGTAGGTCCTATTACAGATATCACTAAAGCTACTATCATGAAAGATGGTAAACGTATTGCTCCATTAACTACAGCTAATAATACTTACCTAGAATCTGGTGAGACTGTTGAAGCTAAGTTAAAACAAATGGGTGTAATTGCTACATCTTTCCGTTCTCACTTAGTTACTGAAACTAAGAAACGTTTCCCTATTCCTGTACCATTCGATAACTACTTTGATATGCCTAATGCATTCTTAGTTCATATTGGTACTAACTATATCTATCCTAACCGTTACAGCATTGATGGTAATGATATTGTATTTAATGAACCAGTTGATATGAATCGTTCTATTAACTTCACATTTATCTACAATACTAAAGCTCCTACTGTAGCTGGTATGATTAATAATATTGACGGTTCTCTTATTAACCGTGGTTCTATTCCGACAGATAGAATGGCTAATGTAAGTAATTCTCCATTCTTGAATAGCTCTAGTTCTGTTGCTACAAGTGCATCTGTTAAGACTCTATTTGACTTACTAGTTGCATTATGTGATGAAAAGAATATCATCTCTCGTGCTATAGCTAAACCTATTGCTGATAGCACATCTGCATTAGCTCTTGAATTACCTGATGGTTATACTTTAGCTGATGGTAATATTATTGCTGTACGTTTCCGTGCTAATATGCCAGCTAATGGTGATATTGTAGTCAATGGTCGTACTGTTCCAGTATACAAATCTGTAGCAAGTAAGCTTGAAGCTGGTGATGTAACTCAAAACGATGAGTTATTCTTACAGTATGATGCGGTAAGTGGTCGCTTCTATATTACTAATGGTATGCCATATCGTATGGATACTTATAATAAAGTATATACAGCACCATCTGATAATATTAGTGTAATCTCCTTTAGTGATGCTTCATATCTACCTGGTGTAGACTATATGGAAGTATATCTCGAAGGTCTTAAGTTAGCTAAAGACGTTCATTATCGTATTGATGAAAATGCTAAGTCTATTCAACTTATTGACTTCACTATGGAAACTGGTCAAGTTATGGAATTTGTATCTAGACGTATTGTACGTACTCGTGGTGTAAATTCTTATAACTTGAATGCTAATGATACTGCACCAGATGAACCAACAGTTAACCCTGAGTTCTCTAGTAAGATCTTCAGTGCTGTACGTGATAGTGCTACAGATGCTAAGAAATTACGTTTGATTCCACCAGGTGATATGGATTCTTTAACTGATCTTAAACATGGCGAATCTTTGAATATCAGATTCATTGATGGTGCTATTGGAGACTCTTATACTGAGTTCGGTCAAACCATCTATAATATCTGTGATAAGACCGGTGAACAAATCGTTGATGCTATTGCAGCTGGCGACATTATGCCATTCATCTTCGATAAGAATAATAAACAGTTTAAGCTACGCTTTACTATTAATAGTCATCCACGTATCCATGATGGTAATGCTACAGTAAATCCTGGTGATGAAACTGTTCATGATGGTAACTATGTGGATGTACCAGATAGCCCATTCATTGAATATACTGGTGACGAAAATATCACATACGAAAATAGTCTATTCTGCAACGCTGCACAATATAGTTATACAGTATCACTCTATTCACCAAAAGAAGCATTTAATGAATCTAACATTGTAAGGTTCTCATCGGCTGTTAGTCGAAATGGTATATTCATTAGAAATAACTTCACTGATGGGAATAAATTCAAGTTATTCAATAATACAGATAATGGTGCATTAATCGATAAGTTATATTTGACATTAAGTAGTGGAGAAAAGGTTGTATACGGAAATTCTATTATTAAAATAGATAATTCTTTATTGGTCGATAAAAATTATACGGCTATCAATGTTAAGCAGCTTATTAAACTATTTAGCGGTAAAGAATCTATTGATCTTATTTATAAACGAACTGTAGACGGAGCGTCTATGTATATATATAATGAGGTATTAACTACAACAAAGCAACCATATATAGACGGTTCAGTTGTTACACCTAAATATGTAAAAATGCTTCCACTACCATTTATATATACTAGCTCATCGTTAAATAACTTAATAAATATCAACAATAAAGAATGTACATATTATGATAAACTACCTAATAGCGTTCTTATAAAAGAAGATATTTATTTACCAATCATTCCGTACGTTAGAAAACTATATTTAAATAGTGGCCGTACAAAATCTGCTACTACTGATAGTAATAGTAGTATGCCATTACAGTCATTAAAGAATCTAACAGATAACCCATCAGCTCAATATATAAAATTGGTTGATATATTTAATGCTGATAATACTATTGGTAAATTCTTGCGAAACGTTACAGGGTTTATTGTTACTGATAATACAGTAGTATTCGCATATAATGAAACATATGGTGAATTTGTTCGTTACTTGAAACAAGAAAAAGCATTAGACTAACTATAGGTGAACTAATATGGCAAGACATACAATAACTTTCAAAGAAGGGGATTGTAAGTTGCGTTATGATGATTATATTAAAATTACTTTTAATAATGATAGCAGCGGTGGTGATACTGCTGCTATCAATAATCATGACTACCCTATATACGTTGCTTATAAGAACTCTATTTTGAGATTCTTAGACGTAGGAGAAATTACTGCAGGTCAAACTGTAGTAGGTCAGTTTAAAGGTAATAAGATCATCATCTATGCGACAGACTTCCCATCTGATACTGATGGTAATATAGATCCATCAGTAAAACGTAGTATGTGGTTGTATAGAAACTCATTGACCGATTATCCATCTATCTATCAATATATCTATCTTAAACCATATATGAAACCTGATGATAACATTGTCAATCCTAATAGTACATACACTATCTCTTTTACTGCTGATTCATTAAATAATATTGATGATAGTGCTAAGAAGAAGATAGCTGCTATTGTATTTGATGATGTACGTAATAATAACGTTAGACGTGTAGTTCCTATAGTGGATGCTAGCCGTAATTACTTGACTATTAATGACGTTATCGAAACAATGACATATGCTAATGATACTAATAATATCACAGTCGAGTATACTGAATACGTTAAGTGTGATAATTTCACTGTATCAGCTTTCGTATGCAATACTGCTAGGGCTAAAGAACCAACTGCTAGTACTAAGCTTACATTTAACTATGCTAAGAACTTAGCTGGGAAAGAAAGCTTAACTTATGGTACAGCTATCACTGGTAATATTACTAGTATTATCACACATGACTATTTAGGACATGGTACACCTAATGCTGCAGAGAATGATACTGTATACACATTATCTGGATTCTGTGATCGTAAGATGCCAACTAGTATACATATAGTCACAGATACATCTACTGATAAGAATAATGCGTATAGCGATGTAGCTCATACTAATGGATCTAAGATACACGTACTAGGGTTATACAATTCTAAAGACGGAGTTATTATTAACCCTAGAGACAATTCGGTTACTGATATTAATATTGCTCGTGTAGCTAAGACTTATAAAGTTGCTAAGTTTGATAATGTAAACTTAGTAAGTGATGAAGATTCTGCTGTCGGAGTAAATGAAAACTACTGGTTATTACCAGACTTAAACTCTCTTATCAATATCTATAACCACTTGGTTAATAATACTGAACTTATTGAACCTACTGAGGACAAATTACATGACACTTCTACTTATAAGTATATCTCTTCTGATAGATATGATATCAATTCTATGGATGGTATAACTATCTACTGTAACGATACACCAGATGAGTCTGTAATCAATATCCTAAGAGATATTAATTCTACTTGTACTTCACATCTAAAGATTAATCTTGTAGATGGTGGACGTAGCAGAACTAATGGTACATATGCTACAGAGTTATTTAAGAATCTTAAGATTCTTAAGTCTAATCCTGCTACAGACCATATTACTGTACTACCTTATGATAGTACTTGGCCTGAGCATATGCAGGAAAAGAAACTTCTTGTTAAGGGTAATACGTTAGATATTCTTCGTACTAAGTTATCTGGTAATGTAAACTATGATAAAGTACTTAATGAATCTAATACAGTTCCAGTAGAAGTTATTCTTATTGGTCTAAATGACTTTAATAACTTCGAAGCGTTCTATAAAGAACTTAAGAAAGTCTATACTGTAGATGCTAAGCATAAGATCGAATTCTTTGATAGCCGTTATAACTTCATCAATGATGATACTACACCTAATACTAAGACTAATGATGATATCATCCCGACTAATGATAAGACATATAACGTGGTTATTAAACCTAGTGTATACACTAAAGGGATTCCTTGTCTGCCTAAGTTTAATAATTTAAAAGATGGGGATATTATATCTCTTACTTTAACTGACCAGTATAACTATGCTACAAATGATAGACTCACTTTTGAATCACCTATAACTGTAGCTAGTAACTCTTATGCTATGGCTGGTAATACATTCGATGCATTCTGTTATCCTGTAGTCGATGTCAACTTCAACTATGTATCATATGAGACATTAGCTGGTAAGACAGTTAAACTTAAATTCAAACAAGTCATGAAGAGTGATACTGTAGACTTTGGTTATCTTATGGTATTAAGTGACTTAAGTAATGTATACTCTCATAGAAATGGCTTCTATAGATATGGTACGTTAAACAATATCACTACAGATAACTACACTTTATCTAAGAGCAATAATACATACATTCTAACTAGGGATGAAACTTGTTATTCCGATGCATGGCCTCATATGAATATTAGATATACCGATACTAATCTAAAAGTATCTACTGATAATAACTTATATGGTGCTATTCCTAATCATGTATTTAGGGTTATAACTCCAGTGGATAACCCATTAGCTAATGGTGGTAAATTATGTGATACTATACCATTACCACAATTCCCAGCTAGTGCACCATTATGTGTATTAAAACGGGATATGAAGATAAATATAACTACTAGTGGAGATATAAAATATATGATCACTAGTGTAAATGATTATACTGACTTTGCTAAATACACAGTAGAGCCATATGCAGTGTTTGTACATTCAGGTGCTAGTAATACATTTAATGTATATCCTGCAGTAAGAAACCTAATAAATTATTACACTAAAAAGAAACAGGGTCTTTTATACGATTCTAGTACTCCTAGTATCGTTACAGTCTCTGTACGATAAGAAAGGATAAACTATGGGAAAATTTGTAATAGTATTCAAGAAAAAGTACCCTAAGTTTAAACTTGGAGATCACATCAACCTCATCTTTAGAGAAGGGGTTGATGGTGGTGACACTATTAAGATTAATGGTAAGACTGTACCATTATTATCTAGATATAGAGATGGTTCTACTGTTCCAGTAGACAATGGTCAATTCACTATTGGTAATAAATACGTTGGTGAATGGACTTCTAAGGGTTTAGAAATCTATGCTGGTGAATTCGTTAAAGAAGAGAAACCAGACCCTACAAAGAAAACCATCAATCTTGTTAAACGGGGTACAGATAACTGGTACCCTTGTTTATTCACCCAGTTTAAAATAGAAAAACAAAAAGGTGGTGCTGAAGTAAACTCTTTAGTTAGAGATACTTCATATACTATACGCTTAGCCAAATCTGTTATTGCTACTAGAGAATTCTCTGGTAATACATTTGCTATGCTTAAATATGGTGATAGAGTTATTCCATTCTTAGATAGAGATAAGAACTATATCACTACAGAAACCTTGCTTGGTATTATGAAAACTAATACCATTGGTTTAGATGTAAACTATGCTACAATACAAGCATCTTATCGTGTTTACTTCTCTCGTGGGTCTAGAATATTAGATGGTATTGAAATCGAAGTCCCATCTAATACTGCTAGTCATACTAGATATAAAGACTTCCCTAGAGTGGATACATCTACTAATGACCCATATAGATATTGCTTAACTAAGTCTTCTTTTGTTAAGAATAGACTATATGCTATTCCTCATGGCTATGCTGGCACATCCGATATGCATGGTAACTTTAGTATATCTGGGGAACGATTGACTTTCGTTGATAAGTTTGGTAAGAACTGGACTGATTCTAAAGATAAGACAACTACTAATATTAGTAAGCTACTTATCTTTGCAGATAGAGATAATAATCTCAATGTAACTAAAGACTTTGAGTTATGTATTCCTTCTAAAGCTAATGATGGTTTATTTAGAACTGTATCTGGTGATTTAGCTCTATTCTGTCTACCTAGCTTATATGACTTCACTACAAGTATCAATATTAAAACCAATGGTTCTATTATTGATCCTTTAAGATATATTAACAACTCACAGTATGGTTTCTTATACCGTATGCATATGGATAATCTAGATTTAGACTATGTGCATTCAGTAAAAGCCAATAGCTCTAAAGTTGATAAGTATAGTGAATGGTTATTACCTCACTTTGCTGAAATCTATAAAGTTATGGATAATGCAGTTAATGATGCACCATTAGGTAAGTTTACTTCTGGTATTATCTATAATGGTAGAAACGTATATCAAGTCGATAATGATTTCTCTGCATATAAGACTATCAATATCTTAGCTCGTAATAAAACAGCTACAGAATGTGCTACTATAGTTAATAACTTAGCTGCTAATCTTAAGAAATACAAATATAAGGCTATCATTCGTCTTATTGCTGATAATAAAGTCCCTTATGAGACTTTAAGAGACTCTTTATTTGATGCTGGTGAATATGCTTTATATACTAGAGAGCGTATCACTAAAGAAGAAGCATTATTGATCAAATATCTTCCAGCTTCTATTGCTGATGATAGATATATTATGATAGAGCGTTTAAGAGCTAATAATACGGACGTATTATTCCATAATATCAAAGATCTTAATGATTTTGGTATGGTTCAAGACTGTTTAACAGCTAGACCTAATCACTATTTCTTATATGACTTAGATTCTTCTAGAATATTAGATGAGAACTCTCTATATACTGTGTCTTTCAATGGTCCACCATTAGATGGGGTCCATTACTATCTAGCTAACGATATTGCTGATCCTCAAGAAACATGGACAGAGATTAATCGTTCTGATAGACTAGCTGGTTTACGTGGTAAATCTATTATTGCTGTCTTTAAAGATACTGAACTACGTTATCGTAACTATAGTGCTACTATTACTATCAAAGACGAAGTCTATAATATTACTAAGACTAATACTGATAGCACACCTAGTGGTATTATTACATATCGTATTATTCCGCAAAGTGGTCTAGTTATTAATACAGACGTCACTAATGCATCAGATACAGGGGACAATAAGTGGTCCTTATATGTACCAGGCACTAAATTATTAAGTTTCTGTACACCTACACTGATTACCACCGAAGGCAACGTTACAACACGTATTTCTATAGATGGTGATGGTAATATCCTAGTTCCCCCACATGGTAAATATAAACTAGAATTGGCTATAGGAAACTATGCAGTTAATGGTACATTTACATTTGGTGTAGACGATCAAACTATCAATGTAACTACAGGTAATACTACATGGACTTCAGGCGAATATACAATGACTAAGGCTTTCGATAAAGTCAAAATCAATGTAACTTTCGAAGAGCTTCTTAAAACTAATGAAATGGTTATCAATAAACGAACTAAGTTCTCTGATACTGATAACTTATTCAATCTATATGATATTACTAAGATGGGTGCTAATACAGTATTCACTAATAATAACCAATATAAGATGGTAATTACAGCCGATACTATCCAAGCTAAAGCTAATGGTCATGCTATTGTCGGTATCTACTATAATGATAGAATCATTCCTATGGTTGATGGTTCTAGACAGTATATTAGAACTAGTGATCTATTGGCTTATCATACTAGCCTAGGTGATACAGCTAAAATACCTATGACTTATAAAGTCTTATATAGTGATGCTAACGTAACTATTGATGTATTTGAAATAGATCATCAAAGTTCTTATAAACGTGATAAGATCACCGAAGACACAGTATTCCTAGTTGGTTGTAATAGAGCAGATTATTCTCCTAAGTATAAATACTTCAAGGGTAATGTATTATATGCTCATAAGAAACTTAACCCATGCAATCCTACTGCTAATAATAATGAATTCTTCTATAAGAATGACATAAACCCACAATGTCAAATAGATACAGTTAATAGGACTGCTAGTATTACTGCTAGATACTATTCTGATTTCACTACACCATTATTGACTGCATCTCATGTAGTTGCAACTATTGGTCGTGGTGCTACAGATATCAATCTTAACTTGGAATTGGGTTCTCCAGTTATTAAGTGTGCTATCGAAAGCACTAGTAATAACTGTAATGCTATTCCATATGATTTGTATGGTATTGGTAATATGAAATCATTCCAAGCATTATATCATACTAGTGGTAGAGCTTATATGTATAGACGTAGCACTATGGTTGATAATATGCTTTGGGGTTATATCCTAAACGTAGATGACTATGTAAATGCTATGAATGGTGTGACTACAGTAGCAACTACAGATAGAATTTCATTGAATCCACCAGCGTTCAAATATGTATTCCGTCGTCAAGACTTTAAAGACGGTACATATAAAGAATCATTCACCAAAGTCATGGGTAAATTAGCTAATCTTAGTATGGATAATAAGAATGTCCAAGTATATATCGCTAACGTAGACTATATGCAAGATACTCTTAATATCTCTGCAGAAGAGCTGATGAACTTAAGTAAACCAGCATGGAATGGCAGTGGTAATAAAGTTAACTTGTTTATTACTTCATTCGATGACTTGGATGATACTGGTATCGCTATGCCAATTGACGATGGTAGTGGTACTATCAACTTTGTATCTCAAGCTAACCAAACTAGAAATACAAGACAACGTTCTACTAGTGATACAAGTGTTCCAGATATTGCAGAAATCACTGGTGGTTCTGTATGGTTTGATAAGAAAGATCTTCTTACTGAATTATTCAAACCTAATGATATTATTACTATCATCTGTGCTAGAGAACTTAAAGATGATGATGTACGTAGTCTATCAGATATCGATATTCTTAATCTTACTATCAAGAAGACTATAAACGATACAATTGACAGACCTATGCTGTTTAAACTTCAAGGTAATCCAGTTGGTTACTATAAGATTGCTGGACGTCGTAATAACTATCTAGGCACCGATAGTATGTATCGTATGTGCTATATCTTATTGGATGATAAGTATAAGATTCCTTTGATTGATAAGACTAACCATAACTATATCTCTGCTGCATTAGCAGAAAAACTCATAGAGACTGATGTATACTTAGAAATCCGTAGATTCGTTCCTGAGCATCCTGCTATTAAGTATCCTATCTATGGTGCTATAGTTATGAATACTATCACCGATAAGCAAATGCTTGAGTATAACTCTCTATACTATTCCAAGGGTGACCATGTAAACGATAAAGATAGACAAAGTGTATACTTGCCTAATAACTATATCGTAGCAGTTAATACTGTACCTGGAACTAATACTGCAGTTACTAGTAATGCTTTGATTGCAGACTTTAACTATAAACGTCGGGCTACTGATTATACTCCAGCTATTCCAACTAGTGGTGATAATAAGTTTACTTATCGTACTGGTGAATATATCTTTAATGCTAACTTGACTAATGGTTTACTTGCTGAAGACTCTGCATTTGAATCCAGAAATGTAAACGCTGAATCTATATACCAATTCTGTCGTATTCGTTTTGCTAGAAACTATGGCGTAAACCAAGTTAATGCATTTGAACCATTCTTGGATAATGTACATATGAGATTTACTGATAGTAAAGATTATAAAGATACTGCTAATATCGGTGTCGGTACATTCTTACGTACGTCTACATATAAGACACAAGAGCTAGTTCCTCAAGAGGGCGTTAATCTTAATAGTAATGACCCTGTCGCTGGTTATGGTAAGAATACTTACTTAGCAGTACCTGAGTTATTCGAACCTAACTTGGAATATACTAGCGAGTCTGGCACTAATGAATGGAAGTCTGCTTATAGTACTAAACTATATAAGAATGGGGTAGTCTATGACTTCTTCACTCATAGCTGTGATACTATGTATGCAGATTTAAGAACTTATGCTGGTATGAATCTTAAACCACGTATTGTAAATACTACAGACAAATCTCGTGAAGGATATAATGGTTATCCATTATTATCCCAAGTTGTACTTACACCTCACTTTGACGGTGTAGTTCATTTCTATACACAATTCTTAGATGATAGTGTGACTATTCCAACTAGTATTAGTATTGGTAAGTCCCCTCTAAATGTATTTGTAAATAGAAATAGTGATGTAAACCATAAGAACTATGTAATCTATCTAGATAATATCGATGATATGAATAATAATGTCAACTATATTACTAGCTTCATTACTAAGTACTATAGTCAACTTAGAGATGATGAATCTGTATCTATCATAGTTAATAACTATGCTAAGTCTACAGATAGTGCTAATGATTACTTCGATAATACATTAGTTAAACGTGCTAGTCTAGACGAACTTAATAACTATATTAGTCGTATCAATAAAGTTCTTAAACAAGAACTAGTAGCTCATCCATCTAAGAACTTGAAGATCTCTGTACACTTTACTAATAGCCGTTACCAAGTAATGGGTCCATGGAGTAATGAGTACTTATCTTCTAGTGTAAATATAGTTACTGCTAATAATAGTACAGGTTTAGAAGTTGAACGTGTAGCTAATATTACACAAGTTTCTACTGGTAATACTACAGTACGTAATATCTTTGAAGGATTCAATCTTACTTTGAACTTCTTACGTAAAGCTGACTTTATGCAAGCTAGAAACCCTAAAGCATTTGTAGGGTTCAAAGATCCTGTAATCTTCGAAAGTTTGTAAAAAATAAAACGGCTATAAACAAGTGAGTAATACAGGAGGAATATGCTCCTCCCGTATTATCACTACTTACCTATAAGTGATTTTCAGTTATAGGCAATTTGATTCCTTGTGATTTAAGGAATCGGTAAGCCATTATAGCTTCATGATGAGTGACATTATTTATGTCAGCATACCGGTCAGCTACTAGGCTTAACGCCACTCTAATCTTCCAATCTAAATTAGAAGAGCGAGAAGCTAAATGGTTAGTATAGTTGCCTATACAACCCGCCTGAGCCATAAGGGTTCACCTCCTTATGGCTTGTAGACTATAAGTCTACAAGTGTATGGTTAAATTTAGATACAGCTATTCTGAGTAGCTGTATCTACCATACACGTTTATAGTATGCAACTGTAAATCAGTTTACTTACAAAAAAAAATAAAATACATGGGTAAAGAGGTGTATCTTTACCCATGTATCATCTAACTATACCCCATATTTGTGGTATAGACGCATTCTCCATGGTGGAACCATGTGAACGATTGGTGTATCTTTATCTAGTAATCTTTCACCAGACAAAGTTCCAACCGGAATGCTTTCAGAGGCTAGTCTTCTAGCTTCAAGCTCAGGATTCTGGGCACAAAGCGAGAGAAGAACATCTCTGTTCATAAGGGCTCACCTCCTTATGACAAGTAGACTTATGTCTACAAGTGTATGGATATATTTAGATACAGCTAGTGCTAGTAGCTGTATCTACCATACACGTTTATAGTATGCAATTATAAATATTAACTTTTACTATAAAAAAAACAAAATACCCCATATAGGCATTGCCTATATGGGGATTTCTTTTAGTTCATATATCCTTTATAGTTGATATTGAATACTCTACTAATAATAGTATCTTTAGTACGTACATATAAAGCTATGATAGACATATTGATAGTAATCTTAGCATATAGCTCTTTAATATTATAGATACCATAATTAGTGAACTTATACTTCTTATTCATTACAGAGAATGGTTTACCTTTATATAAGTCATCAGCAATACCTTTATATTCTAAGTAGAATTTGTAGTATAGTTTCATAGAATTATATAGCTTAACTATAGTACCAGTTTGGAATGATGGTACATATCCCATACGTCTACAGATATTACAAACTACTTCTCTCATAGATACTGCATCAGTAATCTTACCCTCATCCATAGCTACAGCAGTTCTATATAATACTTCAATAGATTTCTCTACATTATAAGCTCTAGAGAATTTACTATAGTCTGGGTGGATATATAGTTTGAATAAACCTTTACGTCTACCACGGATAGGAATATGCTTAATATTCTCTGGCTGTAAACCATATTCTCTAACTATACCATTTACCCAAGTCTCATATTCTGCTTTGATTTTAGGTCTTATCATTAATACAAATGGGTTAGTTAGTATACGTCTAAGAGATATAGCAGCTTTAGTGAATAATCTATTATTCAAATCAACTATAGGCATATTCTTAAACTCTTTCTCTCTAACGATAAATCTATCAGCATCGGATGATGCATTAATGATATTCTCATATCTAGTCCAGTGTTGATATATACGTCCTTTCTGGTTTGACGTGAGCTTAAACTTAGTTGCATCATATGCTTTAGATGGAATTCTAGTATTCAAATATTGTAACTTTAATTCCCTATAAAGTTTGTAATCTGAATCCTTAATACTAATTAATTCTTTCATTTTGTGTCTCCTATTCTGCTTAAATTCAATATAATTAAGAACCATGTGAATCCATGTAACGCATTTTAAGCGTTTCCCTATATGGATACACTCATACTTATAATATACAACTAAAAAATACCCTGGATGAGCTATTTGCCCATCCAGGAATACTTTATTTTCTATTATCATGTATAGGGAAGTTTTGTGATTCTGGTTCTTTATTATATACTACACGATATGAAGAATCTTGTTCCATAGCTAGGAGCTGAGAATTCATATATGCTTTATCAGTATAAACGACTATCTCTGAATATTCAAAGTCTACAGGTTTAATAGTATTGATAACCATATCTGTCCAGTTGACATCTATATCAACTATTCTATTATTATTGACGATCTTGAAGTCAATAAAGGCAGATGGGCTAATAAACTTAGACTTGCAATACTTTATTAATTTATTTATATATGGGTCACCATCAAAGATATCGTTAATATTGATAGCCAAGATCTTGTCTTTCTCATCTTCATAGTCTAATGTAAAGAATTGTTCCCAACCACGTTCATTTAGTGTTGGTACATTAGCAAAGTTAGCTACATAGGATTTAATATTACCAGCTTTATCTGTAAACTCAATAAGATTAGTATGCTTAGCAGTAAAGTAGCAATAAATCTTAGGTGCTGGCATTCTTACAGTTGTAGTAAACTCAATAAAGTAGTTAGAGCTTACTTGTCCTTGACGTTCACCATCGTCTATATTGATATCAGGTGTAGCTATATGAGTATACATAGCTTTAGCTCTAATGAAGAACTCATTTCTACCATTAATAGCTCTAAGCTTATAGATAAATGGCACTTCAGACTTACTATTTAAGTATACTAGGAATTTGAATGGATCTTTGATTTCTTTCTTCTCTAGATCTACATCAAATCCTACATCTTGAGCTAGTGCTAGTAGCATCTCTTGTGGTACATGGATATCCATATCAAGATACTTACCAGATGTAGCACCGACTTTAAGAGCCATCTTAAGATATTTCATAATATCTATTTGCTTAGCTTTAGTATTGACTTTAATACGTACTTGGAAGTTCATAAGCATTTGCTCAAATGCTATAGCAATATACTTATCACGTTCTCTATCTTTAAAGAAAGTATCTCTATAGTTAAACGTTCTAGCATAGTACGTTAAGTCATAGTTATTAGCATCTATACCCTCACGGTTATAGTCTGTATCTAACTGAGGGATAATAGCAATAGCTGGTTTACCACGTTTAATCAAATCATTGATATTGAGTTTAGCCCAATCATCAAAGAGATGTTTCCCTTCAATATAGACTGTCTTAAAGAATGATGCACTAAATTGTGATAAGATATAGTTCTTAAAGAACTCTACACATACAGAATATGCGTGTACATGAGATGGTACACAAAGATTGCGATATATCTTCTTCTCCATTCGCTCTACAATATCAATTGGAACGAACTTATCAGGATCTGCATATATCTTAGATAGCAAATCTCTATTAACTACTTCAAAGTCTTTACCTGGGACTACTTTCACATCGTCTGTAGTCATAGGTTTATCTTTATCAGATCTAGGTAGTTGTTCTCTATCTTTCTTTATTTCAGATATAGTATGAATACCAGGATCATCATCACGTTTTATATCAAGCTCAATCAGAGGTACATTACCATCATTATCTGGGCCTACTGGAGTGACTATACGGTACTCATAAAAAGGTTTCTTAGCCATAATACCTCCTTAATGACAAAAAATTATATAAATGTTTGGGGTAGCCCTAAGACTACCCCAATACATCTATCAATCATTTAGAAACCGCCACAAGTTGTACCGCCCATAATGATAACCTCCTCATTTATCAATGATCACACAGTGGAAGTCTCCAATACGTGGATCGAATTTGTCATTTAAGTCCGAATAGTCTGATACAAGGTAATATGTATTATAACCTTGCATTGGATCATTCGGTTCGATTAAAGCTACACGACATGGAATATCAATATCGTGTAGTTCAGATTTTACTACTACGGCTTCACCTAGTTGTAATACTTCGGATCTAGCTGCAAAGTAATTGTTACCAGAATACATTACTTTCCTCCCATAAGAGCTTTGATATCTTCAATCTCATCTTTAGTATAAGTATCGAAACCTAGATTACAGAAACTATTCAAGTTTACTATAGTATCCTTGAAGTAGTTCATGAATGAGTTGAATCGTCCATTGTTCTTAGAAATCATCATTGTATTTCTAGGATTCAAAGACTCTTCACATCTAGCTACGAATTCCTTATTAATGAGATAAGTGATATTCAAACAGTCACCATCAAAGTCTGCACCCATTCCTGGTAATACCTGTAATGGAACTCGCATAGTGAAACTGTCTACCAATACATCAATACAATACATCTGTAACACGGAACCATAGTTGATAGTCGGGTTACGATTGATGATGAATGGGATACCTCTAGGGTAGGATTTGATGATACCTTTGATGATATCCAAGATAACTGGGTCTACATAAGTTTGTGCTTTCCACCATTTCTTATGTGCATCACTATAAGTAATATTATAAGACCTAGCTAGAATATTGATGATAGTCTGTTCCAATAGAACTAGTAATGAGTTATATGGAAGCTTAATCTCATCAATACGTAATGTAGCATCTGGAATGATTACATTACGACCTGTAAAGTTATATCGACCTGCTAGTGCAGATTGGATAGCACCTTTCTTATGTGCTAATTCTTCGATTACAGAATCATATAATGAATCACTAGAACCAGCATATAGATACTGGATATTCAATAGAGCTTCGTCTTTGAACTGCTCTCTAGATTGGATTAGAGTTCTATTGCTATTTACCAATGCGGCATACTTAGCAATATTATTATAGATGGCATTAGCTCCTTTAAAGGAGAACTTATCCCCTTGGAGATTAACCATCCGCAAGAATAATGAATACACTGGAATAGAGTGTGTAAGTAATCTGTCTCTGTACTTTAATAGCAACTCATAGTTAGCTATCTTATCTTTCTTAGACTTATTCTTACGAGCAAAGTATTCCATGATTTCATCTATTCTCTTACAGAACTCAATCATACCAATACCATGATATTCACCAGATTCTTTTCTAGCTTTCTCATCAGCTTTACGAGTTACTTCAAAGCCGTTTTCATCTAGCTCTACATCTAGAGTCAAGATGTCTTTAAGAACTGCTGGAGTGATTAGCTTCTCTAGGTTCTTAAATAAGTTAGGGTGGATGATTACATGCTCTTGTAATACAACCCACCCAGTGATATTAAGATCGTCATCTACATACTTAACTTTAGTATTACAGTATGGACAGATTTCGTTGTTATATAGTCTACCAGTATAGTGACCACACTCACAACGATAACGATCTTTGTAAGCATCTTTATCATCAGATATAGATGCCCCGTATTTTGAAGAGAAGATGGAAGAATCGGACTTTAAATCTTTCTTTACCGTCTGTGGTTCAGAAATGATAAAGTCCCTTCCTTTAGATATACCTTCGATACGAAGTTTATCTAGGTCTAAAATTTCCATGGTTGTCTTCCATGATTCATTTGGTGAATGATGAAGACGGATATTCATGTTTAATTTACGTTCTTCCATACTTGACTCCTCCTAGTTGAAACGTGCAAGATACACCTCTGCACATATTCTTTTTATTGCTTCTTTTATGTCATCCATTGGGATTTGGTTATCAGAAAGATTACCATAAATTCCTTCTAAGATTACACCTACATCAGCTTTAGTTACATTATGCTTCTTGCATATATCATCTAAAGACATACCATAAATAAGTAAATCCATAAAGATAAGATCTTCAGTTATAGGATCATAACCGTCATCTTCTTCTGGGTCAACTACATCTAATGCAGGCTCATCTGGGATAACGACATCTAGTACTTCAGTGTTATCTGAAGTGTCAAAATCTACACCGGAGATTGCTGTAGTTATTTCTCCACTACCACTTTCGATAATGATATCTACTAATTCTTCAGCAGTGATTTTATATTTCTTAGCGATGTCTGCTAATACCATACCATTAGCATGGTCTTTCAAGATACTTTCTTTCATTTTATATTGCTCCTTTGTCTGGTTTAACTAACGCTTTGATTGGAACCATTCTATCTAACCAATCAATAAATTTTTCTTTGGATTCTAACCCATAGCTTTCTAAGTCATACTTATAAAAGATATGCTTCCAATCACTATCACCGTTCAAGTCATCCACAATTTCTCTGTAACGTGAGATTAGACTACGATATCTCTTATAGAACGTAATTAGAGACTTATATCTGATTTCAGACATAGCGTCTTTAATACCATTAGACTTCAAGAATTCACTATATAGCATATCTTCCTTTCTATCGATAACTAATAGCATTAATTTACCAGTAAGCTGTATAGATGCTTCGATATTTAAGTTATCGTGTTGGAAGAACTCATTTCTAATATTAGAGAATCTTGTGAATAGTATATAAGTCGCAGACGATTCTTTAAAAGAATACTCTTTATCATACTCAATATTGGAAAGTATCTTAGTATGCTTTCCAAACCCATAAGCTCTTTCGATAGCTTTAATCTGAGTATCGCTATAGTTAAAGAATGTCTTAACACCAGGTTTAGTTAACCCGTTAACTTGAAACGTCTCATAGTACTCATATAGTTTCTCAGTTAACTTAGGATTATAGAACCTAAAGAATACATTAGCTAGATAACTAGAGTGTCGCATAACACCAGCTTTTCTTAAACTAAAGTATCTCTTTATATCTAACTTCTTAAACTTCTCTAGTGTAATACCTAGGTTTTCTAGATAGTTTTCAAAGTTATTGTACTTAACCTGTAACTGTGTGCTGTTAGGACATAGTTGGTTTAGACTCCATTTGGACTTATTATCTCTCGACATAAAGTCAAACCCACCTAAGGATTCTGCTATATAAGCAAAGTCTGCTATTTGCTTATAACTATAATTACTTGGAATAATGATCGGTTTTTCCATAATCACCCATCCCTTCCAAGAAAGTCAAAGCACCCATATCATAGAAGACAAAGAATACGAAGCTATGCTTCTTTACCATATCATAGATGTCTTCTTTTGTAGTACCATACTTACGAGCCACACGTTCAATCTCACGACCTTCGGCAATCTCTTTACCAATCTTAGGCATGATTAAGAATGTAGCCTTATTGTCAATATAGTCACTAGCAAACTTAGTAAGAATATCATTCTTATTATCTAAAGTATACTCTTGACGGTAGTCTTTATTGACAATATCAATAATAGCCTTTTCCGGATTAGGCTCATTATTGTCTATAAGCTCCATGAACTTATATGATGCAGCTATAGATGCTTTGGCGGACTTAATATTCCGTCTTGCTAATATCATAGTGCCGCCTACTACGATATTGTGCCATCTTCTATCACCTCCTTTTTTGTAGTATGGTGTACCATCTTTATGGCTTTTCTTTTTATTCTTACTGCCACGGGTGATGATAGTACCCTTAATAGTTTTACCTCCAACTATTGACTTCTTAATATCACATAGTTGGGGCTCTTCTGTATGACGTACATAACTTGGAATGTCTTTACGTACTTGGTCATACCATAATGAGATAGAGTCTGTATTTAAACGCTCTTTCTCATATAGTTTAGCGACAGTTTGTACTGCCTTTTCTTTATTTAGTTTTGCTTCTATTAAGAACCGTAGGTCCTTTTTGACATCGTCTATAATTTTCACGATTGCCTCCTATTAAATAAAAAGTAGAATTCTAAAATACTATTTGGCTTTCTTTCATATATCACCTCCTAAACCTTAGCCAGTATCATAGAAATTCGCAAAAGAAAAAATGACTAATGATCAAGGACCTCTAGAAGCTAAAGATCAAGATACATATTGTATCTATCACTCTAACTCCTAGAGGTCCTTGAAACTAATTAGTCTCGAAGAATACCGACTGCATAGCCGACATAACATATCAAATCTAAAACGATCATATCTTTCAACTCCTTTCATAGCTTAAATATAACCATTATGATTACCTTTATAGTATACAACTATAGATATCGAGTTTTACGAAAAGAGACTACAAGGGTCAATGACCCTTGTAGTGCTTCTTTTGTTTATTATTCAGCAATATAGATTGTATTCCAAATATCTAGTTTAGGAACTTTGATACTCAATACATATTTCTTATTAACTAATTCTACAGTAGCTTGACATTTAATCATAGTAGATTTAGACCAATCATCTGGAGATACAACGAATACATTATTAGCTAACTTATTAGCTAAGTCTTTATCTGTACCTACAGTGTATTTTACTGTAAGATTGTTTTGGAGTGTCGGTTGCTTATTCTCTTTAGTACCAGCTTCATTCTTCCAGTTAGATACAACGTCGGATAAGTTGATCATTTGGATAGTTCTGAAACCTTTACCTTGTTTAGTCCAAGTCCAGATTTGGAATCCTCTAGTACCATACTTATCCCAGTTTTGTTTGAAGTTGTATTCGTTGAATACTTCCACTTCATTAGTGGAATCTTCTAGACTAGTACCACGTAAGATATTTCCATATGCAGTTACAAATTGATTATAATCAGATACTTTACGAGTAATCTCTTTTGTAGTACGTAGACTTTGAGTTGGGTAGTAGTCTTTCTCTAGAATGCCAATGCCTAAACCATCATCGTTCATTCTATTAGCTAATACAGCAGAGCTCATATGGTAACCACCAGCAGCGGAGATAGTTGCTGTAGTCAATAATACTGCTGGTAAGTTATAAGTCTTATCAGCAATAGAATCTTCACCAGAACCGTTCTTAGCTACACGTTTACCATCTTTCCATTCAGTATCTGGTCCTTGCATATAAGCACCGACGATAAGAGATTTACCAGTCTTACGACGTACATCATCTACACGTGCTTTAAGATCACCATACTCAGTTTGGGAACGATATTGACCATTGATTACTAATGCAGATTGTCCAAATGGCCAGATTTCATTATATACTACATCTTGGTTAGATTGTAGCATCTTATCAATATGCTCACCATTAACGTCATTAATAGTGACATATTTATCTGGCATACGTTTCTTCATATCAGCAATGAAATCGCCATAGTAATCACTCATATAATGCTCTTTAGAATCGGCATCATAGTAAGCATTGATGGTACGATCACCAATAGTATCACCTTGCCAACCATCGAATCCACCATTCTTCATAGCTTCAATCATAACTTTAGAGATATGGTCTCTCCATGGTTTACTCATAGGGTGATAGTAGTATTGGAAAGGTTTACCATCAATATAGTTAATGTATGGTGTACCTTTCTTGTTTAGACCATAAGTATCATGATTATAAGCATACTCAATAGCAGATACAGTTTCAGGCTCATCAATAGAACGAGCAAAGCACATATTGTATAGCATTGCTACAGAACCCTTAGAGTGCATATACTTAGTCATGGCTGTAATCATTTCTACATCTACTTTACTATGGCTCCAAGTATTCCAATCTTGAGAGAATTGTGGCTTATCTAAAGGGAATGGGTTTTGTGGAGACTTATAAGCATCATAGAAGAAGTAGCTATTGATATTCATATTAGCCATTACACCAAGAGCATCTTCATAACGTTGCTTATTCTTCAATAAAATAGAATTATAGTCATCACCAGAACCACCTACGATACCATATCTTGGGAATACAGTCCAGTTCTCTTCTACAGATACTGCAGTATTTACAATATCAATATGACCATTAACATCTTCGACTCTAATGGATACTAAATAACCAGTATTGTTTTCCAATAAGTCTGCTGGAATAGTTACACTGTAGTCTTTATTCTCATTCTTACGTAAGTATAACTTAGTATCTTCGAATACAGTAGCAACTAATGTATTGACTTTATATAAGTCAACTTTAACTACCATAGGAGAATCTTCTACGGTATTCTTGACATTGAATGTCAACACTACATTCTCATCTTTACGGTAACTAGCTTTATCTTTATTAAGCTTACCAATAAAACTAATATTGCTTAGAGTTACTTCTTTAGATGAGATTACTTCGTTGCGTTTAACAACTTTAAACTCAGTTGGTCTAGTCTTATTAATAACTAGATAAGCTTCATCATTACTAATAACTACATAACCAGTTTGCTCTGATTCTAAGTTTAATTCAGAGATATCGAAACTAAGTTTATTATTCTCGATAACACCATGAACCATATTTAGGATATCAGAAGGCATAACTTTATCCATATTAAATCCTCCTTATAGAAATTGAATAGTACCAAATGGGGTACAATTTAATGTTCAAAATCATACAATGAGTGGATTATGAAAAAAAAAGAAAAGACTACAAGGGTCATTGACCCTTGTAGTTACTTCTCTTTTAGAATAGAATTATTTTACTACTGTGCCATAGTTGTCACGAGTATTGTCTTTATTAACACGTACACGTTCAACTTTATCAGTAGCACCATCTTTACCAGATACACGGTCTACACGGAAACGCATACCTTTTTGCACTTGGTCTAATTCAACTTTGAATTCTTTAATAGCACGACCTAATTCTGGGTTAATGTAACCAGCAGAGATTGCACGGTCTAAAGCTACAGCGAATTCATAGCGAGTTAAAGTACGATCACCAGAGAAGTTACCATCTGGATAACCAACTACAATACCTTTGTAAGCAAGGTCTTGAACCATGTTATAAGCCCAATGATTTTCAGGTACATCTGGGAATACTACATCAGTAATGGCTTCGTTTTTACCCATAGCATGATCAACTAATGCATCAATCTTAGCATTTTGAGCTGCAACGATTGCACGAAGTTCTTCGATTTCTTTAGCCATTGCTACTTGTTTATTAGCATTCATTTTGGAAGATTTACCGAATTTCATGGATACACCTGCACCATACATAGCATCTTTACCAATTGTAGTGGATGCAGTAATCATAGTGTTTTCATTAGGTTGGTAAGCTACACCAATAGCGCCAGCGTTTTGACCTTTGTAATGACCATAACCAGCGGCGAAGCTCCATTTATCATCAGCATTGAAGTCTTGATAATGTAAGTTAGCCATAGCTGCTGCACGAGCACCTACTTTACTGATTTCACGTTGGTTATTAGCAATAGCTGCATCATAACGGTTGCTAATACGTTGAGCTGCGTCATTCAATTGGCTACCGTTAATTGCATCAGTAGAACCTGCTTCTACACGACCAGGAGCTACGTTAGTAATAGTTTTATTACCAGCATCAATACCATCTTTAGTTACAGATGGGCCATTGTTAATAGTTAAGCCATCATTGTTCACTGTAGTACCACCATCGAAGTTAACGGATTTCATACCATTCAAGTTATCATTCACAGAGTATTTAACTACACCATTAGCATCTGTAGTAGCTGTAGTGTTTTTACCATTAGTGAAGTCTAAGCCATTAGCAAGCATAACTTGTTTAGCATCTTTACCATTAGCTTTGTAAGTCAATGGAGTTTTAGTAGCAGCCTTTTCACCGTTGTATTTGAATGTAGTAAGATCTGCTACATTAGCCGGAGCGTCCCAACGAGTAACATTAATAACGTCGTCTCCTGCAAAACGGTTAGAAGCCTTAGCAATAGCATCCACAGTAGAACGGGATACATAAACACCGTATTGTGCATTTGCATCACCAGTGGATTTGCCATTTGTTACACGTACTGCTGCGATATTGTCGACTTGATTGTCGGCAACCACGGATTCAACTGCTTTATTGGCTTCGATAGCTTTATTCATTTGGTCAACGTTAACTGCGTCAGTACCAGCTGTACCAGCTTTAACGTTATGAATTTGGTTATTGCCAGCATCAATATTAGTTGTAGTGAAGCTTACTGTACCATTAGCATCAGAAGCTGTCATGCCATTAATATTATAGGATGCTGTATCCAGATTGTTACGGTCTTCGATAGTTAAACCATTAGCACCGTATTTAGTGTCTTTATCACCATCAAATACAATAGTACCATCAGTATTGACTACTGTGTGTTTGTCATCTGTATTCTTACCAAATGCTGCAGAGTTCATATCTACCAAATCTTTATTAACGTTTACTTTGAATTCTTTTCGTCCGTAAGCGTTATCAGTAGCTACTACTGTAGTATTGGATCCATCAGCCATAGTATTGTACTTTTGTGCTTCAAGAGCAACATCGTACAACTGACTGCCATTAATAGCATCTGTGGATGTGGAAGATACACGGCCAGCTGCTACATTTTGTAACTGACGTGTATAGCTAGTTACACCGCCAGCACCAGCACGGCCATTAGTACCAAAGCTTACAACAGAATCTGGTGTAGAACCTGCGTAAGTGGAATTGCTGAAACGGATATCTGTTGTGTTATCCTTAATATTGGATGTACCAACAGCTGATTCTGTAACAGAATTTGTGCCGATTGCGACACCGTTTTGAACATCAGCAATAGTGTTATTGCCTAATGCAACAGTATCAACAGCAGTAGCTTGACCATGAGTACCTACAACGATAGAACCTTGGCCACTAGTGGCAGAATTAGAGCCAAAGATCAATTGCTCTTGATCAGCAGTAGTCATTTTATTATTATAACCAACTACTACAGCTTGTTCACCTTTAATAGTGCCATTATTAGCACCAATAGCTACAGAATTTTCGCCTGTAACATTGTTTGTTCTACCAATAGCAATAGAGGATGGACCAGATACTGTAGCACCATTACCAATAGCCAAAGTGTTATAGCCAATAGTTCTAGCTTGAGAACCAATGGCAATGGTATACTCAGTTAGAGCTTCTGCAGAAGAGCCGAACGCAAATGTATCGCGACCTACGGCTTTAGCTTTATCACCGCCGACGAAACTATTTTCGCCGTCGGATAAGTTACCTTGGCCAAAAGCCATAGAGTTTGGTTTTTTAACAGTGTTACCATCACCGAATACTAAGCTACTTGTAGCTCCTGTTTCAGCAGTATTATTACTGCCTAGTACAAACCCATATTCACCATTGGATACGTTATTGTATCCAATATTAGACCCCATTGCGAATGCAGAACTGGATGCTAAAGTACCTAAGATTGCAGCTGTTAATAAAATTTCCTTTTTCATTTGAATTGTCTCCTTTACCTTATAAGATAAGAAAAATGTGGTATAGTACCGTCAATACTATACCATGTGCACTTAAAATTAAAATATTTTTTTTAAAGTATTATAGGGTTTATATCCCTCCTTGGATTTAATTAGCTAGACTGTAAATTTGCATAATATACTAAGGAATGTGTTTAGCTAATACACATTCACACTTATAGTATATAACCAAAAATTTCATTAACTTATTACTTTTCAAACACTTCTGCTAATTCAGACCATCTGATTACAAGTTCACCTGTAACTCTATCTATAGCTACGCTTTGTAGTTTAGATGTATTAATTTCTGGGTTCTTTGGGACACGCATAGCTTCATTAAATAGATCTAGCATTTCTTTATCATTATCTTTTAAAAACTTACGTATTTGAGCAATTTTTGGTAATAGCTCTTCAACAGTAAGATCACCAATATCCAGTTTAGCTAGTTCTTCAATAGCTAATTCTTTATCAGAATAACAAATTGGTTCATATCTAATAATGCTACAATGCTTTACTGCTACACCAATTCTAATACGACTATAACGTAACTCTTTAGTTACTATAATATACTTTGTATTCATTATACTATTCTCCTACGCCTTCTACAGATGGTTTGATAAACCAATGTACTACTCGATTACTAGAATGAACGGCTTTACTATTAGCTTCGTTATTAAACTTATGCTCTAGCATAGTGCCTAAGAATTGTTCATGCTCATCTGTAGTCTCAATACCTAATGTAACTAAACGTGCAGGTTTAGCATTAGCTTCGATATAATCTATAGCTTCTTCCATAGTATCTACTGTAGCCACTACTGGATTACTGCTAGATACAGGTTCAAACTGTTTAGATTCTGGATTGTATTCGTATACTTCTTTAAGTACTGCGTATTGTACTTCCATATTAGTATCCTCCTAAAAAATAAGACTGTAGTATGCTAGACTAAAATATCTAGCATACTACAATAACCTTTAATAATTATGTAATGTGTATTGTAAGATTCTATTCTTCGTCTTCTTCGAGTTCAAATAGACACCAGTGGTATATAGTATCTTTACCACGGAATACAAAGCTTCCTGGAGAATCATCATTACGTAAGATGTCTTCTAATTCGTCCATTTGTTCAATACGAGTAGTATCTTCTTCTGTTTCAGCTACATCAGCCAATTCAGTCTTTTCATACATAGCCTGATATTCTTTTCTGATGATAGCTTTACCATCATCAAAGTTAACTATCTTATTAGATATATCAGTTATAGCATCATCAGTAGTGATTTCTTTTTCATCGTAATCATACTCGAATGTGTTTTTTACTACTAAATATTTTTCTGCCATAATGGTCCTCCTTAGTTGATATCTGCAGAAGTCTTATTGGATTTAGAAATATACCAATGGTGTAGTCTATTACCTTGAATATAGAATTCATGGTGAGGTAATGTGCCACAATCACTAGCGTATTCTTTTTCTAGTTCTTCTTTACGTTCAGTTAGAACTTTAGTAACTTCAGGTTCTACATCGATGTAGTTAGCTGAATAATTTTCAATAGATGCTCTAGATGCTGTACCTAATAGGTGCTCAGCTTCTTCTAGAGATAAATGGAATCCGATAAACTCCATAGTTACATATCCATCAATACCTTGAGTGGATGGATCATATGCAAATACTTCTTTTACTACGTTGTATAATTCTGACATAGTATAACCTCCTTAGAATGCTAAATAGAAATGTACTAGACGATCAGTACCGACATATTCTGTACTATTAGGTTTATCCATTTCCTCGATACGTTCCAAGAGTTCTAGTATCTTCTCTTGCAACTCAGGATCTGGATTAGGGAATACCTCTTCACCATATATCTCTGCCAGTTCATCTTTTTCAAATTGGATTGCATAATCAGCATCATCGAGATCGGATAGTTCATGGCTTTCTCTTAATGGATGCTGTTCTAGTAGACCATCTTCATGGTCAAAGAAATATGTGTCTGCTACGACTTTAAATCTTTGCATATAATTTGCCTCCTTAATTAAAATCAGTAGTACATTTGCGGGCTTTATATATATCCCATACATACATTTTGTTTCCATGTACTATTGCTACTGTACGTATAAACTTTGTTGGATGTTTTCGGTATACTGTTTTCTTACGGTCACTAAGTATTAAGTCAGTGGCTAAATCATAGTCAACTTCCTCATACTTAAGTTCTTCTATAGAACTTCTGACAGCCTCTTCCAGTATACGATTAGCTTCATCAAACGTCTTATACCAAGAGATATATTCGTGTAAATATTCTCTTTCACTCCCAGGTATATCAGGGTCATATACATATAAACTTATAGTTACATTGTATAAGGGCGCCATAATACTATACCTATTGAGTGATCTTATCAACTACTGATACTCTGGTCATGAAATCGTATATAATTACACACACCTTATCATCATAGAATGTGTTAATGGTGGTTATTACAGCACCAGGAAACATTAATCTGATTTGATTTAAAGCATCTGCTACTTTGTCTTTCAAATCTTGATTTTTGATACTATTTACAATAGCACTGATTTCTTCATTAGTTTTAGCTGTCATATTTAAGTAATGCTTAGCTACATCTTCACCAATAAATACTTGATCATATGCTTTCATATAGGCAGGGTTTGTGTCTTCTTTAGGTTTTACGACCCATCCCATTTGTTGCATAATATAATACATAATAATTGACCTCCTCTGAGTGAATACATATAGTAGTGATACACAATCATCACTACACAGTTATAGTATATAACTATAAATGTCCTTAATATAAAGAGCCCAGTATAGTCATTGACTATACTGGGATATTCTTTATTCTACAATAACGGATATGTTTTCTTTTGGAGTTGAGTAAGTTTTATTTAAAGCGGTCTTAATAGTTTCAATAGCTGTAGCATCTACATTAAACTTAGTTATATCTCTACGTAATTTAACTGTAATACTAGTTGGGAATTTGATCTTATTAGTATTAGACGCAGACTTACAATTATTTACAAAATTAGACGAATAACCAGTTGATGTTAATGTACTAGTCACCTGATCTACTGTATTAATAGTAACTGATGGTGGTTGAATGAAAGTTAATTTATCAATACCAGTAACTGCGATACTGTTAAATGTAAAATTACTATACAGTTTAGATGTATTGAGTAATATAGGTGCTTCAAATTCTTTAATTGTACAACCGCTACACATATTTATGGACAAGAAAGAACTTCTATTCTTTACAAATGTAGTATCTATAGCTGCGATATAAATATCATATAAGCTAAAGAATGGAACTCCTTTAAGAAAAGTCATAAAGTTACCCATAGCAACACTAGGACGGGCCTTAATCTGCTCTAAGAAATTAACTTTATCGATTAAGAACTTCCATACATCTAATATTATATCTTTACCACTAAAATCTATAAATGTACCAGAAAAGTTCATAGTTTCATTTATTAATTTGGTCGCTCTAAATGTACCATCTTTAAATATATCTGCAGTTATCTCACTAAAGTTAGCATTATTAAAAGTTCTTGTAAAGTTTACACATTTAGAGATATCCATATTTCTAGGTAGTTTGCCACGGAAGTCTCTAAATGCATCTTCGAATGATACAGCATTTGAAGTATCTATATCTACATTAGATAGATCGACTGAGGAAGCCATAGCGAACTGTTGCATTGTATCTGGTTTAAATTTCAAAGACCCATATATGTTCGATTTAAGATATGCAAATGCTTTTGAGAACTTACGTTCAGTTAAACCAGAATTGTCTATAATGGTCACAGTTATATTTGGTCCATACGGTGTAGCCAATACTGGTGAGAAATCCATAGCCACATCACCAATATCAGTAATATCTATTATTACGTTTCTAATATTAGCATCCATAGTTGGTATAATACCTACTAATGATTTAGTTGTAGCATTCTTAGGCACTTTATATTTAATAGTGCCAGCAGCTAGATCATAACTAACCCATGGTTTATATATTTTGATCTTAGTATTCCTAAGTTTATTACCATTAGGTTTATTAATATAACCAGCCATATTTATTGCTATATTCTTAGCCGTAGCTGGATTTATATATAATCCCAAAGATACAAACCACCTATAATCTAGATCATTAGCCGTATCGAATGATAATAGACCATATACGTCAAGATTTTTAGAATAATCGGCTTTAACCCTAGGTATATATTGGCCGTTAATTACATTGTATCTAAACGCAAAATGTAATTTAGATGCATCTCTAAACTTAAATACCCTTTCTTTAGTATAATACGATCTAAGTGGTACTATACCTTGGTATATCATACTTTCAGTATTTATAAAAGAACTTAGTTGGGCGATAAAATCTTCAGCCATATTCATTTTTACTTTAGTCTCGAATGCACCTAGACCACTATGTAAATTATTTTGAGTTTCAGTGTTACTTATATCGTATCCTTGCATTCGAAGCTCGAAACTACCAGATGCATTAGCCATATTAGATAATTTTGTTTCATGGGACGACATATAAAGATCTATATGGTTTTCACCGTCAGTAGACTCTTCGATATACTCCTTAAATGCAGTTGCCATACCATTTTTATAAGTGAACACGTCTTGTGATGATAGATCGTATTTACAATTTATGGATTTATAATGCATATCGATATTCTTACCGTAAGTGTTTCTAGATAGTGGATACAGTTCCATTAATTGGTTATATTTATAATTTGGTAAACTGTTACCAAAACGTAAAGCCTCGGCGATTTCATCAACCTCTGCGAAGTCTCCCTCGAATTCTAGGATACAAATACCATCTGCTTCACGGTCATGGAAGTATTTGTTTAACTTAAAACCCATATCTTCAGTATATAGCATACCATGCGTACCAACTTCGATATCAATTAATTCATTACCAGATACAGCCCAAGTACCAGTCTTTTCTTGACCAGGGAATGGTGCCATAGCTAAGTTACCACTTAATGGATTAAATATCTTAGTAAACTCTTCTGCTTTATAAATATCAATATCTTCAATATCATAGCAATATGCATCATCAAAGTATTTATCCCAACCTAGTAAGAGAGAACCACCATACTTAATAGATAATTGTCTATTTTGATTATCCTGACACATAATATCAAAGACAACTTCTCTAGCACCTAATCTAGTTTCAGATAGTTTCTTAGTTATATGACTACCAGTAGCAAAATCATATGTACCATCTACAAGATCCATATTAGATAATATAGTAGAGTTGATCATGCTATCCAAGTTGCCATCAGACTTAAGTTGCATCATATAATCATAATCAAAGATGGTTCCATCTAAGAACTGTTTACGCATATAATAAGTTACGTTATCATATCTATTCTTTAGTTCTTCAGGTTTAGCATTATAAGCAGATAATGCAGCATCATAAGTAGACTTTACTAATGGGTCATTCTTAGTTGGTGCGTTTACACTACTAGAATGAACTGCTACGCCAGAGGAGTATAAAGACCTGAATGGTTTATATGTATTATAGATATATGCTTGATTGATAAATGTATTTACCATAAGAGAATTATCTTCATCATGGTAGACATCTTTATCTACAAGATTAACTTTATACTTAGCTAGGGTTTTATCGATAAATCTATTGATATCTTTGATCTTGACCATATCATTAGATGGACATACGTTGTATAATGCTTTAAAACCTTTATTGTATACTGTCCATTTTACTTTATCAGTACCACTAATAGTTTTATACTCCACTTCAGGTTCCCAGCCAGGTGGCCATGGAACATTAGAGTTTATACTGCTAATTATGTCATCATATCTAAACCCATCTTCAATATCTGGGTTGACCATAGTCGGTGCAATAAGAACTTTCTTTCGTGTAACTGTACTATCAACCTTAGGTGAGTCAGCAAAGAATTGATATGGTGGATCATATGCTTGGTATACACCAATATTTTTACTATTAGTAACACCAATGTCTGTAGCTTTAAACCAATGCTCGTATTTGTCATAGTTTCTGAAACTTTCAGTATAATCACTTCTAGTATCGTCAGCATTCCAACTAGAGCCAAATTCATCAGTAGTTTCAGTTAATACACTAATTGAAGTGTGGCCACCAGCTATATAATAGCTAGCATTTGGTATAGTTATACTAAAGTTTCTTTTATTAATAGGGAATACTATATGAGAAGTTTCCTCAAGACCATCTTGATCTATTAAATCCAATATAGGGGCATTAGTAGAGATAATACCAGAACCAGCACCGCAGATAGTATAGTGTACTTTCTTTGCCCAGTATGGTACTTTAAATCTATGAGAACCAGCTTTAAAGATATAAGCTTTTCTAATCTTATCTTTCTTAGCTTCGGCTTCTCTTAAAGCAGCATATTCTTTCCCTTTAATCTTAAAACGTTTATTTGTCGCTAGTTTAGATGTGGTCTCACCGATAGCAGCATAAGCTTTAGTACCATCAGGTAGCTTAAAAGCCTTACACATATCCCCGGCTTCTTCTTTTGTAGTATATAGGGTAATCTCTTCACGCCTATTACCTCTGACTACATATTTTATATCAGGTATTTTAGCCATAATAGTCTCCTATTATAAGTGGTCAAGACCATCATCAGGTTCTGGTCTTTGATACTCGATCCACTCTTCGGTACCATCTGGATGAATCAAATGGTTATCATTATTATATACCGCAACTTTAGAGAAGTATCTATATGCTAGATTATCTGTAGTGATGAATGAATTAGGAGATAATCCGCCAACTGTATCAGCATTACCACCATTAGCTCTAGCGGTAATAGTACTATTACCACCAATAATGATGGATTGATCATTAATAGTAGTAGCTGGGAATGTTTGTGTACTATTTAGGTCAATATTAGATAGCATATCATACGTATTGCCATTTATAGTGACGCCACGACCTAGTAGGTTTAATGCTTGTCTGAAAGATAGTGTAGTATTTTCATCTACAAAACTAACAGAAGCTGGTAGCATTTTCACGTTAGCAAAACTAGGGATACCTGAACTATTATACATTGCTACGCCTGCGCCATAGATAGCGATATTATCAGAGATAGTGGTCATATCAATATATACAGAGTTGGTATTATGTGTAGCAACTTTAGGTGTTCTTGCTGAGTTATTATAGTAATACGTTATATTACCACCACGAATACCAATAACTATTTCATTATCAAAGTCATATACATATACACCAGGACCATTAGGATCTAGAAACAAATCTAGACGATTGTATAATTGGTTTCTCTTTGGCAATGTATAAAGATAACCACGTCCTGTTACAGGTACACACTTATCAGCAATATATGGAATCATTTCCATAATACTAATAGTTTTCTTATTAGATAGTGTATTTAGATTTAGAGATGATTCTCTTTGTGCTAGAGTAAAATCATTAGCAGTTATAGGTTCAGCACTTTGTAAAGTTACAGATACCATATTATCATTAATACCAACACCAGCAAAGATTACAGTATTATTAGATACATGGTATATTACAGGATTTGTAGTACTATAGTTTAAGATCTGATCTACATTTAGTTTATTCTTAACCACAATCTTACTAGAAAGAGAGTTAGTTAAGTTAGTTACAGTCATTACATAAGTATCATCTTCAACGATGATTTTAATATTGTCTTTACTTCTAACTGCTTCAGATAATGTAACTTTAACTACGTTATTATCATATACTGAAGACGTATGTCTAGGACATTTAAAGACTTTAGTGATAGAATATTGAATCTGATTTAACTGTTCTCCTAGAGAAGTCAAATCAGATTTTAAAGCATATTGGTCTGCAGCTTTACCATTAAGCTTATTAGAGTTCTCAGCTGTAGCTACTGTAGCATTTCTAAGCTTAGTATCAATAGCATCATTAAGACCAGTGATTTGGTCCAAGGCATGAGTATGCTCTAATGGTGCAACTGCTTTACCATTAGCAAATATTCTGCCAGAGGCATTAATATCACCAGTTACACTGGTATTATGTAGTTTTGCCATTATATTACCTCCATGGGAATGATTATTGTTCAAATTATAAGAGTGTTAAAAATCCATGGGTTGGTCACCCATGGATTAGAAATACTCTTATACATTACAAAAATCTCTTTTGTAGCTGTCTAACGAAGAAAGAAAGTATCTTCGGTACAGCTTTTAAAAATTTAGGATTCATAGCGATAGTCTTAATCGTGCTAAGGACCTTACCTTTGATTACTGCACGTCTAAGTTCTCTATCTAGTTTTGTCATACAAGTCCCTCCGTGAAAAAATATATTATTCTTTGAATGGAAGGGATTCACATAATCCACACTTGTGGTACTCAAGTTCATTATACACATTAAAGTTTCTTTGTATACGAGACATATCAAACGTATAGTCCGAGAATAGTTCCTTATACAGGTCTAATTCTAAATGCCTTATCTTACATTGCTGTCCTAGCTTATACTGCATATTGTTGTAGTATAGGTGACTAATAGCTGGGCATTCGAAACAGTGTAAACATTCACAACCATCTTGGATGCTACACATTGGAAGATTATTATATTCTTCACAAAAATTCTCTAAGGCATTTTTATCTAAACCTGAGTAGATGTCCCCTATAGATAATGTTTGGTCATCGTAATAGGAATCATCAGAGAAGTACCCACAAGGATAGATATTGCCATGTATGTCTATATGTAAGAAATGTCCTAAGTGTCTACAGCTAACACATCTCATCTTAGTAGAATGAGATAAGTCTGTATGTACATAAGCCATAGCATCTAAGTTAGCAACTATAGATTCAGGAAACTCCTTACTGTCATTGTATATATGATATAACTGAGGTCTTAGTCTTTCGATAAATTTAGGGTCTTTATATTCATCACAATCACTAAGTAAATAGTATTCCCATTTAGTACAACCATTATCTATAGTGAATCTATATGCTTGATATAGTTCGTCTACAGTATCTGGTGTTAAGGCAGTTCTGACTAAGATTTTATCTCTATAGTCAGACTTACCTAGCTTACGAATGATATCTTTAAAATATTCATCATCATAAGAATTATTTTTTACTTTACGTGATTTAGATGCGCTAAAGACCCCATCCCAGGATATCTTACAACCCCATGGATTCAGTATACCGTCATCCCAGAGACCTATCAGTCCATCTATATTGGTGCCATTAGAAATCGTCGTAAATTCCACATTTACGTTCTTATAGCGTTCTAGTTTCTTAAGTTTTCTATAAGCACTTCTAATCTTATCACAATGAAGACTAGACTCACCACCAGTAACCTTAAACTCTAGGGTATCCCCTAAAGGCATCTTTCTTAAGAACTTAACTAGCTGATCAAAATCAGTAAACCCATCATATCTAGTCTTAGTATCATATTTCTGGAAACAGTATACACAGTCTAGATTACAGTATTCAGAAATCTTAAATGTAATAGCGTCTATACGATCATACATTATTTTTCTACCGCATTAGGATCTACTTCTTCAGCAGGTTCATCATCTAAGAAAGAACTTAAGAAATCATCTAATGGTTTAACTATTTTATCTTCATCTGGTAATGGTAACCCAGCTTGTTCATATACATAGTACTTATATGCTTTAAGAACTGGTGCAGAGTTATAGAACCAGAGATTAGTTCTAAGGGCATAGTTATAGAAAATCTCAGATGTAAGTTTATCAGAGATTAGTAAGTCACTAGAATCCCAATCATAGATAGAGATAAACTGCTTATCTTGTTCAGATAAGTTTTGTAGTGTAATAGTTGGATCATATGCCCCTATCATTCGACATATAAATCTTAGTATCCCATAGAAGTATGGAATATTGTTTTGGTTATATACATATAGCCCACGGAATAATAGTTGTGGTTCTCTAAGATTACCATCAACCAATTCCACCATCTTATTGAATAGCTCTTTACATTTAGCAAAGTCTCGTACAGAGAAATTGACTTCAAAGAGCTTATACCATAAAGCTAGTTTAGTAATACCATAGTTACCATATTGGACTTCAAATAGAGAGTCTGGTAATTTTACATCATCTAGCATTTCTTTAACTAGCATATCATTATCAATCTCTTCTAGTACTAATGTAATACATTGTACGAATGTGTTGATGTAGATAACGTTTAAAGCATCTACAGATAGATTGCCATATCCAAAGCGTAATGTATCTAGATATTTCTTAATCTTGAATATACATTGTGCATCCTTAGGTAATGTCTTAGCATATACTAGTGTAGCATATTGGATATATGTATAATGAATGATAGCAGAATAAGCTTCTGTATCAGATTTAGCTATACTTTCGTATAGATTGCAATACATACCAAGATAGTTAAAGAAATCATCTTTATACTTAGACATATCAGCTATTCTAGATAAAGTGAATAACTTAGTTTCTAAGTCAATCTTAGTATCATTGTAATAGATATTGAGATAATCTGCTCTAGTTTTCTTAGGAGACACCGCAATATCTAATTCAGTTAAGTATTCTGGACAATACTTCTTAACTAAGTTCTGTAAAGTCCCAGTGAAATATTCCCATTTTATTTTGTTTTTGATAAAGACGTTATCATATAGACAGAAGTCTTTGAATGTAAGAAGCTTACGGAATTCGTTCTCTCTATACATCAAGATATTTTCATACTCTTGGTCTTCTTTAATAGCGTTATATATACGCTCAGGTAAAAAGTCAATCATTCTTGAGTAACCTCCTGATGGTATCGTTCTAAATGATCTTTATAGCTTCTAACGTAAGCTAATAGTTTTTCATAGCCATCATCATCTAAAGAGTCTATCCATTCTCTAATGGTAGTATATATGATTTCAGACATTTGACATGTAGCATCTAAGTGGTTTTCTCTCCACTTATCACCAAACTGTGCATAGCGTTCATATCTACAACCACCATCACAGATACATTTGTATTTACATTCCTTACAGTCTGGGGATGTACATGGTGCTTGTAAGATATCCTTATCAAACTCAGTCTCTTCTTGAGATAATGCAGTGCAATAAGATTCTTCACCATATGGTGTAATAACCTTATACTTACCGACATCACATGAACCAAAGTTATCATCATCTTGTAAGATAGCTATAATACGATTCATGTGTTCCATATACATTCTCTCTAGAGTGAATGTCTTCTTATACTTCTCTTTGAATAGCTCTAGATATTCTGGTGCATAGTATGGTCTATGAGCTAATACAAATTCGCCATTGACATTATACTTCTTCTTCCATTCTACGAAAGTCTCATGTATCTCATCAAAGATTTGTATATTCTCATTACCAATAACACACTTCACATCGAACTTAGTTCCTTGAGAGATAGCATATTGGATATTATCATATACTGTCTTAGATATAGAATTACCACAAGTATCGACACGGTTCTTATCTGAGAAACCGTCCCATGATAACTGTATCTCACTAAATGGATACTTCTTATCTAATTCAATAAACTCTTTAAAATTAACCACAGTAGATGTGACTACTTGGAATTTAATCTTACCATAATACTTCTCTAATACTTGCTCTATTAGATCTATCTTGAGTAATGGTTCACCACCAAAGAATATAATACGTGTAGGCTTTTCTACACGTATTATTTCTTCAATCTGTTCAAATGTCATACTCTTAGGGTTATCTCTACCCTTAATATAACAATACTCGCATCTATTAGGACAAGCCTCAGTAAGCATCAGGTATATTTCTTTATAATCACCATTCATTATTTATTCTCACAGCCACTACAATCAGCCCAACCATTACTAACGTAATAATCACCATTACTATTAAAATTAGGGTCTAATGAATTAACCAAATCATTTCTACCAGTTCTTCTATTATACATCATTTGCCAATGATATTGCTTAGGGTTATCGTATGGTGCACCTGGATACCACTCTAGATTTAGGTTATTGTCACTATGTAATGTACTAGGAATAGAGTTTGTATCATTTTGGTCTCGTAATAGATAGTATCCATCATCGCTACCATGATACCTATTTCTATACATCCAACGTCTACCCCAAGGATCATAGAAGAAAATGAATATATTATGGTCATGGTCAGAGTGTCTATATGTTTCCCAACCAAGTTTAGTTATATATTCACGATGGTCATCATCTTGTAAGAATGTAAGTTTTAAGAAATCATCACCTAATTGACGATGTTGGCAAGTCAATTGGCATGTGGATTGACAGTTAACTTGGCAGCCAATTACACAGTAACCATTCACATCATAAAACTTACCATTATTCTTAATGAAGAAGTTAGACGTATTGATTAAGTTCTCACGTAGTCTAGCAAACCATTCTAATTTGATTGGCTGGTTATAGCTTTGACCATCAGTTCTGGCTGGGAACTTAGTATTACCACTAGCATCTCTAAATGCATCTACAACATTAGCAGCCGGTGGTTCAATACGGTCAGCATTAATCGTAATACGTTCATTAATGGATACACCACCACCAACACTTTGGCTATATGTACCATAATAGTCTAAGATCTTCTCTAATACATTACCATCCACATATTCACTATTCAATAGTCTATTTAGATCTACTATACGGGATGGATGATCACCATTAGATGGTGGGTTATTGAAGTTCATCTTATTAGCATGATCTTTATCGATATTATTATCTTGATTTTGACGATACTTAGGTGTACTGCCTTCCCAATAGTTTCTACCATTAGAATCTGATGGTGGGTTATATGATAATTGTTTCATTTCAGTATAAATAGCTACACATGTCTGATATGATTCTACCAAACCACGTACTGTAGTATCTACAAAATGTCTATCAAATGCAATATCCACGTTAGCTGGGATATCAGTTGTTGTTTTATTGTCTTTCTTAACCACATAAGGAACATCGGGGATAGTCCATCTATATCGGTTATTCATATTAAATTCTATACCCATAAACTATCACCTCCTAGATTGTGTGTAAATAGTCTTTAATAATAGCTCGGAAATCTTCCATAGTGGAATTATCATCTCTAAGCTCAAGAAGTTTCTTCTTATTACTGTTTAACCATACATCTACGTAGTTCTTAAAAGATATCATAGCATCTTTAGATGGTTTAGATGTAAGATTTACATTAGTAATACCCTCACCAGATAAGAATAACTCATCAGTGAAGTCTAAGTTGAATAAACGTAGCTGTACTAGATTGATAAATATCTCTTTGATATTTAATAGACGTCTAACTATAATAGCTAATGCAATTACATTAACTTTATCATAGAATCTTAGCCCATCAAACAATGTTTCATGGTCAGCTAATGCACTGTCTATATAACGGAATAGCTTATAAGCCCATAGGATAAAACCATGATAGTTTCCACCATTAAAGCTTACTTCCATATACATTTCATACAACCACATTACACCAAGAGATGTATACTTGTATTTAGTATTTAAAGACTCATGATTTAACGCTATACGTTCTAGTATAAGATCTAAAGCCGTATTTGTCAAGTCATTATGTAAGAGTCTAATGAAATAAGCTTGCACTTCAAGCCATATATTCTCTATAGTATCAGCATCAGTATAATATGGTGCTACTTTAGTTCTGACTTTAGTATAATGGTCTACTAGCTTATCATAGGCAGTTGTATCAAACGTTTCATGGTTATCTTGCATTACTTTATATAAGAAATACCCATTCAACTCGATATAGTTTACATGGATATAGCTAGGTAATGTAGATAGCTCTTCATTAGTTAACCCATTATACATATTTACGAAGTCTAATACGTATTCAAAGTGAATACCATCAGCATAGCTATATGTGAATAGACGTAATAGAGCATACATCTTATCTTTCTTAGATGTACTAGGATCACTAACTATAGCAGCCAGTGTAGTACTAGAGATATCAGATGTATAAGTGATATACTTATAGATATCTGGATTAGATTCTCTTATTTCAGTTTTGACTTTATTAAGATACTCAGCCATTGGCCCTGTAGTCATAAGATTATATTGAGCCTCTAGTTCTTCTTTAATAGTCTCACCACAGGTTATCTCTTTATATAGTTTATCAAACTCAGCATAATCAGATCTTGTTTTAAGATAGTCATATACTTCGTCAGTTAGAAACATTTTCATTACGACCATCCTCCACAGTTTTGATTATGGCAAGTATCGTATTGACAGTTTTGACATGCAATTTGGCAAGATGCTTGACAGGATACTTGGCAAGAAGTCTTACATAAGTCATTCTCCCAGTATGTATTCTCTAAATCATTGAATGCTTTATTTAATACATGGAGATTACCAATCATTAGATTCAATACAGCACCAGAATATAGATCTCCTGGAGCCATAGCTCTAAATAATCCACTAGAAGTCTGTCTATAATCACCATACATGATACCTACAGCACCGTCATTAGCTTTAAATGCACCATTAGATTCATATCTAGCACCAGAACCAACGTGTACATTGAATTTTTGACCAGGATAAACGTCTAATACTACACGTTTATATTCGCCTTGGCCACCAACTGCTTGGTTAAGGCCATCTTTAAACATACCACGTCCAGTTGGGCCACGTTGAGAATCAAAGTTAAGATTCCAACCAGAGTCATTGGCTAAAGAGATATTATCACGACTACCGCCATTTGCAGTTATATTACCAAATACAGTGGCTTCACCATTAGCACCAGGTAAATGTGCTGGGACATAACCTACAACTTGATATGTATGTGGTGCACGATATCCTGTATCTGGCCAGCTACCTTGACGTGGGTTATCATATCGTACAAAGTCACCAGTATATTTAAGACCATCAAGAACTCTATCTAAATGCTTATAGCTTTGTGCTGGGAAGTTCCTAAAGTTCTCTTGCCTAATGTATCTACCCATATATTCATAGATTTCTACTTTAGCTTCTACTGTACCGCTAATAGTAAATGCACCACCACCGATTAATACAGCAGAGATTTTATATACACCAGATGGAACTGTAAACTCATAATTTCCTGGCACAGTATATACTTTATCTAAACCGTATGGTGTATCATCACCATCAGTCTTATAAGCTATATATACAAACCCCTGTGTTGGTTTTCTATTAGCATCACCATACCATCTTGGTGCACCTGGAGTACCGACAGTGATAGATTGAGCAGAACCACCTTTGACATTCAAAGCAGTAGTAATAAAGTCACCAGGTAAACCAGAGCTTTGATTACCATAGTGCATACCACTACGATTAGTATACCAATCTGTAGATGATTCTGGTCTACCATAGTACCCAAATCTAGATTCAAATAAAGATACCTTATAGCCAGTTACACCAGCTAATACGTTATCGATAAAGATATTATTACCACCTTTAACAATAGCTTCATTGAAACTAGATTCTCCACCACTAGCACCCATAGAACCACCAGCACCACATAAACCAACTAGTACTGTCTTAGTACCAGCTGGTGGGGTGAATGTATATCTACCAGGTGTAGTAAATTTTGCTACAGTATAGCCTTCCATTGAATCACTAATACCCACAGTACTACTCATCAATTCAGAAGCCATACCTAATAATGTATTCATGCTAGATGCTTTAAGAGATTCACCAACTACAATACTATTACTAAATCTCTCAACTATATCTCCGACACTAGCATCACGTCTAATACGATTTTCTGGTGAACCAAATCCAGCACGAATGCGTTCTAGTGATTTTGCTTCTTTAAGATTGACAGCAATAGCACTAGCTATATCAACCAACGGAGCCTTGGCTACTATATTGTCTTTGGTTCTATCTATTTTATCAGGAATACTGTAATTAACAGTATTCCCTCTTCTTACTTGTGTTGGCATGTAAAATTAATCCTCCACAAACTCAACTCGTTTACCTACCATAGCTGCTACAATAGCGTTAATGGTCATTAATTCGTGTTTAAAATATGTATCAAAGCTAGGTAACACATTACCCTTATTATTTAGATTCTCATACTTCTCAACGAAATGATTTAAACGTATACCAAATTCTCTATCAGTAATACTAATAGTCTTAACTTTATCATCATAGTACTTTTTGACTTTAAGATTTTCAATTAAGACATTTAGTTGTCTAGAACGGATATTGGTTGCTTCTAGTAACTTATATTGATATGCTTTAATGATTTCTACAAAAGCTTTCTGTAAAGTACAGTAACCAATAGTTGGTTCATTAAACTTACCATTCTTAGTATAGTTCTCATAAGGACAACCAGACTTACAAATAGAGATGGCTTCACATCCCTTACAGCGTTCTAGTTCATATGTGGCAACCATAGGCTTAGGATCAACCTTAGTTTCATCTACGCCAGTATAGAAGTTGCCTATCTTGCCAGCAATCAAATCTACATTATCTGTAGTTGGATAATCTGGACAAGGCCAAATATCACCTTTCCAGTCTACAATAACCCATCTAGGATTCCCAATATTACACATAGAAGTGTCTTCTTTGATAGGTTCTAATGCTAGGTTTAATGCTTGGTCTACTTTATATAGAGAGATATTACGTTTATTAGTTTCATCATTCAAGATATCGATATACATATCAAGAATCTTCTCATAGTTATCTTTATAATCTTGAATAGATTGAGCGTCCCAATCTAAATCAGATGCTGGTACATTAGCAATATTATTAATACCTAAGTCCACTAGCATCTTAACCGATTCATACATATACTTAGCTGTATCTGGGGCAACTGTCATACGTGCTTCAATAAGATATCCTAAGTCTCTATCAATAAGCTTTTTCATATTCTCGATAACTTTATCGAAACTATTACATCTATGCTTATCATGAACTTCTTTGATACCATCTACAGATACTAAGATTGGAATAGAAAGCTCATCTATATAATCAATCATTTCATCAGTAAGTAAAGTCAGGTTAGTTGTTGCAGTAATACGAATCTTAAGGTTATTCTCTAAGACATAATCACATACAGCTTTAAATGTTTCCCAATTCATCAATGGCTCTCCACCAAACATGTTTAAAGTGAAGATACCAGCCATTGGGTCTACTACGTTATATGTAGCCTTAAGAATATCTAATGCTATTTCTTTTGGCATATAATCTTTACCTTTATTAGATTCGAAACAGTAGCTACATGCTAAGTTACAATCATTAGTCAGTAGCATCGTTACAGCTTGAGGTTTGCTGTATACGGTTGTAAAGTTTTCCATTGTTTCCTCCAATGATTATTTTAAATCTATCATATAGTTTCTTCAACTTCACAGGAGGTTCATTGCGTTCACAGATATAGTCTCTACCATAAGCTGTCATGAATGACTTGATGATTGGCCTAGTTTCATCGTTAATAGTATAGGTTCTTTTTAGTTTAACGTATAGACTATTCATAATACTAGTAGACTCTACAATATTCTTTTTAATCTTCTTATTATAGATGCCAGCGGTATTATACTTCCAGTCTTCCATAAACTCTCTTGCGACTTCAGCAATGGTTCTGTTAAGTTGACAGATATTTTGATGTGGATATTTAGAGTCAAATGTAGCTATATCGCTACAAGATTGACATACATTCTTAGCCACACATCCACGACACTTAGGGTGACTATGGATATCTATAGGTTCAGGGAATACTAATTGGTTACTATACACATTCCCGATATGTCTAGTATTATTTACTAAAGCTAATCTATTAGCATATATCTTACCATATGGAGATACATATAGTTGACCAGAAGTAAAGAAGTTACTATCAGTAGATGTATCTTTATAATCTGGAACTATATAGTCTAGGTAAGATGTAAGATACAACGCATCAAACTTATTCTTAGTAAACTTAAAGTATTGCTCATAAGCATACTTAGTAGCTTTCTTTAAGTTAGTCTTAAATCTACCAGTGATATCTATACTATCAGCTGGTTCAAATAAGATACTCTTTACACCAAGTTTACTAACGAAGTCAAAGTTATCTTCAAAGTATTTGATTGTATCTTCCATTAAAGTCATATGGATAGTTACATGGGTCTTAAGAATATTTAATTCACGTAAACAAGTTAGTCCACGGATAGCTTCTTTATATCCAGAGCGATGTTTATCATTATGCTCTTCTTCGCCATCTAAGTATCCAACGACATCTATAGCATTAGCTTTAATAACTTTAGCTTTAGCTAATGTCATCAATGTAAGATTAGTATGTAACTTATATCTACAGATGACATTATTCTCTTTAAGCTTATCTATAATATACGTGATCTTATCCCAACACATCAAAGGTTCTCCACCCTTGAAAGTGATAGTATATACACGTCTATAATCTTTAAAGATCTTAATAATCTTTTCTAACATTGCGTCTATTACCTTGAAAGACATATATTGCTTTCCTTTAGGTGGTAAATAGTCACATTCAATATTAGTATCATTAGTGAGATAGAAGATAACTTCTCTCACTTCATTCCCTATTTCTTTAAACTCTAAAAACATTTCTTTCTAAAAATTCCCCTTAATAGTAATACTTACACTAGCAAGGATAAATCATACTTATCTTCCCCTAAAAGATGATTCTCCTGTAGTTTACACATTACAGGGCTACCAAACTTATTACGTAAAATCCATTTGTGTAAACGTAATGCAACCCTGTATTTAGCTCTAAATAGCTTACATTTATCTTCGGCCACTAAGTGGTAGTCTCTTGTAGATGAAAGCATATTCTCCATAGCACATGGAGTACACATATTCCTAGCTTCACAGTTAATACAATCATTCTTAGCTGTAAGAACTGTACATGGATATTGATTGCCTATATTGCGATTATATGATACACCATATCTAATATCACCAACTACACATTCATTGTATACTCTAGAAGCATATTCTTCGAAATCTGTATTAGGTGCAATAGAGCATCCGAATAATACACCATCAGTATCTACTACAAATCCAGTATCTGCTTTAAAATGACATGGTGGTCTAGGTTTAAAATCAGTACTATTAATATGCTCAGTAGATAATAGATTTCTCATGTACTTAGGAATGATAGCTAAGCCATATTCTACATACTTAAGAATAAGTATAGACGTTCTATACATAGACTCTTCATATGTAGCTAGTTCTTCATCAGTAATACCACCAGCTAAGATAGCAGCAAATGTAACCTCAGGGATACCTAAGTTTAATACACTCTTTACATGATCTTCTATATTCCCAAAATAACTATTTGGGAATGTAAGTCTAGCTGTAATATTACGACTAAGACCATGCTCATATAACTTACGTAATCCTTGTAAAGTCTTATCGTAAGAGTTATTGCGTTCATAGTTATGCTTCTCTGGTGTACCATCTACAGAGATATTGACATGAATATTATACTTACTTAAAGTATATGCTATTTCATCATCTATGAGAGTGCCATTAGTGGATATCATAAAATGTAACTTTCGCATTAGGTTTAAATCTTCCATTAGCTCAAGTCCATACTTTATGATATCCCAGTTTAATAATGGCTCACCACCAAATAGATCGATTAACGTTTCAGTTTCAGGATTAGTATCACATAAGAAGTCTATGAAAGATTCCATAACTTCTTTAGACATATTCTTACGTTTCTTATCATCCTGATAGCAGTACCTACAACTAAGATTACACCCTGTTGACATCATTAGTTGTACATTGCGTATATTATAGAAAGTCTCCTCTAAAGGACTTATGCTACGGAGCAACGAGTCATTCTCCATTGATTGTTTACGTAGAAGTAAACTGTTAAGTTTGTAGTATTGAACCAGATTTCTTTATTATTCTCAGGGTTAGCTGGAGCAGTACTATTAATAGTAACACGAATACCACCAACACGTTTAGAGTCTTCAGCCATATCTGCTGTAGTAGCACGATCAGCCAATGTAGCTCTATCTGCTAAAGTTGCACGGTCAGCTGTCAATGCTTTATTGGCAGTATCAGAGAAAGAAATACCAGATGGTTTATCTACAAGGTCATTGTAAGAACCAGTGAAAGCAATACGTGCTAATGTACGTTTGAAGTTTTCAAATTCAGTCTTATCTAATTTAGATTTGACCACATCCATCAAAGTTACACCTTGACCACCGAAGTCACCTAAAAGACCATTTACATAGTTCTTAGCCCATGTATTAGCATCTTGTAATGTAGCATTCCATTTAGCACGTTCATCGTTAGTGATATGACGTGCATTGTCATTAATGTGGTTATTAAGAACCGTAATACTAGCTTTACCATCAAGCATGGCTTGTAGACTAGGTGCCAGCTCCTGATAAGAGACTTTATTTTCTTTATTAAAATTAGAGTCCATTTATTATACCTCCGTAAAAACCCCATTTAGGGGTAGAATAGTTTGAATTACATAGATGTTTTTGGTGCTGTAAAGTATTGACTTTACATACTAATAAACCGTAAGGAGGTAATAAGATATGAAACGTACATCTAATAGAATTACTAATGCTAAAGATATTGAATATATCTTATCTATAGATGAGAAACTTGGTACTAAGACTTCTACTGTGCTTGGTATGTTTGGTGAATTCGATGGTAAACGTCGATTCAATACTTATGATTTAATTACAATTCCAGCTGGCACATATGGTCCAGAAGGAAAAAAGAATAAGAATGCTTTTACTACAACTGTAGGGTTGTGGGTATTCAATAGGGTATTCATCGAAAAGGATATGTTCGATATGTATGGATATATCAATAAACCTATCACTAAGAAAGTGGTTGGTGATATCATGCAAGACTTATCCTATGCTATTCTTGAAGAAAGAAAAACTATTAAGGTTATGCAAGACTTCATTATGAAAGGTCAAAAGTTCATGCCTTATGTAAATATCTTGTCTACAAGCTATAGTATGAAGCTATTGACTATTACGACAAAGATCAATAAAGCTAAAGAAGAGCTTATTAAGAAATATCGTAAAGAGCTAGATGCTAAAGATCCTAAAGTTGTATTGAAGATTCAAGATGAGTTATTAAAACTAGCTCAAGAGATTCTTAAAGATGACCCATCTATGGATACTTATAATAGTGGTGCTAAGTCTTCTCTAGGTAATAACTTCAAAAACATGTTTGTCATTCGTGGTATTACTAAAAACCCTGATCCAACTAAGGGTTATAATATTATCATGTCTAACTATATGACAGGTATTACTAAAGAAGAATATGCAGACTTTGCTAACTCCCTAGCCGAAGGTCCTTACTCTCGTTCTAACCGTACAGAGAAAGGTGGTTATTGGGAAAAACTATTACTACCAGCTTGTCAACACATTCAGACTTTAGAAAAGGGTAGCGATTGTGGTACTAAACGTACTATTACTGTAACCCTAAATAAAGACAATATCAAAGAATACATCTACTGTTTCATGAAAGAAGGAAATAAATTAGTTGAGTTGACTTCTGAAAATATGAATCAGTATCTTGGTAAAACTGTACAGTTTAGATTCTCTTCTATGTGTGAAGCTAAGAATGGTATTTGTCATGTTTGTGCAGGTAATATCTTCTATCGTTTAGGTGTAAAGAATATTGGTGCAGCTGCTCCACAAATTGCATCTAAACTTAAGAACGTTGCCATGAAAGCTTTCCATGATAGCCAAGTAAAAATGGTTGAGATGGATCCTATGGAAGCATTTGGTTTAAAATAATACACATATAACACAAAAAATAATACATGGGTAAGAACTGTATATATTCGCCCTCACCCATGTATATTAATTGGTATTAGACTTTATCTAAGTCGATAGTAAGACTAATACCATATTGAAGTAAGTAAGCCTCAGCTCTTTTAGCTTCAGCTAAACTTACTCCGTTATTGCCATAGATATAATCATAAACTATTTCTTGGCAATAGCGGATCATCCAGCCAGTATTGGCTGAACGTTCCGCTAATGTATTATGGTAATTCATAACACATCCGGCCATAGGAGTCACCTCCTTTCGGCATGTAGACGTAAGTCTACAAGTGTATGGTTAAATTTAGATACGACTAGGGTTAATAGTCGTATCTACCATACACAGTTATAGTATATAACTATAATCATGAACTCTTACATAAAAAAAACAAAGTACCCCATATAGGCAATGCCTATATGGGGATTTCTTTTGTTTATACATTACTACATAGAAGATCATTATATACGTAATCTAATGCTTCAGAGAAACCAGAGTCTTTTGCCCCAAGTATATGAATAGTACTGAAGTTTGGATCGGATAGATGGAACTTATATTTTATATTATAGAAGTCATCATACTTCTTAGCTAAGTCGAATAAAGTTCTTACGTAATCTGTAGCCTCATTATCTAATGCTTCGGACATACCAAATGTTATTGTATATATTAATTTTTTACCTTTATAGATATTGTACATCTGCCCTATAGATATAGTCTGCTCTTTTTCACTAAAGCTTAATAGAATGCTCGGCATTAATTGTACATTGTCTAATTTATCTATTACGTTATCATAGAAGTGTGCAAATGCCAAAGGTGTGTCTAATTTAGGTTTAAATAATTTTAAATCAGATGTACGAATTTCCACACTAGTTTCGTAGATTTCATCAGGGTTTGTTTCATCTACAAGAATCAGTTTATCATAAGATACCTCTGACGCTTTATCATCATTTCTATTGATAATATAAAATTTTCTAGTATCACTTGTAGTATAGTCGTTAAATATTGAATTGGATCGTTCAATAAACTTTTCATAACCACGACCATGTATTAAAGTAACTCTATCTAGCATATATACCTCCAAAAAAAATATCCAGGTATAGGAAATTCCTATACCTGGTTTAAATTATTTTTTATATACTGATTTATAGAAATCGTGCTTATATCGGCAGTCAAAGTGAATACTAGCATATGCCAGTAGGGATACTAAGGACACTGCCGATAATCCTATTATAAAAATATCCATTGTCTTATTTACTCCTATTTGTATACGATTAAGATACAAATATGTTAGTAAATATTAATGGAACTCGTATTCAAACCCTGTAAAGTAGTCAATAAGACTATCTTTAATTTTTAAGATGTCTTCAGGAGATACGAATCCAGATAAGTCTATAGTATAGATCTTTTCATCATCGTATAATAGGTGAGCTGTTGGTGCATAGTTATTACCAGTTTTATAGATTTCGTCAAACTCAATCGTATCTGGTAATGCACACAATACATTAGTTTTGATTTCCACATCAGCATATCGTTCATATGCATCAGAGTGTAGAATAAGAAGCAAATCTTTTAAAGATTCTACAGTCTCTTTATTCATATCCAGATCAAATACATTAACTTCTACATTAGAACCTATACGATATTCTTTATCAGTAATATGCATAGCTCCTGTAGCATATGTAATACCTATATGACCATCACCATCTAAATGTAATGATGTAGATTGGGTTCTAGCCAATCCTTTCTCAAATACAATATCTGCTATGGTCTTATATATACCGTCATATGTTTCTCTATCAATCATATCATTTCACCTCGTAAGAAATGGAAATTATCTACAGTCATATTAGACTCTATGATAGTATCCATTATATCTGCTAGTTGATATTCATCATAGTAGTTATCGAATGTAATAGTACTATCTTTAACACACACTTCCACGTTGATGTATTTATCATCATAGACTGTGGTTAGTTTAACTACGTCACTATTATATCCTTTAACTACAGTATCGAATATTTCAACTATACAACAAATCAATTCTTCTTCCATACAAATGTCTGGGTACATCGCTTCTTCTATACCTATGACATTTCCAAAATCATCATATCGAGTGAGGGTGACTAACTCACCCTCTAACTCAAATCGTAACACAGATTTCATTTTATTATACCCGATACATATCGTCTAATGTATGAATCACTTCATTGATACCAATATATTTATCACGAATAGATGCTACACCTAGATCTTTAGTATATTCAACAGATACGACATCTTTATTCAGACTACGTTGAGATAGCTCACGGCATAATGCTTTAAACATATCCACTACATCATGTTCTGCTTCAATAACGTATTGGGATACAATGGAAGCCTGTTTATTATCTTTGTCTACAAGATTAATTGTACGAGAGATAGTCAATACAGGTTTCAAAGATTCATCTTCATAGTAACGATAGCTCAAATCTGTATCTACAGCAATAGCTAATACTTGATCACTATGACCAACTTTAGCTAAGTTATCTAAGATAAGATTACGTACTTCTTTTAGAGACGTTACATTAGCACCCTTAGAGTAGAAGTATACTCGAGAGTTATCTTTAGTGATGTAGTAGCGATATGGCTCATTATTATCATCAATTAAGAAACTAACTTCATTAGTTGCATCTAATAAGTCAAGCATCTTATCACGAAGAGCTTTATCATTATAACTCTCTAAGTTATCGAAAGAAAGAACTTCATGTGGTTCTTCTTCACCAATTAGATCCTTTAAAGGAACTTCTTGTTTAACTTCCTCTACAGGCTCTTGTTCTTCAACTGTAGTCTCTTCAAATACAACCTCTTCTTCCTGAGGTGTTTCAATATCAGCTACTTCTTCAATAGATTTCATATTGATATTCTTGCTTTTTCTAGCCATAGTCTTCTCCTATATTAAATCAAATAATCGTTTACAATATCGTTGATAGTGTTAAAAGCATCAGCGTCATATAGGGAGAACTTGTAAACAATCTTGCCACTTTCAGACATAGGCATTACAGTGAATGCAGACTCTTCTCCTTGATTCTTTAGCAATAAATCAAAGATAGTTGTCTCAGATAGCTCTTTGAAAGATTGAAGAACGTATTCGATTTCTGTATTAGTTTGCAAACCAACTTCATTGTCAGTAGCAAATGCAGACCAATGGTTAATATGGAAAGTGATAACGTCATCAAATGGATTATAAACGATATCTAAACTACCATTACGAGCTTTATCAAATACAGCTTCTAATGTAATTGGTCCTTCACTATCATGAGCAGTTGCTAATTGTTCATGAATATCAACTAAGTCCATTACATTAACACCTACACCTTTAGTGTATTCTTCTTCAGGAATATCTTCCTTATTGTATTCATTCTCTTCATTTAGAGAATAGAACTCAAAGTTTAAGTCTTTACATACTTCTCTTGTATTGACCTTAACTTTAAGATTATCTTTATTGATGTATAGATAGTTTACTTCTTTAGTAGAATCCTCAAGATCTACTGTTACACCAGTAACTGTCATTAAACGGAATTCTTGTAATTTGGCTCTGAAATCAAACATATTAGTCCTCCTTGTTAAATAAGATGCCTAGCAATATTCCTAGTTTTATTACATATATCTAGGATGATTTTGTTAGCTTCATTTTCAGATATAATATTTCCTACGGTAAAGCGACCAGACTTTATAGTATAGTCTCTAGCATTGTAGTTTATAGTTGTACCGTGAAACTTATAAGGTATAGCTAATAGCTCATCTATAATATCCTTAGCAGACGTATGTGTATATACATGTGTATTATCTTCTAAATACATATGACAAGTTTCTACACCATAATCGTTCTTATATGCAGCCTTAGCTTTTATTGTAGAAGTGTATAGTTTACTAGATACTTCATAATCAATAGACCAATCTAGTTTACGTCTACACACTTTATCTATAACACCATTAATTCTCATATTTCTAAGCTTAACCATGCCAATTAGTTTACTATATTCTTTACTGAATATAAACCCTTCTTCTTGCATATCATGGATTACTGATATTTTGGTGCTATCTACATTTATAGTTCTCTTATCATTAGCTAAACCTAGTGTAGATTCGATTCTATCATCTACTATAATCCCATGAAAATCTAACAAGGTAGATGGTAAACTAACTTCAGTTACCAATCTGATTTTTGGACTCATAGCATTACATGTAGTATGCTCTATCATATAATTCTTAAATTCTAATACAGATTTGATTATTAATGCATCTTGATCGTAGTCTACATATGCAGATTCTTTTCTAATAACCGTATTATCTAGAATGGATGCCATTATACGTTTAAAAGATGCTTTATTGTCTTTTATACTATATCGCATATTACCATTCCTCGGATTCTAATAACGCATTGATTACTTCATTGATGAATGAGAATCCAATATTGCCTAAGGTAATCTTATCAGAGAAATCATCATGTTGCCAGTTGAAGTATACTGGGCTATCTGGTTTGATTCTACCAATAATAAGTTTAGGATTAAAGTACCCATCGATTGGAACGTATGTGTCGATAGTAATGCTATATCTAAACATAGGTTTGCCTTTAGGATTCATTTTTAATACTTTAGCAGAAGCTCGGCAAGTTACTTTTAATAGATCATTATGATCTCTATTTTGACTAATAGTAAACTCACCAGTATTAGCTGATGCCAAGATACCTTCTAAGGTTTCACCATCGTAGATTTCTGTGGTTACATCAACTTTAGTGTTTTCTTTAACTTTGACTAATGGTGTAACAAATGTATCTTCTTCTTGTGGATACTCATTAGTCCATACGGTAACAAGAGTTTTACCGTTCTTAGCTGAGTAAACAGCTGTTCTCTTAGAACTTGAATTTAAGTCATATGACGCAATGTCATATTTTTTGAATTGACCAACTAGTTCTCTTAAATCAAATTTTTTCTTTTCCATAGTAATTGTTCCTCCTTAACTATAAAACAAAATTACTAATTACTACACAGTTATAATATATATCCAAAATTATATTTTCATTTAAGAGACAGTAGATAACCCATATAGGCAATGCCTATATGGGTATCCAAAAAAGTTTTAGTAATATTGTAGTAAAAAGAGATATTCTCAGGATCCGTGTACATCCTGAGTCTATATTATTTTGTTGATTAGTTATAATAAATCAGCATATAATCGAATGGAATCTTAGCATCCCCTGCACCAGAGCAGTATACGATACATGCTGTATTAGTTTTCTTAACCCATACTTCACCAATCAAGCCATTAGGGTTTGCTGTTGGAGTAATAGCTACAGAGAAAGATGTATTCTCAAAGCTATGTGGGATAATAGTACCAGTTCTGCCATTGAACTCTGCTGTACCTAATAGGATAGATTTAGAATCTTTCTTATCAGCAAGAGATTGTCTTTCTTGATCAGTAAAGAATCTATTATTAGGGTCTTGAGCAATGATAGTTGGTGGTAATTGTGCTGGGAGCTTATATTTATTAGCACCCTCTTCGATGGAATCTAATTTAGCTTTATCTTCTTTAGACATACCACCATTAGACTCAGCTGTAGCTAAAGATCCATCAAGTTTACTATTCCAAGCCAAGATTTGTTCATCAGTTACAAATCTATGATTAGCATCTTCCATAATAATAGAAGGATCATGTGTTTGTGGATGGATATAGTAGTTAGCATTCATATCTACAGAGTTTAACTTAATCTTATCTCCTTTGGACATAAGACCGTTAATATTCTCTGTGGCTAAGTTACCACTAGCTTTATTAGACCAGTTAGTTTTCTCTTCTAATGTAACGAACAAGTGCTCATCATCAGTTTCGATAATAGCTGGGTCTAAGCTGCTAGGCATAGTAAAGTTAGTTGCACCAGTTTCAATATTGTCTAATTTGTATTTATCTTCTTTAGACATAAGACCAGCGTATTGATAAGTAGCATTACGGTCTTCAGCTTTAGCAGACCAGAATGCTTTTTCTTTATCAGTTACGTGTCTAGTAGCTGGGTTATTTGGGTGAACGTAGTTATTAGCACCCATCTCAACTGTATCAATCTTAGCTTTGTCTTCTTTAGACATAAGACCATCTACAGCGGCTGTAGCCATAGGCACAGCATTACTAGAGATAGGAATCCAGTTGTCACCATCATATCGGAATGTAATATTAGTATCATTTACAGATACAGTCCAACCACGCTGAGGAGATGGATACATCATATTGATTTCATCAAAAGTTTCTACAGCTTCTTTCCAAGTATTATTGGATTCTAACTGCACAAACTTATTATCAATCTCAGCTTTAGTATACTTATCATCCCAAGATAATCTATCACTACTAGAAACGTGAATTGATTTAGTAGCAGTATGTCTATTGAAAGATGCAGCTGCTAAGTTAACTTTAGCTTGTGCACCCTCAGGAGTTTCTTTAGCATCCCAATTAGCCCTATCAGTTGGGCTAATGTGCGAGGATGCGTCTACTAAATGGTTATTAAGATCAGTATGATCTTGTGTAATAAACTTCTTTTCTTCTTTAGTTACGTGGATATTATCATTAGCCAAGTGACTAACGATATTGGCATTATTTAACGTCGCAGCTTTAATCTGTTGGGCGTTAAGACCAGTATCCTCTACAACCTTACCAGTCGTATCAGCATACTGGATTATATTACCAGATGTAACTAAGTCAGTTTTGTTTTTCAGTCTATTAAGTAATTGAGGTTTAGACATGAAAGACCTTCCTCCTTAATCCTTCGTTGATTGATAATAAAGATAACTAATTAACACAGACACAGATAAGTATTCAGATAATTCTTCCAAGCTATTGAAGTACTTTTGTAGTTCTTCGACAGTTGGTCGATGTTCGAATTCAAAATCTGCACTTAAAAATCCAATTGGCTTTTCATCCAATTGGTTAGAAGAGTCATAAATAGTAACCACTATCGTAGTTCTATTCTCATTCTCTTTACAGAAAAAGTTAGCCATAACTCTATCGACAAGGTTTGTATCATCTGGGTATAGTACTGTAAACTGATGACTATTGATTTGCTTAAACAAATCACTTGCCATATTAATAGGTACTCCTTTATGAGTCATAAGAAGACTGGTAGCACCTTTATGTCTATCTATATACTCACAGATACAAGTTGTCTTTAAGAATGGTATACCGTTAAGAGAATGCTCACCATTGTGAAACATATACACACATATACGCTCAGCAGATAACTCATCAGAAGCTTCTTTAAGTTTATGCTTAATAAGTGTATTGGTTTTAGTATATGTTTCAGTGAGCTTATTCAAAGTATATGGTTGCTGATTAATATCATCAATCATATTGGCAATGACTCTAGACTCTTCAGATTGTCTGGCCTTTTCTGTATTACTATTATCTTCACTTTTTCTAGATAAATGTAAAATAGCCTGGGTGTTAGTATGGTTAGAGTAGATTACATATGCTACTAGCAAGATTAGAATAAATTCTATAGCACCGATATCTTTAACCATAGAAAGTACACCAGCAGCACCTTCAAAGTCCACTACATCACCACCTTTAATAAAAATAAAGTCTTATTTTTATGTTTAGACAGATACCCTATTTGGCTCATTTGCTTGCCTTATGGACTAAGTATCCAACACCAGTAACACCAACAACAGCCCCCGCTATTTTAAGGTTTCTATTTTCATGCTTAAGTTTCTTAATGTCGTTATTCAATTCTTCTTCGATTTTGTCACGCATAAGTTCATGAGCTGCTATTTGACGATTAGCAATATCGGTTACGTCAATAACAACTTCATCTCTTTGTTTAACCTCTACTGTACCATCGTCCTTGGCTACACTAGTAGCCTTGGACGTTTGTAAGGGAGTATTGAACGTTTCACCATTATACTTGAGCTTAACAGATTTCTCCCTATCTATCACAAGGTCAGGGTCTGATGGTGACTCTTTTTCAATATACTTAATAGTATCAGTGTAGTTATTAGTGACAGTCTCTTTAACTTCCTTATTATTACGTAAGTCGTTAACTGTAGATGCCACTAACTTATTCTGATTAGCTAGTTCTTTAGTATATTCTTTAGACAAAGTGATATTATCAAGAAGCTCTCTATATCTTTCAGCTTCAAGATTAGCCTGATGTCTAAAGTACAATACAGAACCTAATGCAATTAGTAGGATAATAAGAACTGGAATGATAAACTTCAAGTTCTTTTTAATCACTGAAATTAAATTGGTCATTTACTAACCTCCCGGTTTAATTATACTCGTTCTAGAGTTACCCCATAACCAGCAAGTCTAGTTTTTAAACTATCAAATTTCTCCATCTTATCAAATGGATCGGCCTTAGAAACCTGGATAGTAAAGCTACTACCAGGTACCTTGTTTTGTGCCATAGTGATTAGGTTACTTTCGTTTAAGTCCACACTATAAGGGTAGTATATTGATTTCCCCAAATTTCGTATAATAAGCTTACGGTAAGGATTTAAACGTTCGTAACGTAATTTATTATAAATGCCACCAATCTCAGCAGATGTACTGAAAGCAATATTTTGATTCTTTATAGTTACATCTACTAAGTCTCTATGGTTATTGCATTTAATGTGGTCTAAAACATCACTAAATCTTATTTGGTTACCATTATCTATATTATAATAGTCCCAGTTAAGTTGTTTAGCCGTTGCGATCTTTAGACCAGATGTGGATGCTTTAATAATGTAGTTTACTGTGATCATATTAGGTGCCATATCATCACCAGTAGCAACTACAGCACCACTATCATACATAGTAAGATAAGTTTGTCCTACCTCACCTGTATATTTAGGAACCAAGAATCTATTATTAGTATCACTATTCTTGATTTTGAACTCACCAGAATCTTGTCTAGTATTAAATTCATTAGCAGATGGATTATATCTAATAGCACCAGCCGCTGATTGTATATTACCACTAACTGGTTTAGTTACCCATCCAGCAATATTACCACCGTTATTAGGTGTACTATTTGAAGATACTGCTATAGCTCTATTAAACGTTGGTAGAATGATATTATTGTCTTTTAGAACGAACTTGGAATTATAGATCTTCCCTTCCATCATATTATTCCAAGGTTCTAGTAGACCATTAGCACTAGCATATCTTACTAACTCTGGCACAGATGATCTAGGTATATACATACCATTCAATGGTAAATATCCATCAGGTATATTAGAACCTAACCAGAAGAATATAGTCCCTATAGGTACACCATCATCAGCTATATATCGTTTAGGAATCTTCTTAGTTCTATTATCTAAGTATATCACATTATTTGCGGATATAAGTTCATATATAGATAATGAAGAACCATCACGTCTATATAGATAAGCTGTATTATTAAATGGGTCTACTTGGATAGACTTAGCAGAACCATCACTAGCAAACTTATCATTGTCATCTGAAGATATAGAGTTTCCTTTGATGATAGCTTTAGGTGATCTATAAGAGTTAAAGTTCTTAAACGTTACAGGTGTACCATCATACACATCAGTATTAGGATTGATGGTTACATTATCACCAAATGCTTGGTCAACTTTCTTAGCTAATTCACCATAGATGGTGTCTTTAAGTTTGATAGCATTATCTACAGTACAATCTAAGAACTTTGGACTATCACCATAGATTACATGTCCACTATTATCTGTAGATACTGATAGATAAGTACCAGGAGTAACTTGTGAATACTTAGGATGCTTATATAAATTAGCACCACGCTCAATAGAGTCTAGTTTGATTTTATCTTCTTTAGACATAAATCCACTAGCTGTACCAGATGCTTTATTTAGTACAGTATTGGATGCTTTATTCCAAGACTCACGTTCTTCTCTAGATATATGGATATCTAGATTTGCCACATGTACATATGCTCTATCTAGTAGTTTGACTAAACTGTCAGACAGTTCAGTCTTATTGATTTTATCTAGTTCATTATCAAAAGCCATAAACTGTCCTCCTATTTAGCTCTAATACAATATAAAACAGTTACAGATCTAGGAGAGAAACTATCACTAGAGTCTTTAACTATAGGTCTATAGTAGAAACTTAAAGATTCTTTATTAGTATTGGTATAAGTGTACCCTATACCATCTTCATTTGCATCAATTGATCTGTATGTATAATTTGGTACAGTCTTAGCTGTATATTTAACTACAGGAAACTTATTATATAGCTTTATATCAGCATCGTCATCATAAGTCTTAAATGGCGTAACTGGAAATGTACCACATATATCAGCTCTTGTGGCATTACCTAAAGTACCATGATTATTTACATCACTAGTTGGTCTTAGATACATATTAGTGAAATTTGGTAATCTAATCTTAGTATTATCACTACTTACATAAGAGAAGTACATAGTAGAGTTATTAGCATTATACTCATACTCTTGGATTATCTTACAATACTTAGATACTCTATCCCATAATGTAGGATAGTCACTCTTATTGATTACAGATCCATCTAATAGCAAGAAGTTATCTGGTACAGTATTGCCATATATAGTTGCAATATACCCAATAGGGAAACCTGTAACTGGTAATAGACTATTATCGATCAATCCAGTATCATTATTGAACGTGACTGGTTTATCTGGGATAGTCAATCTATTCCATGTAGCATTGTTGTAGTAATACGTTGTATTATTACTAGTATTGAACCAAATCTTCTTAGTATTAAGATTATTACTATCAGAAGCAAACTGTACTACAGAGTCTAAGATATGGTTTCTCATTGTAGTATAGTTTATAGCAGTATTATCTTTAGCAGTTTCAAGATTATCCACATTAGGTACTGTGATATTATTGAATACTTGATTATTATTCTTAGCAAACCACTCTAGAGGCTTACCATTCAAAGTATCTACAGAGTCTACAGTAACTGGTAATATATCTGGATTAGAGTATCCATAGATATGGCCATATTCATCTACTTTCTTGTATTTGAAAGTATTTACTGGTGTATATTTAGGATGAGTATAGTTATTAGCTCCTTCTTGGATGCTATCTAACTTAGCTTTATCTTCACTAGACATAAGACCATTACTTTCAGTGGTTGCATTCTTAGTTAAAGCTTCATAAGTTACTTTATTCCAAGTATCACGTTCAGCTTTAGTGATATGCATGTAACTATCAGTCATATGATAGTCAATATCTTTAAGAGTATTAGCTAAAGCTGTATTGAACTCTTTATCAGTAAGCTTATCTAGTATAGTATTAGAAAGACGTGACTTATTATGATCACTAAGCCATTCTTCTTTACGTCTTTTAGCTTCTTCTTCAGAATATGATTCCCACCATTTGATTATATCTTTCTCTTTAGACATAGGCTACCTCCTTTCTTAGTATTTTGCTTTAATCATGTATATAGTATTAAAATGAGCTGGGGTATTTATAGTACCACCGTTATTAGTACCCTCATTAGTATGGAAGTCTGCTGTAACTATCTTACTACTATTATAGGATAGTCTAAACCACATTTTATTTAGAATACCTGTAGCTATACCAGTCTTATCCAACAATCTAAACGCTCCAGTATAATAACCTAAACGTTCATTAACGGCAGTTCTATTATTAATATCTAGACCTTTATATAGACCAGTTTCTGTACATGTATTGAATGTGCTAGTCTGTCTAGGGGTACATGATGGTGTAAATCTAGCAGTATCTCGCACATCAGATGTAGAACCTAAGAAATCATTTATTTTAGGTAATATAAATGTACCATCACCCTTATCAAAGAAGTGACCTATAGAAGATAGACTACTAAACTTACTATATTCAGAGTAAGGTACTAGAATATTAGATTCTTTAGCGAAGTTATATAAGTCTATATAGTCATTCTTACTAATAGTATCACCTTTAAGTGGTAAGAAACCATCAGCTCTCATCATATCACTATTAGCAGTAATAGTTGGTAAGATAGCACCAATAGGAATACCTACACTAGGCATTAAGTTCATTGGTACTTTATTATTAGAATCTAGTCTAGCTACATTATCTGGTAATGTAAGATTAATCCACCTATTCAAATCACCATCATAATATGAAGCAACCCCTGTAGTTGGAGAAATTCTTATCATATTAAGATTAGGTGTAGTATCATCGCTAATATAGTATGCTCGAGTCATGCCATCTTCTACTAGATTCTTCTTAGTTATAGGGCAATTATTTCTAGAACCATCATTATTGTAGTACTTGAACGTTACATTACCCTTTAGGAATGCATTATCAGCAGATACAAAATCATCTGGATTAATATTACCTAACTTATTAGCATTCCTAGCTCTTACATTTAGTCTAGTTGGGTTATTACCATAGATTACATGACCCAATACATCAGTAGATACTTCAAGATAACTACCAGGCGCTACATTAGAGAATGGGTGTACATATTTATTAGCACCAGCTTCAATAGAATTGAGTTTGATCTTATCTTCTTTATTCATAAGACCATCGTTATGTGGACTAACTGGTTTTAGTGCACGTTTAGCTGATTGATTCCATCTATGACGTTCATCTTCTGTAACATGAGCATTATGGTCATATATATGGTCATAGTCATCTTGTATACGATTACGTAATGATGGAGATAATTCTTGTTTGGATATATGTCTAGGGATAGTTTGATTTAGACTTTGTCTATCATTATATGACATAGTAAACCTCCTATACCTCAGTTAAGGTAACTTTATATTTTTTACCACCACTATTAACCACTAAGTTTCCATTATCGATATCAAATTCCATAGCTTTCTTAGTCTTGGCTACGGTTTCATCATTGCTATCGAAGATCTTAACTAAGTTATCCCATTCATCAGCACCACTACGGATGAATAAGTCATTACCAATAAAGATAAACTCATGAGAGATATCTTGGTCGACAGCTCTCATACCCATTACGGTAGCAAACTCTTCAGTTCTAGTACCAGTAACTGTAGTATCTAAGTTTAAAGCAGCTAATTTCTTTTGTCCATAGAACTTTAAGTATGCTGCATAGTCAGATGGTTGAGTGTTAACGTCAATCTTCTCATTTAGAGATAGCATATACTTACTAGCTTCTGTATATACAGAGTGCCATTTCTTTTCTTTACTATAAGAACTCAAAATATTTGTAGAATCAATCCAGAATAAATTTTCTCCATCACCAGTTGGCTCTACACGAGATCTTACATAAGGGAAGATATGTGATTCTAAGTATTTCACATTGACGATTTCCATCTTAGTGCTATCAGCAGTAATATTTGGTGTCGGTGCTTGTGGCTTACCTAAGAATATTGGACTAGTGATAGGTGCAAAGTCATCTGGAATCATACCACCCAATCTATCAGCATTATCTACACTGATAGGTAACTTAGTTGGGTTATATCCTCGAGTGACATGTCCTTCATCATCAATATCTACAGTGATATAGTTACCTGGAATAGCATTAGGTTTCTTAGGGTGCACATAATGATTAGCATTCTCTTCAATACCATCTAGTTTAACTTTATCAGCAATAGACATAAAGCCATTGTTATTATTACTAGCATTAGGAATAGTTGCTACAGTATTCCATAATGCACGTTCTTCAGCAGTAATATGAGTTACTTCATCTTTAGTATGGTTATAAGATTTAGTAACCATATCTCTTAGTTTAAGACTAAGCTCATTTAAGCCAAGCTTGTCTCTATCTAAATCATAATTGACTTGTTCTGGCATAGTTTTTAACCTCCTATTTTAGAATTACTGGGATGTTCAAGCAGGCCAAAAGATGGCCCTAATGGCATATTGACCATTAGGGCTTGTATCTTTTACTTATCATTCTTTTGATAGTTGTTTGTAGTAGACCCAGAACTGCCACGGCTTAAATAAGTTAATAAACCACCAGCTAATGTAGCAGCTACTGTTTCAGACTGGATAAATAGTGAGTACATAAGTGCTATGCCACAGAATATTACAGTTACAATCTTGATTATATTTAGAGGGTAAAAGAATAATCTGGAATGAGTACCATTAATACTGCTCATCTCTTCAGGTTCCATATCTTCTATCTCTGCTTCTGATAACTTTGGACCAGGAGATATAGGTTGTTTACCTAGTTTGATCCATTTACCATCAATAAAAATATAATACTCACCCTCAAAGGAAACTATATTACCATTATGCTTAATTTCTTCTAAGTCTAATGATGGTACAGCATCGATTTGAAGAGCTTTTTCAATACACCCTGTAGTACTCCCCTTGACATCGTTAGCCATAAGCTTCTACACTTGTGCAGCAGTATCAGAGATACCACGAGCAATGGCTTTAGCAAACTCATCTGTTTGATTTAAGAGTTTATCTTCTTCTGTAGGGTTATTGATGAATGCTGTTTCAACTAATACTGCTGGCATATCAGTTTTACGCAATACCCAGAAGTTTGCAGATTTAATACCACGATCATATAGGTCTAAAGATTCAACTAATTGATCATTGATATTATTAGCTAATTTAGTAGATACAGAATTAGGACCTGCACTAGTATGGGTGAAAGTTTCTGTACCTTGAGCTGCTGGATTTTCAGCACTATTACAGTGAATAGAAACGAAGATATCAGCATCCCATTGGTTAGCTGTTTCACAAACTGCATCTAAGTCATCATCTTGCATGATGTAAGTTTCATAACCTACAGCTTGAAGATATTGGCTTACTAATGCACCAATTTTTTTACATACTTCGGCTTCTGTAGAACGAGAGCCTACAGCACCTGGATCGATAGCATATCCGCTACCATTTAATTTAGGGTCATGCCCTGGATTTAAAAATACTTTTCTAATTGCCATAGTTTATTAACCTCCTATAGTCAACGTTTATAGTACTGTTGAAACATAGTAGTAATTTGGTGAAAGGAGGCTATATAATGCCAGATTTCAATGAAAAATACGATCTGATAACCTATAATGATTTATCCCCTGAACTAAGGGAACTCATTAATAGTTCTGATAAAAATCTCCAAAAGAGTTTGAATCGACATATGAATGATAATGAGGTTCATGTAACTGGTATCGAAAAAATGTTTTGGAATTCCAAAGCACCTATCAATGATCCAGCTTTTACTGGTAGACCAACGGCACCAACTCCAGAGTTGAATACTCGGAATGATACCATTGCGACTACACGGTTTGTACACAACGCTCTTTATGGTCTTACACCTGAACGTGCTAAGACTGCTGACAGACTTAAAGGAACAGTAACCTTTGCACTTACAGGTGGGGTAACGGCTCCATCTGTTTTATTTGACGGTTCTAATAATGTAACGTTAAATATTACGTCTATTGATGCTAGTGCAATCAACGGTAAATTAGATTCTTCTAATATTACAGCTGGTACATATGATATCAATATTAGTGGTGTAGCTGCTAGAGCTAAATCTGCTGATACTATTGCTGGTCTTAATGCTGGTGATATTGCCTTAAAAGATTCTCCTAACTTCATTGGTACACCAACTGTACCAACAGCTCCTGCTGGAGATATCTCTTCTAAAGTTGCTAATACATCATTCGTTAATCTCGAAGTAGAACGTATTAAAGACTGGGTAACTAGAAATGTTAGAGCATCTGAAGGTATTAAATCTATCAGTGCTTCTGGTAAGATTACAGCAGCAGTATCTAGACCAGACTCTAATGGGCATATCGATCTTAATGTAACTAGTGTACAGATTGATTCTTCTAGTTTAGGTAATATTGATGCTAAGACTGTAAATGGCTTTACTATTGGTGCTAGTGTACCATCTGATGCTAAGTTCACAGATACAATCTACACTCACCCTAAGACTTCTACAGACTTAACTACAGGTAGTTTCAGTCAAGTATTGGTAGACCGTGAGGGCCACGTTGTTGCTGGTGCTAACCCTAGCAGTATGGATATTAATATCACTGGTACTGCAGCTAAAGCAGCTGCATTAGCTACACCATACAAAATGAAATTCAGTGGTATCACTGCTTCTGAATCTATCATTGATGGTAAAACTGAAACTGTAGTAAATGTAACAGCTATCCCAGCGGCTATTATTACTGAAGATATTAACCGTAACTTCATGACTCCAGATGAAAAAGCTAAGCTTAGTGCTTTACCATCTGTAACAGAATTGAATACTAAGATTGATTCTGTAGCTTCTTCTATGGACTGGAAACCAGGTGTATCTTCTTATGCAGAGATTGCTACTACATATCCTAACCCTAAGAAAGGTATGGTAGTTCCTGTAGCAGGCACTGGTAATATCTATCGTTACAATGGTACAGCTTGGGATACTATCTCTAGTGTAAATATTCCTAATGCTACTAATACTTTAGATGGTAAGATGTCTAAAGAAGATAAGCTTAAATTGGATGGTATCGAAGAAGGTGCTACTAACTATGAGCATCCTGCTACACATCCAGCAACTATGATTACTGAAGATGCAACTCATAAGTTTGTAACTGCAGATGAAAAGACTCGCTGGAATGATACTTACACTAAAGCTGAAGCTGATCTTAAGTTTATGGCTAAATTAGATGCTGTAACTAACAAAGCAGTTATTGGTGATAACTGGGTTCTTAAACCTGGTACTGGTGGAGCATTAGACTTTGTATTTAATGACGTAATTAAAGCTACATTAGGTACTGATGGCCTATTCGTTGCTAATGAATTATCCGAATCTGGTTCTGCTGGTGCTAGTGTAACTACAATTAGCACTTGGAAAGCTCCAGTTACAAATGTAACTGATTTAGATGCATCTGCACCTAATGGTTCTGTATGCTTAGTTACATCTACTAATACAATCTATACTAAAACTGCATCTGGTTGGACTCCAGTTAGTGGTGGTACTAGTACAGCTGCTCCTAGTGGTGATTATATCACTAGAGAGGAATTAAATGCATCTTTATCTAGATTAGAAAAGATGGTTAAAGATCTTCGTGGAGGAGAATAATGGCAGAGAATAATAATTTATTAACCGACCAGCTTCTCAATAATATATCCACTCAGTTTAGTACAGTTATTACTGACTTAAATGCGACAAAAAAAGCTATTGAGCTTACAGGTATAACTTCTTCTGGTAAAACTAATACTTTACCAGAAGAGATCCACAAAATTCAAGATAAAACTATCGAGAAACTGAAGAAAGCAAAAACAGTTGATGGTTTAGTTGATGGTGAATTTAATCTAGAGGTTGGGATGCTATTTAATAATTTTATAAATCCCGAATCTTATACTGATTATAATACATCACTAATACCAATGTCAGATACATTTGTATTTACTAAGCCATTAGGTTTTATTTGGCCAACTATTGAGAAGATGAATAAAATTGGTTCATCTATTAATATAGCCAAACGTTCTAGTGATCCTAAAATCGCAGCTAAGTATAAGGATAGAGATGGTAATAAGCCTATCATTAAAGCTATCTTTAAAGATAATAAATATAATATCAGTAGTCTATATATGACGGCCTTTCGTTCTCCTGTAGATAAGATGCCTAAAACTTATGATAGTGTAAATTATAGACTATCTGTAGAGTTAATTGATGATGCTTTAGAAATTGGTAAAGTGTCTCAGGACTTGATTGATAAATATCATTTAGAAAACTCTGGTATAACTACTGACACTAGATTCATTAATATGGTAAAAAATAACGATGTTGATGTATCCTTGCCTTACTATCATAGTGATTTTAGTATTAATAATGAATCTATTAATAGCCAATCATTATTGCGCTGTGATAAATTCCGTCTTTGTATGCATAAGAATATTAAGACAGTTATATGTAAAAGTTTATCACTAAATAGAAATCTTGTATTAGCTAGTTTAATTTGTGATAAAGATGGCACCAATCGTACAACCATTAGCCCTAATAAACTAGATATCTACCTAGATGGTGATATTATAGTGTCTGAGGATTTTACTGTAGATCCTTTATTGGCTGGCGATTTCAAAGCAACCACTATGGTTAGTAACAATGATGCTACTTTCAGAATTCTTGTAGATAAGTCTAAAGTATCTATGAAATCTCTTCGTAATAGCAGTAGTGTGCTTCCATTATTACAAGCTATCGTATTAACTTATGATAGAAGTGAATATTTTGACTATAATACTATGACATGGAAACCATATACACCAAATATGAGTATTCAACATTGGTTCGAATATTGCTTTAGAGATATATTCAAAGAGCAATATAAGATTGGTGTAACCCCTAGTAATACATTATTCGGTTGGGGTAATAATGCTAATGAGTCATCGATATACGCACGTAGTTATCTTGAAGAAAAAGACTTCTCTATATTCGGTAGTAGTATGGAGCTTAAATTACAAAGCGCTAATCGTACAGGTATATTCTATGGGGATTATCCTGTATCTAATAGATACATTGCTGCAACTTTCAATGAAAGTTTAGTAAAATATGTGTATATTGCATATAAAGATAAACCATATACTATAGATAAACCTATTAGTTATATGACAAATAGAAGTCTTCTCAATATGTCAACCTATACGGATGATACTACATCTAAAGAAATCTATAAGATTAATTTAGACAAGAAAGCCATTACTGGTAGAAGTTTGGATTTATTTTATCCAAAATATCAAAACAGTTTTAGGGATAAAGTGATAGAAATCACTCTACCTATCGATAACAATGCTAAACTTAACCGTTGGCATCTTCAAACTATGGCATCATTTGGTGAAATTAAATGGTTAAACACCAAAGGTGAATTAATTGAACGAATCAATATAAGTGAAAATGCATATGATAAGAATGGTCCATGTATTACACCATTCTATAATAGACATATCAAAGAAGTTATGCTTACTAATGTAAAATTAGGATTTGACTATGTCTTAGCAGAAGAAACGTTTGGTAAATTCTATATAGATGAAACTCAAACAGATTCAGAAATTGAAGAACCTACAACACCAATGATTTGGAAACTTGATGGGTGCAAGATGGGCGAAGAAACATTCGGCCCATATAAATACCGTGGCTCTAAAGTTTCTCGTATGTATCTTCGTTTATTTAAGAATGCTAAATACGTTATCTTCTTAGTTAACGAAAACGACCCTATCGTAAGAGACATTCGTGCTTGTTTAATAGGCATGATGTTCTATAATATGGATCAATCAAAATATTGGAACTATAATACTATGAGTTGGGAAAATGCTTCGGATATTACTCCATACGAAATCCAACCAGAAAACCACCCAGATTATGAAACGTTCTCTAACGAGTATGATATCGAGGGTGGGAATAGTTTTGATTATTTTTCATAGGAGGGTTCTAGATGCCTGAAGTGAAGTCTAATACAACTGAAATAATTCTTGCTAATATAGCAAGTGAGTTTAAAGAAATTAAAAAAGATCTCGATAATGTAAAAGCAGCTATTATCGAAACAGGTGTGGCTGCTGCTAATACTACAGCAGGTCTAGCTAATGATGTAAAGAAAATCTCCAATAAAGTAGAAGAAAAGATTAAAGCTGCTGATGTGGTTACTGGCTTAGCTGGTGGCTCTGTAAATATTAGTAATGGTTTTATGTATTCTGCTTCTTCTGAAATTATTGACCATAATAGTATTGGTGCTATTCCTGGATTGACTACATATACTGTACCAGACGATAAGAATTATCTTATCCAATGGCCTACAAAATCCTTTATGGAACAAACGCCTTCGGATAAACGTAATATCACTATTAATTTTGGTAAACGTCATTTTGGTCAATTATGTAATACTAGCTATCGTATGCCTAAGTATACTGATTTGTATAATAATGATACTACATACAATCTTAGAGTAAATCTTAATGATGATAGCATCGTATTGAAAAAGAAAACAGATCTTACTGAAGATGAATTAACTATGTTAAGCACTGCTGAAATAGAAGATACCAGTGATGTTTTCGAATGTAAAGGAACAGCATCTTTACCTGAATATACATCTGACTTCTATATCAATGGCAAGTCTCCATATGCTGCAGTAATCAAATGTGACCAATTTGTTGTATCTGGTAATCCTAATGTAAAAGCAGTTATTACTGATACTATTATCATGGACGAAGAACTCATTCTACGTAACCGTGCTGGTATGGGTCAATATGGTAGGCAAAATACTATTGGTGTAATTGGTATTCATGGTGGTAATAAAACATCAGCATTCAAAATCTATGTACCTAAAGGGAAATCTAAATTCAATCTTATCAATTCTACTTTGAATCCTGATAATGAATACGTTAAGAATAATATTAGTAAGATTTCTGACTATGCTACTATTGCAGATGTATCTTTCCAATATTATACTCTTATTGCTGTAGAACCTACAGAAGAAATGACAGCGTTCTTAATTAAAGAAGCCGACAAGCTAGTTAAATTAAGCGTATCTGTAGTGACCCATGATTTTACTAAATACTTCGATTATTGTCAATTAGAATGGGTCGTAAATAAAGATAAAGAGTTCCATTATATGTACAGACAATGGTTCGATTATCTTGTTCCTACAGAAGAAGATTATAAGTATTATAAATTTAACGATGATGTAGCACAAAATACATTTAAGAACTATAACCCAACAGCTACAGATTATACTGTTACACTTACTGATGCTAGCGCATTGAAATATGCCAACACTGAGTATGGTCAAACTGTATATGCTTTAGGTGATAGTAGTGGTTTATATCATAATAAAACAAATACTATGATTATCCCTAATAAGAAATACGCTTGGGATTTCACTAAAGCAGTATATTGTGATGCAGATTTCCCATTCGATGGTAGTGAAGTTAATGATGGGGCAAGCGAAAATACTACAAGTGATGGTAGAAGCATTTATAGCTTAAACATCTCTCCTGATCCTATCAATACACCATCAATGTACCATCTCGTAGATTTCTATAAGAATAATCTTATCGACAGACAAAATGCAGATGTCCATCTATTAGTTGAATCAGATCGTGGATATGATGCTGATACTAAAACATATACAACTTATGACAATGTCTTAGCACAATACTACTTAGAATCAGACTATCGTGTTTATCTTAAACATAAAACACATGATGGTTCTTTAAGTGATATTGAAAACTTAGTTATTGTTGGTGAAACAGTATATGGCGAACCAAGTAAATATACTAAATACGTACCATACTTCTATAACCGTAATATCAAAACCATCAAAGGTACCGATATTACAATTGTACCATTCCGCTTAGAAGCTAAACAAGGTAAAGTTACTGGTGTAACTTCGGATGAAGTTGCTGTACCAGAAACCCCTATGGAAATTATCTTAGATGGTAACTGTGCTGTATCTGCATGGCAAGGTGGTTTGTATTATGACCGTACTGGTAAACATCATATCATCACTCCAGCAACAGGTGAATATAATGCTAAGTACGTTCATATCTTAGTAGATGAAACTAATCCTCTAGTGACTAGTGCTAATGCTTGCCGTTATCGTTTAGCTTTATTTACTAAAGATAAAACAAAACGTTATAACTACACAACTAAGACTTGGGAAGAAGTTGCATCCTATACTGGTGATACTGGTACATTTGCAGAACTATTCCCAGAAGAGTTTGCTAAATTGACTGACGTTGTAGAAGTATAGTACATTAGAAGCGTCAAATTGAAGAATAAGATTAAATAGAGTGGTATTATTTATACCACTCTATATTTTCCGATTATAGGAGGACTATTAATTAATGGCAAAGGAACAACAAGCATCCGCTACTGAACAAATTCTTGCTAATATCGAATTAGAGTTTAAACAAATTAAAACTGATCTCGACAATATCAAAACAGCTATCTCCGAATCTGGAGTGCCTGTTACCAATACAACACGTGGTTTAGCCAATGATGTAAAGAAGATCTCTACTAAAGTGGAAGAAAATATCAAATCTGCAGAAGAGGTTACTGGTTTAGTTGGTGGTGCAGTGAATATCTCTAATGGTTTTATGTACCCAGCTAGTGCTATAGCATTAGACAAATCCAGTATTACAGCTATTCCTGGTTTAAGTAAATACATCGTGCCAGCAGATAAAGATTATCTTATCTTATGGCCTACAAAAGACTTTATGAAACTAGTTGCTGAAGACAAACGTAATATCAAAATTGAATTTGCTAAACGTCACTTCGGTCAATTATGTAATACAAACTATCGCTTAAACAAATGGCGTGGTTTTGAAAACGATATGGTAGACGATGATACTTACAATCTTTCTGTAAATATCACTACTGATGGTGCTAAATTCGAAACAGCTGCAGACTTGACTACAACTGAACAAACTATGCTTAGCTTATGTAAATTACCATCTGATGCTACAGTATTACGCTATAAAGGACATGGTATTGTATCTTTACCTGAACGTAAATCTACATTCACTATTAATGATACAGCTCTTAAAGATGCAGTTATCGATTGTGATAAATTTATCGTTACTGACCATAAAGACGTTAAAGCTGTTTTAACTGATACTATTATCGTAGATAGTGAATTGTTATACCGTATGCGTCTTGGTGCACCTAATGGTTTGAAAACTGTAGTTGAACTTGATGCTGTAAATGAACGTGGTGAATTAGAGGAATGGAATGTGCCAACTATCTTCGTTCCTATGAATGCTACAAAGTTCACTGTAATCAATACAGTACTGGATAAAGATAACGAAGACGTTAAAAACAATATGGCTAGTATCGCTAAATATGCTAGTATCAATTCTAAAAATGGTACATTATTCCATATTGCAGTAAATGACACTTCTGTGGCTATGAATGAATTCTTACGTAAAGAATCCACTCGTTTAGCTAAATTAGAGTTATTAGTATTCAACTACGATAAAACTAAAGTATATGATTTTGCTCGTTTCGATTGGAAACCAGTACGTAGATGCTATGTACATACATTATTCAAACACTGGTTTGAATATATTGCGCCAACTGAAGAAGAATTTGAAATCTATACAGCTGATGATGATAAGGTAATCAACGATTTCAAACTAGCAGCTATTCCAAGCTATAAAGGTCAAGATATTGACAATATGTCTAGTGAAATCTACTTGATTAATGTCGAAGATAGTGATAATGTATTTGCTGTTGATGGTGATGTGACTACAGACCGTGTACATGACAGTAAGAACACAATCATCGGTATGTCCACAAATGGTACATGGAAATTCAAACGTGCAGTAGTTGGTAGTGAAGAATTCCCATTATCTATGTATACATCTGATATCAGTAATCCTGTACAAGACTCTGATGATAAGAATATTATTACATTCCGTGCTATTAGCCAAAATATGCAAGGCTTGTATCCATTCTTGAAACTTCAAAAGAACCATGATTACTTGAACTTTGATAATATCAATCTACATGTAATATTATTAGCTACTAACTATGATAACGGTTCTATCAAACCTGATGGTTGGTATCCACACCAATTAGCATTAGAAATGGACTATCGTACTAAATTCTTCCGAGATATGGCAAAAACTGAAGAAATCACAGCCTTTGTTATCGAAGATGAATATAATGATCCTAGCAATGTAATTGAAAAATTTGTAAAATATGTACCTTATAATTATAATATGCACGTTAAGACTGTAACCATTAACAATGGTACTATCATCCCTTACGATTTATTAAATAAAGAAGGTAAATGCTTCACTGAAACTAATGGTGATGATCCTGTAGCTCCAGAGCATCCTATGGAATACATTGTAAATGGTCCTTGTACAGTAGAAGAATGGCAATGGGGTCGTTATTACGATCGCTCTGGTAAAAGCAATGTAATTACTCCAGCTAAAGGCGAATTCAACGCTAAGTATATCCATATCTTAATCGATGAAGATCATGATATGGTTAAGAGTGCTAATGCTTGCCGTTATCGTTTAGCTTTATTCACTAAAGACAAAACTAAACGTTATAACTACACAACTAAAGCATGGGAAGAAGTTGGCTCTTACACTGGAGATACTGCTACATTTGCAGAACTATTCCCAGAAGAGTTTGCTAAGTTAGCTAACGTAGTAGAATTATAATAGGTACATCTAAGGGGAGAATCAAATGGAATATTCAGCTAAACTAAAAAATCTTTCGGCGGCAGAAAGAATCTTATATATTCATGACTTGACTAAAGATGGGGTCGCTCTAGACCTCATCTTAGAGTCTATTATTGCTGATGATGATTTAGCATTATACAAGTTCTATGCTAAACAATACTTAGATATGCTAGATGGTACAGTATTGGGCCTATGTGTTAAACACAAAGCATCTAATATCTTAATCTATCTAGAGTCTTGTAATCAAGCATGGTTCAATATTAAGAATGACTACAATATCACTAGTGTAATGCTTACTGCTATTGATGAATTAGACTATTCTGATATACTTGCTTTCTCTAGTTTAACTGGTATCTTATTCCGAGCGTATAAGCATACTGGTGTTACAAATGCTATCTTGGATTTATATAAAGCATTCATGATTAGATGTATTCAGCATAAGAAATACTTCTTCTTGAATACATTCCATAATCACGTACGTGGTTTATTTGAAGATAAGGTAGGGGACCTTGCTTTAGATAAGCTATTAGATAAACACATGACCAAAGAAGAACTTAAAGACTACAATGAGAATTATAGATTAGATATTTAAAGCTATATAACACTATAATATCATTGCATCTGCGGTGACAGGTCAATGGTAAACCTCGATAAAGCAATTAGCAGAATGAATCCCCATATAGACATTGTCTATATGGGGGTTTTTCTGTATTATTATTTAGCATTGTTTTTAGCTACATATAAGGTTACACCAATGATAATCTTATTAGCTACTATATTAGTAAATGATTCTTTTCTATATACATAGTGAGCTTTCTCCAAGAATACTGGAGTGGTTCTAGCTATTACATAGTCAGATACATATTTACGCATCTGCTTTTCTACATCTTCTCTGATATAGTTGTCTTCATTGAATGCTAGATTATTAATAACGATGAACTCATTGATGCCCTCTTGAATCATATTATTGATCATAGTATCAACTTCATGTACATCGATCTTAATTCTAGAACGTCTGAATGCCATCTTTTGTTCATGGAAGTATGTAACTCGGTTAATGATTACACTAACCGTAAAGAAGAATGCTATTAAACTAAGGATTAGTATTACCGTAAGACTGATTTCCAAGGTTGTACTCATTGTATCGACTCCAATTCACTAAATGATCACGAACTTCCATCAATCCATTATCTTGAGTGGAACCGACTTGAATAGCTTCATCTAAGTAGCGTATAACTTTATTGGCAATCTCAATAGTGATACCATATTTATACTCTTCTAAGAAAGCTCCCCAGTTACCAAAACACATATCTGGATGGATGAAGAAATTGTTTGTATTATGATATAGTTGGTGAGCTGTTAAATTTAACATTACAAGCATTACCTTATGCTCATGATGAACTTTACGTAAATGCTGTACTAAGTCAAATGATGTAATATACCCTGTAGTATTAATGATATGCTCAGTAATAATAAAAGCAATATCAAAGATAGTTAGCATATTATGATGCATCTCAATAGTAGCCATATCCATAGTGATATTATTATTGATCTGACATCTATCCATACCTAGATTCATTAAAAAGAACTTATAGTTCTTATAAGCTCTAGATGCTCTAAATCTAGATACAGCATTCTTTACAAAACTTGTATATCTATCGATATCCATTAGAGAATATTTGGTTTGATAGAACTCCAATTGATATGGTACAAAAGGAGATTTTATAACTGGATTATTTGGACTCACTATAATACTTAAGTCCGGAAATGGTTGACTCATATTCTAAACACTCCTGTTGTTATTTAAATAGGTATGATTAACTTGATGTTGGGCTAAATAGGCTATTATGGTCAGTACATAGTAGTAATCGAATAATTCCATTCCGAAGGGAGGAACTACAAAGAATGAGACTTTCTCATATTACTAAAGCAATCTCACCTGAACCATTTGTAGATAATACTGTATATTACAGTAAGATTCTAGCATTAGGTGCAGTAGTAAAAGATAAAGATCTAGCAGATTCTATGGAATCTGAAGCATCTATGTATTATGCTGACCTATATATCCAGTCCATCGAAGGTAAAGCCCCATATGATGCTTATGAATATAATGATATTATCTTATCTCGATGTGAAATTGGTCGAGAAGACTGGATGAGAATTAAGAAAGATCCACGTCTTATTCCATTAAAGAAACGTGAGCTGTGTCGTAAAGTTGCAGCTGAATATTTTGTAAATCATTATGTAGAATACAATGAGTACTATAGAATGATTATGGGTAAACCACCATTAGGTTTACCATTTTTATATGTCGATGAAGACTTACGTAAAGATAATATTGGTGTAGACTTTACTAAGCCTATGCATGATATGTCAGAATTTGAATTGAATATCTTAGAAGAAGAGGGTATCATGGAAGATATCCGTACAAGATATAATGGTCCTAGATATGCTTATCTAAACTATATCGCTTCTGGTATTACTGCTTATGCTGCACGTAAAGCAGATAACTTTGAGTTATTATATTTACCACGTATTGACCAACAAGTTTTATCTGATAAATTTAAGAATCGTTATATAGTAAACCGTGGATATACTATGGCTACAGTATACTCTGAAGCCTATAGGTTCGATAGTGATTACTATACTAACTTCATCACTATCTTTATTCTATTACAAACTATGATTGATTTGATTGCTGAGACTGGTGAGCATATTATCAAACTAGATGTATTAGACGAAAGATGTATTCGCTATATCTTTGAATGGCATGATGTACCATACTATGATGAGATTCCTCTAAAATATCAAATAGCTATGGTTAAGAATCTTAATAAGCTATTAAAATATAAATCCACTCCGACTTGTATGGTAGATATCTGCTCTCTATTTGGATTTGATGATATTAGAATCTTCAAATACTATCTCCTTAAAGATAGAAAGTCTGATCCTGATACTGGTGACTATGTATTTAACTATAAATACAAAACCTATCTAGATACCGAAGAGGTTATGGACACTTCTACAAGTACTATACCTATAACGGATAAGAATAATATTCCTATCCCTTACCCAAATAATGATACAGAGTTCTTAGATAAGGGTAATCGTATTCATCTATATGCTGATGACTTATTGATTCCGCCATCTGAGTATAATGTAATTGATAATAAGATTGTCTTCGAGAACGAGCATTATCTTGATGGTAAGACTACACTTAAGTTTGACTTCTTAAGTAATAAGACTCCTGATATTCCTGCTAATATCAATGACTATACTATTAAAACTGAGTCTAAGTTTATCACCATTGTAGACAATACTACAAGAGAAGTTCCTATTGAGTTCCCTGTAGATAAAGATACTTACTTTGAAAAGGGATTTGGTTTAAGATTGTCTGTTGGTTCTACATTCATAGACCCTACACGGTACAGATTTAATGATGATTTCACTAAGATTATCTTTACTGATGATATTGATTGGAATATTAATGATACTAATGCTAATAGAGAACTTATAGCGTTATTTATCTATTCTGATAGATATAAGTTTAGGTTCAAGACTATTCAAACTAAAGCACCTACTACGTCTAATACTATCTTAACCGAAGTACCAGAAGATATAGACTATGTAGATCATGGTGTATACTTTGCTGATACAGCATCAGTATATCTTCAAAAGGATAGATACTTCTCTACTATGACTGCTGATAATAAACTTAATATTACTAATATAGATAGTGATGATAAGTTTATCAAAGATCGTATAGTCAATACTAACTTTGTGTATTCTAATACTAAGCATGTGGCTCTACAGACTTCTACTCAAACTATTACTGTATCTACACCTGGTGAAACTAAATATGAATTAGAATTCCCATTCCCTAAGTATATGGATAGTAATAATGTAATAGAAGTATATGTAAATGGAGACCCATTAGCTTTCACTGAATATACTATTCTTAAAAATACTCTCCATATCAATAAACAAAACTTATTGATGCGTAAGGGCATTACTATTGAAGTAATATATACATATCCGGAAGACCAAGTTGTAACTAATAAGAAAGTTAAGACTATAGCTGTAGATAATAATAAGCAAAGTATCTTAAATCTTGAGTATCCATATGATGGATATATTGCTAAGAAGAATAAGATTATTCTCTTAGTTAATGGTAGACGTCTAGAAGAATCCAGATTTAGATATACTAATACTGGTATTGATATTACTGATACTAAGTTCTTATTGAATATAGCTGATAATGTCGTATGCTACTACTATGACTATCCTGAGAATGAATTTGCTATTAACGTTGAAGACCAATTCGTTACTACACCTATCGAGGGCACTAATAAATTCCAAATAGTATTCCCGTTCTTTAACTATATCAAATCTAATAATGGCTTATTTGTAACTATTGGTAGTACACTAGTATCTCCAGAACGATATAAGATTAAGGGTGATATCCTTGAGTTTACTGATGGTACAGTTATAGACAGTACTCGTGGTTTCAATATTACATTCGTCTATAATACTATCTTCAGGAAATACAATAAGTATATTAAGTCTGAAATGGTTATGGCTGACATAGCTGATGATGCTACAGGTATTACTATTCCATTCCCATTTGATGGATATTTGGAATCTCCTAATAATAACCGTATGATGATGGTTATGGATGATGGATATGTATTAGTTAAGAATGACTATGAAATCATTAATGGTAAACTATTCTTAACTGATAAAGCTAAAACCGAAAGACACGGTAGCAAGATTAAGTTTATCTTTAACTATATCAATGCTAAGATTAATAAGAAACTAGTTGAAGACAATGAAAAGAACTATGACTTGAAGTTCGTTAAGATTCCTTTGACTGAGTCTGGTGATAAGTATATCAAAGACAGAAATAAACACATCCCATATGATAAGATGACTGATGGTGATGGTTTATGGACTGGTGAGATGGATAAAGATGAAGTGTACAAAGAGATTCTTGATAAAGAGTTTAACTATGTGCGTACTAAATACATTACCATCGACTCTGTAATGTCTATGACTAAGATTGCATTTGATATGCCATACTTCTTTAACTTATTATTCGATAAAGTTAAACTAGAAGATAGACTTATGCTTCAAGTACCATCTATTCGTGAGTTTAAGATGTTTAGACTTAGTGATATTATGTGTACACTATTCTCTCTAATGTATGAATACTATAACCTTGAAGATGATATCATGCAAGATCCTGAAAAGATTATGTATATCATGGGCTTTAACTTTGAAGCTGATCTTGGTGTATTACAAAAGATGCTTCGTGGTCCTAGATATTATAAAGACTTAGATTATACTGGTGCTGATAAGTTTGAAACTTATAAGTCTCCATTATCTTCACCTAAACAACTATTCAAGATCTTCAATAATAACCTAGCATTACGTGATGAACTTCTTAAGCATATGAGAGAAGCTAATAACTATCGTGAGTATAATGCTTATAAGAAAACTTATGAAGCCTTGATGCAAATCAAATATAATAATGACTTCTTTAAGATGCCATTTACCACAGATAAGGGTAAAGAGCCTAATAAATCTTACTATAATTTCTTGACTTATAGAGACAAAGACTTATCTGGTCTTATTGATAGCATCCGTAATATAGGTGATCTTACAGAAAAAAGAAAACGTATCATCAATACTTGTATTGACATCACTAAATACGTAGAAAGATACTTTAATAGTAATGAATACCAATACTTATTTAACTCATTCCCAGGTGTTGGTCTAGACTTTATCAAACAATACGTAGCTAAGGTTATAGACTTCTTCAAATCCTATAAGATTGAGGTTATGGGTATTAATACTATCTATAAATTTGATAGTAAACTATTTGAGACTATTAGAGCTATTGATGATATCTGGTATATCTGTAAAATCAAAGACGAAGATACTATTGATATAGTAGATGGTATAGTTGATGTACATATTAAGTCTCTTATCAAAGATGAAGTTCATTTCTGTGATAAGATCTACTTACGTAACTGGTGGTATAAAACTCTTATTCTTGCAGATATGTATGATATTCTCCCTAAGGATGTAATTAAGTACGTTGTATTGAAACCATTGATTGATAAGATTAATGGTTTAGATGGTATCCATGATAAGATCAATCTAGATATTAGATTGCTATTGGATGACCATATCAACTCTCTATCTATTCTAGATGGTATCAAGAGTAAGACACACTTCAAAGTTACTGATAAAGCTAGAGCTAATGACCATATGTGGCTTAACCCGTTCTATAAAGCCTAGTTTAACATAGTTATAAAGTTTAAGCTTAAATAACGATAAATATATTTATGGAGGTCGACATGTCCAATACGAAAGAACTCATTTTTAACGAGTTTAACGGTACTGAAGAGAAAGCTTCTATTCACTCTCATGCATACCGTGATACTGATATTGTAATTAAAGCCTTGGGTACTGATAAAGTATTATTCCGTGGCAAAAATAAAATTGTTTTACCTGGTGCTGAATTCACAGCTCGAGCACATTTCGGATTTGCACCAACTACTGAAATCACTCCTTCTTATAATACTGAACTTGGTTTGGAAAACAGTGTATTCGAAGTTCCAGCAGAAGCAGAAAAAGTTATGCTATTCTGTGTCGGTACTGATGGTTGTGGTCGTGAAAACTCTCAAGTACGTGAAGTTAACTATGCTAAATGGATTACTCCTGAAGCATTAGTTCCTTTCCGTTATCCATTAGTAACTGAAGATATCAGTGATGCTAAGAAAATGACTTATCATGGTCGTAAAGTAATTGGCAACCGTGTTGCTTATTACTTTAAAACATTCGAAACTGAACCTGTATTGATTCGTCGTTTCGAAGATGGTACTCCTATTGATGCTAAGATCTACAATACTAATAAAAACTTAGATGTAGAAACTATTGTAGAAATCCATCTTAAAATCACTGAAGATGAATGTCGTGAATTCTTCGTTAATACTGTAGGTCTTAATGAAGCACGTATTAATACTATCTCCTTATGTTATGCTTGGCGTAAAGAAATCGATGGTGTAATGCACTATCAAGATATCCGTCCTTTGACTAAATTGAACTTCCCTAATGAACAGTTAATCGAACTCAACAAAGGTATCGATATCACTTACCAAATTTATTATTAATAACTAGTATAACAGAGAAAGTAATAGAAGAATGGAGACCCATCCAACAATCTTCTATTCTACTCTCACTCATAGGATTAATCCATCCTATAACTCTTTTAAGATTAGTTTACCTCATACAATTAACTAATCACCCCCCATTACCACTGGATGTAGCCTTTCTCTCTACATCCAGGGGTAAATCCCTAAAAAATAAAACATGGGTATGTGAGTGAACACATACCCATGATTATATATTCACCCAAAATCTATGGTTCTAGATTTTGAATGAATTTTAGGCACTCATCGTACTCACTATGGGAATAGTTTTTTGAATTACCATTCTCATAGTTGTGCACGATGGATAAAGCCAATCTTACCTTGAGAGCAAAATTGGCTTTATACCCAGCATTTAGGTTGAAGAACCTTGCTTGAGCACCAGTCATAGGAGTCACCTCCTTATGGCTTGTAGGATATGTTCCTACAAGTGTATGGTTATATTTAGATACAGCTACTCAGAATAGCTGTATCTACCATACACAGTTATAGTATATAACTATAATCATGAACTCTTACATAAAAAAAAAAACAAAATACCCATATAGGCAATGCCTATATGGGGATTTCTTTTGTCTTATAATGTATCTTGAAGAAGTAAAGAGTGAAACTCTCTTAAGATTCTTTCATTGAACGAGATATCAATTGCATTCTTATACTGCTCAGATACATAGTCTAGATTAAACTGACTACAGCTAGTTCTAAACTCATACTGAGAGAATATATTGAATGGTCTATAATATCCTATATCCAATTTACGTTCGATATAATCATTATATAGTCCATGGAGCTGTTTAATAGCATTACGCTTATCTCTCTTATAGACATTGATTATATTATCAAAAGACTTCAATAGATACGGGATGTGTAAATCCACAACTCTATTAGGCATACCCTTAACTTCGAAATATGTCATAAGCATATCTCTTGTAAAGAAGATACTCATATTATTTAGCTCTAAATAATCATAGTATACTGACTTTGCCTTGAAAGTTATACCATCAAGTTCAGGGTACAATATACTAGGATTTATGATAAATAACGCATCGTTACGTATCTCCAGTAGGGATACTAAGGGAACTTCATTTTTCTCGAGAAAGGCTAACTTAGCCTTCTTAATCCCCTCAGTTAAGGTAGAACTGAGATGGTTGTCTCTTATGAAATTCCCCATAAAGTATTGTCTATGGTATCTATCCATATGATAAACCATATCATATGTCATATCATCAATCTTTCCATATTTGTATAGAATATTAAGATTGGCTTTCTCAATATCGTACTCCACGATATTACTATCGATTACCATCCTTATATCAGATACATAGTCTCGTCTGGCTAATACGTTATCATATAAGCTCATTAGTAAACATACTCCTTGCTTGTACACCATATGTAGATGGCATACCTCTTAGAGGTTTATGCTCTGCTATTTGCTGTAATATTTGAGCGTATAGTCCAGATGATTGATTGATGCTTGGGAAGTCTAAGTCTTCTGCTGAATTGAAATAGTCATAGTCCAATAGCAACTTTTGGTCAGTTACATCTCGGATATAGATTGGTTCAATACCCCATTCTTCTTTAAAGAAGTCACCTATTACTTCAGCGATATTGTATAACCAATCGTTATACATATCTAAAGATATAATAGCTGTGTTATTATTGATGACACATGTAGCAATTTCAAATAGCTCTTTAAAAGCCTTTTGAGATTGGTTCATTACACTGTCACCAAACATGTGATCATACTCTTTTGTAGCTGGATCATAGTTACGTAATGCATATATAATCTCAGCTACACCTTCAAGAGATTCTAGACTTTTAATATGGATATCTTCTTTAAGCTTAAAGAGATCTTCATACAATCTAGACGTAATAACGTCTGTAAAGATTAGTTTCATAATTAACTCCTTACAAACATAGATGGTCTTGCTCCACGTAGAGATGCTTCATATGTGGCTTTAGCAATACGGTCAGCATCTTCAAGAGATAAGCTATTGCCATATCTAGCCATAAGCATTGGTTGTTGGTTATACAAGACGTTTTGAATGAATGCTTGAGATGCTTGGGCTCTATTGAATAAAGCAATAAAGTTCTCATAGGAAATATTATTGCTTTGCTGTAGCCAAATCAATGCATCAAAACCAGCACCCATATCTGGGTAAATAGCATAAGCATCGTCAGAGTAACCCAAGTTCATATTCTCAATCGGAACTTTACTTTGGAGTTTCTCTTGGAAGAATGCCATTAATACTTCAGGGATTAGATTGAAACTATCCCATTCATCTTTAGGGAAGTATAGTAATACTTGTTTCCCTGTAAGTAATCCTGTAGCTACAAGCAATGCACTGTTCAAAACGACAGTGTTATTAGATTGCAAGTAAGCCATATATTGGTCTCGAAATACTTGGTCTGCTACATTACCTTTGTAACGTTCTTGTGCATCTAAGTATTCTGCTACCAATTCAAATGGTGGAAGGTAGGCTGGGATTGTAATAATCCCGCCACCATCCATAGGTTCATCTGTAATTGCAATAACCCTCGAAGGTCTTCCACTAGCCAATAAGTTATCTACCATGATAGTAGAGTTAGTTATGATGAAAGGGCTTGGAGCCTGTGGTGCATAATTCATTTAAACCTCCTGACTAGAAGTTTGCATCAAACTTCTTATTACCATATTTAACTTTCTTATGCTTAGTAGCTTTATTAGTTACACGAGATTCTTGAACTTCAGCTTCACGTTCAATACGTACAGCTTCGATGTCTTTGATTAGACGTTCAATGTCTTCACCAACTACACCATATAGTTTAGAAGAGTTTACACGTACAGTATACATTACTGGACCATCTAATTCTTTAAAGCCATCTTTTTCAAGATCGATACATAAGAAGTCAGGTAAGATCTCTGTAAGTAACATTGGTTTGTTTTCTTCACTCTTACCTTTGATTTGAGATAGTGTTTTGACAATGTCTTTCAACTCATGATCTTCATAAGTTTCAATCTCACTCATAAAGTCATTGATTCGGTCTTGTAATACTTCTTTGAAATAACGGATGTCTGTCATGTTCATAAGCATTTTATCATTCATTGTTTCTTCATTCTCCTTGTTTTCAACCTCTTTAGGCTGTTCTACCTTAGTGTTTTCTTCTTGTTTAGTTTCTACAACTTCAGGTTTAGACTCAGTTTCTATTGGTTCAGTGAAGTCATAGATCTTACCATTTGTAAGGTCAACTACATTTGAAGGTTTACCATCATGAGTAATCAATTTGATTGGTTTCTCAATAACTGGTTCTTCTTTCTTTTCTTCTGGTCTAATTACTTTTACACCATCAGCTGTAACAATGATGCGTACCTTAGCATCATTCTTTTTCTTTTCTTCTTCGGCTTTACGAGCTTCACGTTCTTCTCTTTCTTTGAGAAGTTGTTTTAAGTATTCGTCATTATGCTCTCTAACCTTATCAGTCTCAGTTTTCATATCATCAATAGCTTGACGATAGTCATTAAGAACTACTTCATGTGGAGCTACGAATTCTTCTTTATTCTCGTTTATTTGATTAGTAAAACCCTCTTCTGTGCTGAATACTGTTTTACCGCCTACTTTAATTACACATTTGATTCCCATGTCGATCCCCCTTGATGGAACATAAACGGACAATTTCTCTTTGCCCTTATATTGCTTAGCTTTACCTATACCACCACACTTCTTACACATAATCTTATTATATCCAGGAGTGTAGCCTAGCTCACCACCACATACTGCAGTGCTATGCCAGTCTATAGGTTTACGACAATATGCCGTATCTTTATCTAGAATATACATATCAGCATAGTCTAGTAATACAGGACCAAAGCCTTTGCGAACTCCCCAGTTCTTAAAAGCCTCAGTCCCAAAGTCATCAATAACAAATCTCTTAGTTATAGCACGCATGATATCAAAGATATCTTCACGTACAGACCACAATTGGTTTAAGTTCTCTATAGGAACTACACGTTCGAAAGTGCCTATAACACCATCATCCGTGGTATCAAAGCACTTACATACGAATGGTTTAAGATATTTCTGGTTAACAATCTCATTCGGATTATTAGTTCGTCCAGCAATATCTAAACCAATCTTAACTACGAAAGAATCATCAAACTGTGGTTGGAATACTACACGGTTAGTACCAGCATGAGCTAAGATATAACCTAGTGGGTTTAGTATACCTGCTAAGATTCTAAACTTATCCTTGAAGAACTTAATCTTAGGATTGGTTACAGTCATCTTGATAGACTTGATTGTTTCTGCATCGAATAGATCTTCAACCATAGGACCTTGTAGATCATCGAAAGCTCTTTCTAATGGCACAGTATAAGCTAATGACTTATACATTGCTTCTAGATGTATCTTTCTTACGTCTATATTACTATTGGTCAGGTTGAGTCTCACATCATCAGCTAATGTGCTTGCTACGATCATATGTGCCTCCTAGTTCTGGAGATAAATATGCTTTGATTGCATCGTTAGCTTGCATATTCAGTTCAACTTGATACTTAGCAATAGAATCCATAGATTTACCATTGTAAGTATCAAACTCTGGATCTTTTAGACAAGACCCTTCTGGTAAGTTTTGTCCGACAGCTTGGAATTGTTCTAGGATAGAATTCTCGAAGTTGACTCTATCTTTATTATAGTCATAGCCAGCTAGCTTACCAGTTTCTTCTAAGTAGACATAATTATCCATCATGTCTTTGAATTGTTCATCATTCTCATATTCTTCAAGTAAGTCAGATACTTGACCGATACGAGTCTTGTGTTTATAACTACTTAATGCTTCTTGGAATGGTGCACGTTTATAATAGCCAGCATTCTCAGATAGATCTTTAGGTCTACGATGAGCTTTCTCAATCATCTCTGCTCTAGCTACACAGGCTTCGAAATTCTTATTGTCGATTTCTTTATCACCAGTTGCTTTGTAGTTACTGAATGCTGTAGCCCATGGATAGAAGTTCGTAGGAACCATAATAGGTTGACCGTTTCTTCCTTGGAATGCAGACCATTCAGGTGCTGGACGTACAGGAATAACCGCATCACGGAAACGTTGGTTCTTCATACGCCAGTTATAAAGTCTTAACTCTTTCTCATCGAAATCAATACGACGTTTTTGAGTTAGCATATCCCAATCAGGATATTCCCAATCTTCCATCTTACGAAGCTTCTTGGAAGTTTCTGTTTGAAGTCTTGGGTCATAAATGTATTGATAGATTAAACCATATGGGTCTAACTCATCATATACTTTAGATGCAGTATCTTTATCAACTTGGTTTGTTACCATATAAGAAGATACCCACATACCTTTCCACCAAGCCATTTTATCTTCGTGGAACTTACGAGCATTTTCGTGTTTAGCTTCATACTCTTCTTTAGCGAATCGTGCAGATTCCTTGTTGAAGAGGTGCGCTTCTGCTGGAGTCAATACACTAGTATTAGGAATGAAATGGCTAAGCATATCATTTTGCTGTACTTGTGCTTTAACTTCATCCATAGGGAATGTCCAGCCTAGTCTATTACCTCGTGCTTGCCAAGATCTACGCAATGCACGTCTTTCATACTCCTCTCTACGTTGATTGTATTGATCAATCAAATAGTTAGCATATAGTAAGTTTTGTTCATCACACCATGCTGGATCTTCAGGTCTTGGTGTAGGTAACTCTGCTTGCATCTTAGCAATACCACGGTCACAAGAGTTGATGCTTTCCATCAATAGATTATAAGTATCTTGGTCATATCTTGCGCTGTTTACTTGCTTAACGTAGATGCCACGTTTATCTACTAGTAACTGTAACTTATCAAACAAAGCTTGTTTGTTTTGTTCCCAGTTATAGCGTTTAAGCCATTCATTATATCTTGCTTTATAATCATTGATTTCTTTAACTTTAGAGTCACGATGCTCTGGAGTTAGACCAGGATTATTAAGCATTTCAGCGATAGCTTTATCACTAGGTGGAGCTTCCATATAGCCTACATTATATACAGGAACATAGAATTTATCCACTAGGATATTAAGACTACTGGAGTCTTTAGGTGTTACCATAACTTGCCAGTTAGGGTTTACAGGATAACCTGCTAATGGATGATTACCAACAGTAGTCATCAATTCCCAGTTACGACGTTGATCTTCATAAGCTAGCATTCTAGCATCAGCCATTTGGGTATGATATTGCATAGCCAATTGTTGTTGAGATGCAGATGTAGTATTAGATGTGATATTAGGTAACCCAGCACCATGGAAGTATGTACGATGTGGACTACTAATAATACGTTGATTTCTAGGTAGTTGTGGGAAGACACCCTCTGTAGGGTCTTGACCACGGGATAGTAATAAGTCTTCGTATAACTCTAATACGAATTCTTGTTCCAAATCAGCACGATCTGGATATGCATTTAAGAATGATAGTACGTCTTCATATGTATTCTCTGGTTTCCATGGTACATCATGAGGCACACCACAAATCATATCATTAAGACGGTTAATATAAGCATTACGGATATGGATATCGTTTTCAATCTCTTCTGGACGATTAGCGAATCCTAACCATTTCTTAGCATCATATACATCACTCAAACGATCTATTGGATCTTCAGTAACTGGTACTGGATTCTCTTTAAGATCATTATAGACTTTATCAGTCATCTCTTGAGCTACTTGCTCAAGCATAGCATCAAAATCAACTTCACCAGAATTAATTAGAGTCTGAATATCCTTGTATCCTTTCTCATGTGCTAACTGTTGAAGTCTATTGATTAGTACTGGTGTAGAAGCTATAGCTTCAGCTCGAGCTGCTTCTTGCCATGTCATTTGTGTAGGAGTCTTTAAAGACTCTACAGATACACCACGTCTATCTGCAATTTCTTTTAGCTTTTTATCAGTACTGAAATTGCCTCGTGGTCTATGCCAACCACTTACGTCTGGTTGCATTCTACTAGCAGTTGGTGGAATAAAAGTATTCATACCACTCATCGGTGGTTGATTATTAAATCCGTAGTCCAAAGGAACTGCTGTTTCGAAATCAAACTTAGGTGCATTACCCATAGCCATGTTTTGAGACATAGCACCCATCATAGGTTGTGGTTGTTGGTATTGCATCATTTGTTGAGCCATCATAGCATCTTGTTGTGCTTGAGCCTCATAGATTTTATAGAGAGGTACAGCATCTTGGAAATCGAAATGTACATTAGGGTTAATACCTCTATCTAGCATTTCTCTAGTAGCTATACCTTGGTTAACCATTTGAGCCATATCAGCCCAAGACATTCTTCCTTGAGGTTGTTGGGCTGGTTGTGGTTGAACCATTTGTGGTTGTTGCCATTGTTGTTGTACAGGCTGTTGTTGCATACCAGTATTATACCATACACCAGCTGGAACTGTTTGCTGATGCATCATAGGTTGTGGTGTTGGTTGTTGGTACTGCATTTGTTGCTGTACTGGTTGTTGGTGGTGATGACCACATCCACAGTCATGGCTGTGTTGATGTGGAACTTGTTGTCCACCCATCATCTCACCAAGAGATGGAACGTGTTGACCTTGAGCTTGCATTTGAAGCATTTGATTGGTCAACTGATTGAAAGCTTCTGCATTCTGATTAATGAATGCTAGCTCTTCTGGTGTGAAGTTTTGTGGATTAGCCACATTAGCTTTCACCTGTTGTTGCTGTACTGGTTGTTGTACAGGCTTAGGTGGTTCGATAACCACTTCTTCTTCTTTTGCCTCACCTGTTAATGAGATGAACATGGATTGTGTTTTGTATACTTCGCCTTTAAGTGCAGCAAGTTCCTTCTTAAGATCTTCAATCTTGTCTGCATTATCAAAGATGGTTTGAATATACTTTTCACCATGCTTCATTAGTTCTCTATTAGTTGCCTTAATAGATTCAATTTGATTAGTTAGAGCTTCACATTGTAAAGCTGTAGTATCTACAACTGGTGTAGGTACTTGTACAGGTTGAACTTGTTGTGCTACCTGTTGTTGTCTGTTGCGGGCCCGTAAGCCATCGAAATACATTTTAGTTTCTCCTTCTTTTCTATCTTGAAACACATGAGGATTACCCTCTAAACTAGAAATAGATATGAACTGTTCACCCATTCCAGGCAAGGCTTCATACTCTTCTCTTGTGATAGTTTGTACTCCCATCTGTCCATGGGGCATATAACTATCAATACTGAACTTATCCATAGACTTTCTCCTTTCTTAATGGAAATAAAAACATCAGCCAAAAGAATAGCTGTTCAATATCACAGCTATAATATACATCTATAAATTAAGTTCATCAGTCATTTATGAGGGGGTAGTAAGCACACTGAGCTATAAGTGCCCAGTGTGCTATAAATGTATTAGTCTTCAGTATTATCTTCTAAATAAGTTGCTTCAGGAATGTCATTATCTGGCTCCTCGTTAACAGTTTCTTCTGGTTCTATAGTTTCTTCAACTGATTCTTCATGTGGATTAATAGTATCCATCAAGTATTTCTTAAATAAGTCTACTAATTCTCTGCTATCTAGGTTATAACGGTTATTGAAGAACATGTCTCCGAATAAGACAACTCCGTTATATGCATATTTTACTCTAGCCATTACACCTTGAACTAGGTCTTCATGTGTTTGTACTTTATCTGTACTAGCTAATAGCTCAGTCATAGCTTTCTTAATAAAGTTAGGGTCAGTTAAAGCCATTGGGTTAGGTTCAGGTTGAGTCTTCATAACGATATTGGTTACATTAGCTGCATCCATAATCAATATACGGAATCTACCCTCAGTATATACGTATACTACAAGCTTATCATTAACCACTTCAAAGTATGGTGAAGTAACTTCGATGTATTCATCGAATACAGTATTGATAGATAGCTCTAATAATGTACTGAATTGCTTATTAACTTCAGCGATAGTCAAGTCAGTTACAAATAAGTATTGTAATTGATCTGCGATAACTAAGTTAGTTCTACCATCTTCACCATGATAAGCGAAGAACTCGCTCTTATTATTCTTGTAGTCTTCGATAGCTTCTTCAGTAGTTGTACCCATACCACTGAAATCATTCTTTAAAATAAACTCTAATTTTAACTCTTCCATTTTGTTTACCTCCATAGTCAATCAACTATTGTTTCATATATGTGAGCTATGAAGTAAAAAGTTACCCATATAGGTCATTGACCTATATGGGGTTCTTCTTAGTAGTATACGTGATATAAAACGAATAAGTTTACAATAATCATTACAGCCAATAAGATGTATACTGGTGTAAGACTAATGCTAGGTTGGATGAACTCTTCAGGTTTGATTGGTTCAGCTGTAGCGAATAACTCTTTAAGTTGTTCAGCTTTATCTTCCAAGTTAGCTTTTACATTGCTATCATATTTATCAATATGATCAACCAAAGTAGCAGATAATGTATCTACTTTAGTGCTAACTTCAGCTTCAGTTTCTACGAAAGAATCAAGTTTAGCTGCTTGTTTTTCGATGGATGCTTTATTAGCCGCTTGTTCTTCTTCTAATATAGCCATCTTAGTTTTGATGTCGTTTAGTTCTTCGAGCATTTGCTCTGTATTAGCTACACATTGTATAATATCTTGATTATTCTTAATCATTGTAGCTAATAATTGTTCACGTACTTCAGCAACCGTAAAACGGTCAGTTTGTTTCTTAGTAGTAGCTTCTTTTGCTTTAGCCATATATCTTTCTCTCCTTGTGGTTATTCAAATATATCAGGTAAAACTGGCTCAAATATTATGATTAATATTTATGATAGTGTTTCTCATAGATTCTTATACTTAAAGCTGAATATCTTAGATATACGATTAAAATCAGGATATGGGTATCGTTCAGTTATGATAGGCATATTGGCTTCAATACGTCTACCATATACACCAGTACTATTACTATCGTATAGTAAATGTCTAGTATAATTGTCGATGTAGTTATTAGCCTGATGTAAATCATCAGCTAATTCAAAATAGTCTTTAAAAGATATAAACTCTTGGTTATATCTATTTGAGTTCAAGAAGTTATTATAAGCCTTCTTGATATGCATTAGTTTTCTAGTATCAATATGACCATTAATATGGAAGATTCTAATATTAACCCAATCAGGTATATTAGATATCACTGCTAAGATATGATGGTATAGATTTTGATTGGCTACAGGTGTACCAGATGAGTTATACATAATACCATTCTCATCCATATGTCTTAACCAACCAGGTAACCAGTCACGAAGAGCACATACACTAATCTTACTATCACTAAAGATATTAAATGTAGTGAATGGGCACATCTGTCTCCCTGTAGTTAGTTGCTCAATATACATAAACGCTAATAGTAGACCATATAACTCCCCATAGTTATTAGTAGTCTTGCGTATATACTGATACGTTGGGTCTAGCATCCAGAATTTACCACATCTATCAAGATATTGCATCTCATCAGAATAGAATAGTGGTAGACATCCTGCTACGACATCATCAAATTGCCTAGTATGGCTTTTCTTATTCACCGAAGCATCAGTGAATAGATTCAGTGTAGTTGAGTTGTAAATATCAAACACTTTTACTTACACCCCCTTGAGTGTGATACAAAAATATCCAGTAAGACCAATAACGGCCTTACTGGATAGTTATTATAAGAATTTATTATTATTTAGATTTAGTGACAATCTTAATACCATTGCTTTGTAAGTTTTCCAATAAACCCACCAATTCAGCGGCTTCTTTAGAGAATGTGTTTTGTTTTGTTGCTTCTTTGATGAATTTAACTTTTGATTCGTCAACTAGAATAGCTTTAGTGAACGTTGCGTCATCAGGCACTAGATTTTTATCGCAGACATTTTTAATAGCTGCTAATGTATCTGCACATTCAGCATTTTCCATGTAACGAACCAAATCATGGGCTTCAATTACAACTAACCGTTCGCCATTGTCTTGAGTATACTCAACGACAGGAATCATAGTAGCATCAAATTTCAATGCAGAGTCTAAAGATTCCACGGCTTCAGTTACTGTAATCGCTTTTGCTTTAATTTCGTCTTCTTGCAAGGTATTAAAATGACCTAAATCATATTGCATAGATAATTCTTGTAATACGTCAAAGTCTTTCATGTTTAATCCTTTCTCTGGATATAAATTCTATATCCAATTAATAACGTGTTCTAGGATTTAAAGTATTAAATATCTCTTGCTTACGTTTCTTCAATAATTCAAGAATGAATTCTTTTCTAGGAAGATCATAAGCACCACTATCGTCGATATACATATACTTAGTTTTCAATAACTCTTGGCTCTTAGCATGATCATATGAAGCAGTAGCTTTCTCAATCTCTTGTAGGTTTTCCAATTGGTCAATTGTAAAGTATGGTTCATACATTTCTACGAATTTCTTATATTCCCCGTAAACATGAGTTGTCGGGATAAATAAGTAGTTATTATGAACCAATTCATGTACTGTCTCTGATAGTGGGATTAAACCAACCATACCATTGTAATGAATCCACATAACTTCTTTAGCGATAGTTTCTTCATCGAACTCTTGTCCTGAAGCTTGCTGTTTACGATATACTACCATACAGATGTCGTATAACGTAATTGGATCATGATGGATATGTATTTTGATACTTGTATTATCTCTATTAGATACGTTTTTATAGAAAGAGCAAGTATCCATATTGAAAGAAAGACGTAAGTATTGAATAAGTTCTCTATATTCAATACTATTACGTACATTCTTCTCAATCTGTTTAATAAATTTATCAAACTCTTTAGGATCATTCAATTCCCAGTCTTGTAAATCATACTGAGGAACGTAATCCATTTTTAAAATAGACTTATCTACGTTAGAAACCTGATTAAGCATATTTGGGTTTCTCACTATAAACCACCTCCTTTTGATGTGAGTTTACAGTGATGTTCCAGGGCTTATAAACGGTCTTTAGGGGATACAGAAGATCTACCATCTGGATAATATATAGTCACATAGTCTTCTGTATCAATTGTAATGATACCTGTCTTAGGATCTACTACAGCATTAGCTGGTAATGGAGATCCATCTGGTAATGTAGTTGGAATCTTAGGACCTGTTGTAGCCGTAGATTCACTAGTAGATGGTGTAGGTGGTACAGGATCTTCTGTATGAGTCTCTTCTGTAGCACCAGGTACAGCAGGAATAGTGTCATCATCTTCACCTGTAGTTGGTGGTAATGCTGGGATTTCATTATCTTCTTCAGCTGTAGGTGGTTTAATAACTTCACCAGAGTTTGTGTTTGGTAATTCTGGTAAATCTAAATCACCTGTTCCTGGTAATGCTGGAATATCATCACTTACACCTGTGGATGTATGATCATCAGATGGTACAGGTGGTAACTCAGGAATATCAGAAGATGTATCTGTATCATCTTTAGGAATAGGAGGTAATGCTGGAATATCTCCATTATTATCTTCATTTGTAGGAACTTCATGTGTAGTTGTATTACCAGGAGTTACTGTAGTATCTGTAGATGTATGGTCATCGGATGGTACAGGTGGTAACTCAGGAATATCATCACCTAAATTATCTGTAGGTGTTACTGTACCCCAATCAAAGTTAGGTGGATCAGCTGGTGCTGGTGTACCTGGTACAGGATCTGGATAAGTAACCTTTTCAACTTCAGCTGGTTTAGCATCTTCAAGAATCTTATCAATATCAGTTAAACGGAAGAATTGGTAATCTCCTTTATAATATTGGTAATGCTCTGTAGCAAAATAGTTACGTACTAAGCCACGTTGGTGGTAATACTTTTCACCTAGTTGACTAGCTACACTTAAATCGGAATCAGTTGCTTCATTAGTTACTGTAGCCAATAAAGCATCATCAATGGATACAAATCCATTGTCCATAGCTAGCTTATTATATTTGGATTTAAGATTGGTCATGAGAATAAGCATAATCTTAGCTCTACGTTCTTTCTCACTTACACCATTCATATCATCCACTGTTGGTGGGATTAATTTAAAACGTCCTTCGGCGTCTAAGCCTTGGATATATCCTACACCAACATCTGCAAATTCAGTAACGTCTAACCAAATAGCATCGTCACCGAAGTTCTTTCTTACTTCATCTAAAGTAAGAGTTGTTTCTGTTAAGAATACGACTTTCTGTTTATAAATCTGTGCGTATTTTCTCATCAGTCTAAATCCTCCAATACTTCTTCTACTTCACTACCATTAGCTAATTTGGCATTATAAATCTCTGTACGTATCTTACTATCTAAATACTTCTCAAAATAGTCTATATTTTCAATATTTTTGTATATATTTTTTAATATAGTCTTCCCAATTGTATCTTTTTTGGTAAGAATAGAACGGTATGATATTGCTAATTCGCAAATATACGATGGTTCCTGTGTATCCCCACTGGAAGATGTTGTAATTTGCTTGTAGATGCAATTTTTAGCTAATGTAGATAGAATTAATAAATCATTTAATCTAATGTCCATTAATCTTATTTGCAGATAGACCATTGAAGGGTCTAATATCCAATCTGTATCTTCTCTACCAACCATATAGTTCTTGGATATATCTTCTATGTCTGGTATATTGAAATATAAGATGTCATCTTCTTCTACCATATCTAAAGTATTTACGTATCCACGTAAACGGATATACTCATATATTCCTTCTATGGTATCTTCTTCTACTACCCCAAAGTATGTGGCTAGTCTATATAAGATGGAGTCTTCATTCTGTATACGTATATCTGTAATGATATCTATATACTCTTTAAGATTCAAAGATATTAAGTTATCCGATATTTGGTATAACTGTAAGTACATCTTCTGCTCTTTGTTTATAGTCTCTCCATCTACAGCGAATAAGAAGTGATAGTTCTCTGCTGATGCTACTGGATATTTCTCTGGTAAGTCTGGAAAGAATAGTAATGATACTGTTTGACTTGTAGTCTCGATATCTTCTGTAATTAATCTATTCTTCTCCTTGGTGGACATTAAGTTCTGTATCTTCTTCAGTATCTTCATCTTGACCAAGTCTTTCTAAGAATACTTTAACGATTTCATTGTTAATATCTTCTTTGGTTCTGTATACAATCTTGGATGTCTCAATATCCATTCGTTGGATATCAATGACTACATCTGTTTCTTTGTTTTCTAAACACTGTGCTTCATCTAATAAAGATCTAGCTAAGATATCATTTGCAATATCTAGCATCTTATATTGACCATCATTAATTTCATCATTACGGTCAGTCTGTTCTTTAGCCCTAGCTTCGATAGTCTCTTTCAATACACTAGTATCTTTGTAATGCATCTTAAAGATTAAGTCTGCTTTAGGTAATAAGAATCCATCTGCTAGTTTCTTAACTGTCTCTTTCATAATGGAGAAATCGATAGACTGTGATTCTTTATACTTGATGGAACTGAGATATCCCTTAGGTTCGATATTTAGTCTAGCCATAACACGTTTAGCTAATTGGTAATAGATATTAGAATAATAGTATCTGTCCATAATGATAATATAGTTATCATTGAAGAATGTACGTACGTTATCTAGTTCTTGTTTACTATTAAACGTAGTGAAGATATCTGTAATGAATAATGCAGACTCTGCTAATGGACTGATTACATACTCGAAGTTATCTTCAGATTTGTATAGCTTACTAGATTTGAAATAGTCTACTAGATTATGGCTAGATGGACTACCATAGTTAGGAAACTGAAACATAACTACTTTGCTTGTAATATTCTCTTCGATATAATCCATTAGTAGATTAGCTTGAGTATTCTTAAAACTTCCATCTACTCCTTCAAAGACAATAATCATTGGCCTATCTAATTCTATTCTATCTAGAATCTCATAATCAAATTGCATAATTAGAATATCCTTTCTTTGTGTAGAAATAATTTTTGCTTATATAATAATTAGTTGCTACAGAGACGAACTAACTAGTTCCAATAGAGAGAATAGTATCTTCTGTTTGGATAGTATAAATTCTAGTTGCTACAGAGACAAACTGTTTATCCCTATAGTTATATAATTTAACTGCGTCAGCATAAAGTAAAAAATAGATCATGATACTACTTAAGATAATTAGATAATGGTGGACTAGGAGAGGAGCAGCCTTAGAAGCTGCGACTCGACGTAAGTCCACCCTTATATAATTTCCTAAGTATTATGATACTCTACAAAATAGAAGTAGATTGTTTATCTCCTGAGTAGAGTATATACACTTTCTTTCTATAGAGAGTTTTATTTTATCTTCTATATAGAAAAATTATCTCAGATAGAATAATATATTCTATCTGAGTTTCTTTGTAATAATTTTATATACAGTAGCTTATTTTATATACTATAGAGGTTTATACTTTTTCTATATTTTGTACTAATTTTATACTACACTTTTTATCTTTTTCAATAAAAAATTTTTAGAAAATACGTAAGTATT